GGTGGGTTGCGCTGTCCGGCTGTGCCGTGTGGCGCGTCCGGGGCGGCGTGTCCGCTTCCCCTTCCGCCTGTATAGCGGCGGGGGTGGGGTGGGTTGCGCTGTCCGGCTGGATATATGACCAAACAGAAAAGGACAGCCCCGCGCGGGGCTGTCCGGCTGATTATTAGGTTATGCATTCGCGGCGGCACGTTCCGCCTTCTTGCGGGCGCGGTACTCGCGATAATATGCGGCGTTGTGCGCGGCCTTGTGCGCGGCCTTGCCCGCCTCTGTCCGGCGGCTGTCCGCGCCCCTATCGTGCGCGGCGGCGGCTGTACGCTCATCGGCGGCGGCTGTGTACTTGTCAGCGTTGAACATAGGAAGCAGGGTTGGCGCGTGTTCGCGGATGTATTCCGCGCACGTCCCGCGCATGATAGCAATATTCCGGCATACTGTGCGGCGGTCGCGTCCGGTTTTGCGGGCGATTGCGTCCACACTATACCCGGCGGCAAGCAAGCGGGCAATTTCACGTTGCACAGGGCGGCACAGGGCAAGGGCGCGGGGCAGGTGTTCGCGGATTGTCTCCACGTTGACGCGCACGGCGGGCGGGCAGTCGGTCAGCGTCCAGCCGTCGCCGCCCTTGATAATGCGGGCAATAGCCGTGCCGATTGCTATCAAGTCGCCGCCGTCCTCCCGAATGTATTCCGTGGACATTTCGCGCACAGTCGCGGCCCGCTGTGCATGTATGGACAGATTCGCGGACAGATAAGCGGCGCGGACGTGTTCGCGGGGCGTTCCTTCCGGGTCAGCCGTCCCGCGCAGGTGTTCGCCCGCATGCTTGCCCTTTTCAAAGGTGTAACCGTTGACGATACCCGCCATGGCGGCGGCGTACATGTCTTGCGCGTCATGTCCGGCAGTTGCAAGGGCGGCAAGGATAGCGGGGGCGGCGGCCTCCCATTCCATGCCCGCAACGTCATAACGCACAGCGGCGGCGTTCACCCGGTCAAGGTCGGCAAGGGCGGCGCGCTGTGTATCCGTCCCGCCGTGTTCGCATGCATGCACAAGCGTTTTCCGCGCAACCATGACGGCGGCGCGAATCATGCCGGGGGCATAGGGCAAGCCGTCCGGGGTCAGCGTTGCGGGGGCAACGCGCACAGCGGCGGCAAGGGCGGCACGTCCGGCGGCGTTGACACGTTCGCGGACATGGTCAGCGGGGGCGGCGGTCAGCGTGTCCAGCATGGCGGCGTGTACGTCACGCATAGCGGCGGGGTCAGCCTTGACGGCGGCGCGGATAGCGGCGCGGCGTACAGCCCGCATAGCGGCGGCGTGTCCCCCATTGGCAAGGGCGGCGGCGTACAGGTCAGCGGCGGGCAGGGTAACAGAGGCGCGGGCGGTGTTGGCATTGTACAGCATGGGTGTTCCTTCCTCCCCACATGGGCGGGGATACCGGGTATTATGTCAGCCCCCGGCGGCTGTATTCATCCCCGGTTTGCATACCGGGTATACCCTGTATATTCGACATACACCCGCCGTTTTCCTGCTTGTCCCTGCAAAAATTTGTCTTAAATTTTCGCATAAAATGCAGGAATGCCCCTGCAATCCTGCAAAATCGCCAGGATGAACCACAGCGGCCACAAATGCCCTAAAAAGCCCCCTGTAAGCTCTTGCAGGCATGTCCGGCTGTATCTGTCGGCCGTCCTGCAAAACGGCTGTAAAGGGCCTTGCAGGCCGTCCCAGGGTACAACATACGCGCCATTGTAACGACTTGCATTTTTCAATGAAGGGAAACGGTCTGCCGCATGTGTCCAGCGCGGAAATGGTGAAGGGACACGGATAACGCCTGTGCGGTTTTTCAATATCTGCTGTGATGGTTCGCAGCTGACAAGGTGAAAGGGAAGGAAAGAGGGGGAGAAGGGGGAAAAGAGGGGGAAAACGGCTGACAGGTTTTTGAATAACCGTTGATAGGGTGTATATATACGCATGGTTGCAGCCGTCGCCCCTGCCCACGTTCGCCCCTTGTCTATGCCCCTGCCGCCGTCCGTCCGTCCATGTGTCCCCCTGCCGCCGTCCGTCTATGTGGTATTTTGCCCCTATGCCACAAAGGGGGGTGTTTTCCATATTTTGACGCCCCCTGCCACGCGCCACGAGCCGGGAGTTGTTCACTCTCCCACACCCACTTCCCTCACCTCCCTCCCTGGCGTTCTCTTCCATCTTCTCATATTTTGCTCATTATTTGTCTCAACAAATTTTGATTACTCCCCTTTAATTTGCAAGTTTGGTTATGAAGCTTGCATTTTCCGAATTAGCAAAATGCAGATTTATACCCCATTTCATCCTGGCTATTATCCATTTTCTACATTAAGAGTGTAATAATTATTTAACTTTTACATTGATTTACATGGTGTTTTGTGATATAATTCATAGTGTCAAAACCAACCGTTTTCCCGATTGCCAAGGAGGTACTTATGGCAGAGATCATCCAAGTAGACTTTACGACAGGCCGGCGGATGGCCACCACGGAAACCCCCAGCATGGGTATGCCTATCAGGCGTACTCTCTCTGCTGAGCAGCTCTCTCCCGCAGAGTCCTGTGTCCAGAGCGAACTGGCTGAAGACCATGCTGCTGATCCCATCAAGAACGTAGAGGACATCGAACGCCTCTCTCAGCACCTGATTTCTCAGAACCGCTACCGCGACAACATGCTCTTCATCGTGGGCATTAACCTCGGCCTTCGCGTTTCCGATCTGGTCACTCTCCGGTTCTCAGATCTGATCGATGAGAGCTACGCCTTCAAGACTACCTTCCCGGTTCTGGAGAAGAAAACGAAGAACACCCGTAAGGCAAAGCGTAACCGCTACCTGACGATCAATGAGGCAATTATGGATGCGGTAGAACTCTACCTGAGTCACCACCCGGCGAAACTCGATGACTATATGTTCAAGAGTGAGAGCAACCGAGGTGGTAACCAGAACAGGCCACTGGCGACCTACTCAGTGGAACGCATCCTGAAGAAGGCTGCCTCCGAGATCGGGCTCGAATGCCATGTGGCTACGCACACGCTCCGTAAGACCTTCGGCTATCACCAGATGGCGATGGGAGGGAACGACCCCCGCAGGCTTCTGCTCCTGCAAAAGATCTTCGGTCACTCTTCTGTAGCGCAGACTCTCGAATACATCGGAATCACCGATGAGGAAATCGAGGATGCGTACAGGGGATTGAACCTCGGTAGCAAGAAGTGCTACTCCAAGTTCTCCGCTATCCGAGAGATCGGTTAAGAGAAGTATGCACCTTGAAAACTTCAGAGATATTATGGAAGGAAGTTACCCCCAGAGCAACCAACGCGAGGACGCCTGACAGATGACCAGTAAGGTCAGGCCGAGCGTGGGCTATGCGAGTAGCGGAATTCCGAGAACGCGAAGCACCTTTTACTACACTGGTCACTTGGATAAAGCCAATCCGGTCTGGATGGTATGGATCTGTGGACGATCGGAGGGCTGTCAAGTAGCAACGGAGTTAGAGTGTTAGGTCTATTTTCACATTTGAAATAAAGGGTGTGTGTATTATAAGGCCCCTTTCCTACACCCCTTGATTTTACTGGGTTTGCAGACTTGAAAATCCAATTTTAGCACCAAAAATATGCGACTTGGTGCTAAATCCAGTTTTACTAAACAGACTAACACTTATACTAAACTTTCAACTAGGTTTAAGGGGGTATCATTATTATCAGGGTTTGCGATGCCATTATGGGCACCGGCAAGAGTCAAAGCGCAATCGCTTATATGAATGCGCACCCCAATGATAGGTTTATCTATATTTCTCCTTTTCAATCTGAGGCGAACCGCATTGCGACTAACTGTCCAGAGCTGGACTTTGTGGAGCCGCTTGACCGCAAGCCTCAGTACCAGTATACGAAAACTGGCCATACGAGACACTTGTTGCTGGAGGGGCGGAACATCGCCTCCACACATCAGTGCTTTAAGTTCTATACGCCCGATATGTTGGAGATGATTACCAAGCAAGGCTACACGCTGATCATCGATGAGAACGTCACGACGATCGACAGCTTCGTGTATCATCCTGATGATTTGGAGATCGCTGTTCGTGGCGGTCTGCTTCGCGAGGATGGCGACACCTATACTGTTACTGATGTAGAGTACGCCGGTGTCGCACTCGCACAGATGATGCGTTTATTCAAATCACGCAATCTATTCAAACACAAGGTGAAGGGTGGCAGAGAAGCCGTTTGGTTCTGGTCACTACCCGTCGACCTCCTGACTGCCTTTAAGGACGTCTTCATTCTAACGTATATGTTTGAGGGACAGGATCTGCATCAACACCTGACGATGAACGGTCTCCACTATCAGAAGATAGGTGTGAGGCGCACGCAGGAGGGTGGATGGGAGTTCGCCGAGTCGGACTTCTACATCCCGGAGTATGTCGGTACGCTGTCCCAGCACATACATATTTGTGACCATAGTAAATTGAATAGCATTGGGGACGATGAATCGTCTCTCTCTATGAACTGGTTTAAGACCAGACCTGACCAAGTCGATAAGCTGGCTAATAACATCAGCAACTATTTCCGCAATCTGATGAGCGACTTTGAAAGTGACGTCCGGCTCTGGTCTACCTATAAGAATGAGATTGCAAAGCTAAGGCAGAAGGGCTTCTACAGATCACATCTGCCCTTTAACCACCGCGCATCGAACGAATACCGTAATCGAAGGGTACTGGTGTATGCTGTGAATGTCTACTACAATGTAGAGACCAAGCGATTCCTGAAGCATCATGGTGCCGAGGTTAACGAGGATCAATATGCACTCTCGACCATGTTACAGTGGATCTGGCGATCCGCGATCCGTGATGGCGAGGATATTTATATCTATATTCCCAGCAGCCGTATGCGCCGACTCCTGACTGAATGGATTAAAGACGTCGAGAAGCAGTACAAGGAGTACGCAGAACGAAACATTAGAAAGGAGGAACGCTGATGCTAAATCCGCAATGTGCAACATGCATCTGGAGTGGTCAGTGCTTTTCAGCTTCTTGCTGTGACGACTACTATCCAACCACACCCGAGGCCGAGGAATCAGTCGACAGTGAGATGCTGGCACGACATCGCGCCGAGTATCATGAAGACTGGAATGAGGCGGTTGAGCGCCGTATATTTTTTGCCTAACCTAAACCAGCAGTTTTTCAGATTGGAGGTAGATTGATGGCAAAACAGCAAGCTCCCCACCGGTATATTTTTAAGATTCATAGCACCCGCCTCAGGAAGGCGAAGTGGAACCTGACACTAACGCTGCCAGATGCTCGCCGCAATGACGAGATGATCGCACTGAATGAGAGCCAGATGATCCGATGGATCGATGAGCTCAACCAGTCTGGTAACTTGGTGGAAGAGGTTAACAAGCTAAAGCAGGATATTCGTTTCCTGCGCAAACAGCCATCTACCCTGCAGAATCGCAAGGAGATCAAGCGGCTGTACGGTGAGCTGGACTCAAAGCAGTTCATCACCGACTATATACATATTATTATCGATAAGAACAGCGACTACATGCGAGCCTGTAAGGGATTCAGGGTCAATGGTGTTTCCTACGTCCGTTTGCTCGGCACGAGTGGCGGCGTTAAAATGTCGACCATTGTTTTTGTGAGCGAGAGGCTCGCGCCCGAGTTGCGTAAGCGTATTGACAATGGACGCGATATGAACCTGGAGCAGATCCCTGCCAAGTTCGAGGCATACAGAGCATTGACCTGCAGCGGATCTATCCCTGTGTCGATGCCGAATGGCGTTCTGATCGTCCAAGACTGTGAGACCACTTTCCATGAAGACGTCATCATGTTGAATGATGAGGGGCGTGTGGAGCCTCTGATGGAAGTGATAAAGAATCATGAGATCAAGATGAATGCGTCAGACGGCTTCGGTCTCATGCTCCCGTCCCTCGCTACTCGCTGGTCAGATGAGTTACATTTGGACTATGTAGTGAGTGGCGTTAATACTCGCTTCGCATGGGAGAAGGGTATGGTATTCTGCTTCGACTTCTTAGCTTTTGCAGAGAAGATTGCCGGCGATTACATTGTGAAGGATGCCTGGGGCAACGATGTAGATATCCGTACTGTGGAGCTTATTCTGACGACATCGATGGTAAAGCTGTGGTCAAGCTATGAGAGTGCGGAACATTATTTCCGCTGTTGCGCCGAAAACCACTATACGTTCGGCATTGCTAAGACGAGTCCGCGGGTGCTAGACGATTACCGCGCACTCAATTATCAGTTTATCCAGAGCTATGACCTGACCGATGAACAGATCGATGAGCTGATCCAGCCTACCGTTGACGAGATTCGTGCTGTCGTTAATGGAGATTATCGACAGGCTATGCTGTTTCTGGGTGCAACAAATCTGACAGAAGAGACAGTTGAGCAGCAACTCGGCCGCACCCAGCTATTGGATACGCTGATGGTGAATCCGGAAGCGTTCAACGATCCGTATGTCAAAAAGACGCTCTATCAGTTGATCGAGTCCCGCATCGATCGTGCGAAGATTGGCGTGCTGGATGTTCATGGGAACTATTCCATTGTTAGTGGCGATCCGTATGCGTTATGCCAGAGTGTGTTTGGTTTGGATGTTACGGGTCTGCTAAAGGCGGGACAGCTCTACAATCGTTATTGGGTTGATGATGGAGTTACTGAGGTGGCATGCTTCCGTGCGCCGATGTCTTGCCACAATAATGTGCGCCGGCTTAGTGTATTTCATAATGAACAGATCGACTACTGGTATCAGTACATCCGCACCTGTTCGATTTTGAATGCGTGGGATACAACGACCGCTGCTCTGAATGGCTGTGACTTCGACGGCGACTTGTTGTTTATCACAGACAACAAGGTCTTGGTAGAAAATATCCGGCCGACACTTACTGTTATGTGTGTCCAGCGAAAGGGTACGAAATGCGTGCCAACCGAAGATGATCTGGTGAAGGCTAATATCGCCAGCTTCGGAGACGATATTGGCCGGACGACGAACTGGGTTACTTCTATGTATGATGTTCAGTCGAGGTACTCGCGGGGCAGCGTGGCACATGATACGTTGCAGTATCGCATTATTAGTGGACAGCTTTATCAGCAGAACGCGATCGATAAGGCTAAGGGTATTGTCTGTCAGCCCATGCCGCGGTCTTGGTACGACTATCACGGCAATGCGCTGCCCGAGAATTATAGCGACGAGGATGTGGAGCAGCGTAATCTGTATCTGTCTATCCTTGCTGACAAGAAGCCGTATTTTATGCGCTACATCTACCCGGACCTGATGAAGCAGTACAATACATATATTACCAATACAAATGCGAAGTGCGGTATGCTTTTCAGAATGAATGTAGAGGATATGCAGGCATTGCCTGATGATCAGCTGACAGAGGAGCAACGACAATTTCTTCATTATTACCGCACCCGTATGCCTGTGAGTCTTGAAGATAGCGTCATGAATCGCATCTGTAAGAAGATCGAGCGTACTCTTTCCGTAGACCTCAAGGCTTGCATGGGTAAGTCTCAGTTCGACAACAATCTGCTGAGCAGCAATAGCGAGTATGTACAAAGTCAGATGCTCCAAATCACACAGCTATATAAGCAGTATAAACAGGCCGTGAAAGAATTATTGTCGAAGCGAATCACTAGCAGTGACGATGAGGATCGCCGGCGTAATGCTCAGGAGTTACTGAAGCGCCAGTTCCGCATTGATGCCTTGTCTGTATGTAGTGATGCACAGCAACTGTGTAGCATTATTGTCGATATGTGTTATAAGCATGAATCCGCTAAACGCTTCGCGTGGGATATCTGCGGATCTGAGATGCTGGATAATTTATTCCGCGCCGGTGGGTACAGGCTGACTTATCCTGCGAGTAGCCCCGATGGCGAGCTCAGCTTTCGCGGGCGAAACTACACTATGGTAACAAAGGAGTGTGCTGTATGACGGAGATTATTCTTGATGAGCGGGCTTGGTGCGAAAACATCCTTAGCAAGTTTGATATGGGCACCTCGCCGGTGACAACACTCAATCGACTTGCAAAGTATTACCACTCCATCGGTTGTAAAAAGAGTGAGATCAGCCGCAAGCTGGAAGAGTTCATCCTGCGTTGCAATCCGTCCGCAAATATGATGCGCTGGCAAGAAGTAGTCGACACCTGCGTTAAGCATGCGGACAGACGACCATTGATACATATTGACTCCATCGATATCAATAAATCCGAGCTCGATCAGATCTCTCTTCTCTCTGGGCAGATGGCTCAGAAGCTGGCATTTACTTTGCTCTGTATTGCTAAATACAGGAATGCGGTGAGTCCGAAGAATGACAGTTGGGTCAACATGGATAGTAGAGACGTTTTCAGAATGGCTAATGCTCAGACGACGCGTGTTCGTCAATACACGATGCTGAACGATCTGCTTTTAGCTGGGTATGTGAGCATGAATCATATTGTCGACAACGTCAGTATGCGCGTAACATTCATCGATAATTGCAGCGATGTGGCTATGCGTATCACAGATTTCCGCAACTTAGGCAATCAATATCTTAATTACTATCATGGCGGTTATGTTGAGTGTGCCCATTGTGGGCTAGTAATTAAGCGGAGTGGGCGCAACCAGAAATATTGTAAGGCATGTTCGGAGATGAAAAGGGCGACAAATACGCGCCGTTTGAATTGCGCCGCATGAGGTTGAGTGTTCGACTTTTCATCATTTTTGACCCCCTCAAAAGTTCGGTATATATCGGCTTTTGAGGGGTGCTGTCAATTACCTTATATATGGTATATAAACATAATATACCGAATAAAAGGAGGAATTGACATGACTGAACTAATGATTGAACTGGTATCCGTTGTGCTACAGATTGCGCTTGTCGCCATCGCCGGCCTGCTGACCAAGCACGCTCTGCCTTGGCTGAACGACGTTGTTGTGCCGTGGCTGCAGGAGCGTCATCTGTATAACACCATCTGTTACTTCGTGCAGGCCGCGGAGAAGCTAGCTACCACCGGTAAGATTGACAAGGAAACAAAGAAGAGCTATGTCGTCAAGTTGCTGGAGGGTAAGGGCGTTAAGGTTACGGATGCTGTTGACGCGATGATTGAGTCCGCGGTACTTGATCTGGACATTGCTTTTGATAGCGTTGTTGATATTGTAACCAAGCCTTTTGAGGGCGAACAGTCCGCAGATGGCGATGATGAGATCTCCGAGCAGGAGTAATCTTACGGAACGAAAGGAGATCGCATGATTCAGATTTCTAAGATCGAAGCTGACTACTTGCGCACGAAGCTAAAGAATGTCCCCATTAAGCGTACGACTCACAAGTATTATGTAGAAGATAATGCCGCTGTCCGTGCCGTACTGCGTCGAATGCCTGTGAAGGCGGTGGCTGTGTCATGCTGAGCCGTCTTCCCGGAGAAAGCGATTACCAATACCACCGTCGTCTGATTATGGGTAAGTTGGTCGATCACACCCTTGCCGATGTAGACTATAGCGAATTGTCTGTCCCGTTATATGGGAAGCCGCTTAGTTCCGATGCTACTCGGAAAGCGATGTACGGCAGTCGTGATACGATCGAACTAATGGAGAAGGAGCGCATCGCTTCTGCTGTGTCTTCCGGCGATGTTGTTATGTCGGAGATTGACGCGAAGATGCTTGACCTTCGCAAAGAACAACAGAAGATGTTCGACCAGCGTATGGCGCTAAACCAGGTTATTCGTGAACGAGCACGAGCCGAAGAGCTGAATGATATTATCAGGTCTGCCATTAGCGCTGGGCAACTACCTCCGTTGCCAGATCCCGACCTGAACCGCAGGCCGGTTCTCTTCAAGGATAACGATCTACTGATCAGCTTGAACGATATTCACTACGGTGCTGTCGTTGATAATTATTGGTGCAAGTATAACCCGGAGATCTGTAAGCAGATGATGGAGAAATACTTGGGCGATATCGCCCGTATTGCTCAACATCATAATAGTGTTAACTGTTATGTATGGGCAAATGGCGACATGATCTCCGGTAATATTCATTATGAAATTGCCGTCAGCAACCGGGAAAATCTGGTGAAGCAGGTCATGGGTGTCTCAGAATTGATTGCTTGGTTCTTGAATGAGTTAAGGCAGTATTTCAACCATGTTTACTTTGTGAGTGTTGCCGGCAATCATTCTCGTATTGGCCAGAAGGATAGGTCCATCATGAATGAACGCCTTGATGATCTAGTTGAGTGGTATTTAACCGCTCGCCTTCAGCACTGCTCAGATGTAACAATCGGTTATGGTGACAAGATCGACACCACTATGTACATTATGAACGTGCGCGGCAAGAACTACATCGGTGTTCATGGCGACTACGACCCGACGCCGGCTAATATTCAAACGCTACAGACCATGGCTCAACGCCCAATTTTCGCTGTGCTTCTGGGACATAAGCATCATAATGAACAATCATATGTTCAGGGTATCCGTACGATGATGGCAGGTAGTTTTCAGGGCATGGATTCTTTCTGCGTCCAACGCCGTATTTATGGCAAGCCGCAACAAATGGTATGCGTGTGCGATCAAGCTGGCATCGTATGTACTTATGACATTGATCTCGAGGTGAGAAGCAATGACGTATATCTGGCAAGTTAAGATCCTGTTGCACTGCGGCGTTGAATATTCGGGTGAGTTTGAATCCGAGTGCGGGTGCAGTAAAGATGTCTTCACTGAGCTAATGTCAGATACTGATGGCGGCCCATGTGAATTTGTTTCATTTTATAATCGAACGGATCGACAATTGATTTATGTAGCTCGGGATCAGATCTCGGCGGTATGCTTGACGCCGCCTGCGATGCTTCGTGAGTATATTGGTATTGTGAATTAAATTTGGAGGTGACCATATGGCGAGAAAGACCAGGGTCAACAAGATCACGGACCCTGCAACGCTGGCCAGGGTCAACCCCGATAACCAACGCTTGCTTGATGACTTTATGGAATATCTGAAGTCAACACAGAAGAGTCCATCAACGATCGCGGTTTATAAGAATGATATTGAAATCGCGTGGGTATGGGGACTTCATCATAATCGTGACAAGGCGTTTGTTGATTGGAAGAAGCGTGACATTATGTCATTCCAGAATTACTTGGTGAACGAAAATGGGAATAGCCCTGCACGAGTACGTCGAATCAAGGCTACGCTCTCATCGCTTTCAAATTTTATCGAGAATATTCTGGATGACGAATATCCCAATTTCCGTAATATCATCCATAAGGTGGAAAGTCCCGTCCTGCAACCTGTGCGAGAAAAGACCATCCTTTCTGATGAGCAGCTACAAGGATTGCTGGATCATTTGACGGAGAAGGGCGATTATGAAAAAGCGTGCATGGTTGCTCTGGCAATGTGCTCTGGTCGACGCAAGTCCGAGCTTGTGTTGTTCAAAGTCAACTACTTTGCAGACGAGCATATTGTGTCCGGTTCTCTTTATCGCACACCAGAGAAGATCAAAACAAAGGGACGCGGTAACGGGAAATACATACATTGCTATACATTAGCACATCAGTTCAAACCTTATTTTGATATGTGGATGAAGTATCGTCGCGAGCACGGGGTCGAGAGCGAGTGGTTATTCCCAAGCCATGACGATATGAGCCAGCATCTATCCGTTTCATCTATGAACAGCTGGGCTCAGTCTATCTCACGATATCTGGGTGTGAGTTTCTACTGGCACTCTCTACGACATTATACAACAACATATTTAGCCAAGGCCGGGATCCCTGATAGCGTCATCGCGCAACTTTTCTCATGGGAGAGCGTGGATATGGTCTCTGTGTACAATGATACCACGATTGACGAAAGCCTTGACAAATATTTTAATGCCAACGGTATTGTTGCCGGTGCAACCAAAAGTGTTGCAGATTTGGCATGACTGATCAGAACGAAAGGAAGAAAATATGAATCAGAGTTTGAAGCATCGCGAGTTTGTTGAACTGCTCGCGAAGAAGGGGTATACCAAAAAGGACGCGAAGCAGATCGTTGATGACTTCATCGCAACGTTAATGGAGTGTATGGCTGCCGGTGACGAAATTCATTTCCATGGATTTGGCACTTTCAGCGTTATCGAGGTCGATGATCGTGAGTCCGTTGATATGCAAACCCAGGAGCGCATTGTTATTCCCGGTCATAGTGTTCCTAAATTCTCTGCCGGCAAGAGCCTGCGTCGCGCTGTGCGAGACGGCTTTGTGCGTGAGTAATCTGCACCCGGCTCATGCCTAAGCAGAGTAAGATACGTTCTCCAGGCGCCAGATCGGGGACGCAGGAGACGAAGCCGGAAGCCACGGGCGTTTTTACATGCACACGTTGCGGCGTCTCGTACAGGATACAGCGGCATAACTTCCCGTCGTCTCAAAGCCCGTTATTCGCAAAGAATAACGGGTTTTTGCCTATCTGCGGGAATTGTCTCGACACGCTGTTCTCCAAGTACCGAGATACCCTTGGCAGTGAGAGCGCGGCAGCAAAGCGTGTTTGCATGAAGATGGATATTTACTGGAACGAGCGTTTGTTCGAATCAACTGTTAAGAGTATCAATAAGGAAAACTACTCTTCCCTGATTCGATGTTACATTAACAAAACAAATCTGATTCGTTTTGCCGGTAAAACCTATGATGATACGCTGATTGAAGAGTCTGCTGTGTGGGAGGCCGCAAAGGAAGCGAAGGAACGCGAGGCGGCGACTGGCGAACTTTCCGACAATACTCCCAAGTTGGAAGATGTTGAATTCTGGGGTGAAGGATATTCCACGCGCGAGTACGATCTGCTAAACAAGAAGTACGAGCAGTGGGTCGCAAATCACGCTAATGGTGACGAAGAAGCTGGAGAATTGCCCGTTGGCACTTCTACTTTATACCGTCAAATCTGTACGTTGGAGATGCAGATTAACCGTAATATGATTGCCGGCAAGCCTACAGAATCTGCAATCAACCAGTTAAACAATTTGATTGGCAGCGTGAACGCCCGTCCCAATCAGACGAGTGGCGATGGCGTAGGCGGCTCTTTTGATAGCATGCCATTTGGTATGGGTATTCGTATCTTCGAGAACACGAAACCAATACCGAAGCCTCTGCCACAGCTCGAAGATGTAGACGGCATTGTTCGCTACATCTCAATCTGGTTCCTTGGTCATCTCTGCAAGATGCTTCACATCAAGAACTGCTATTGCAAGATGTATGAGGAGGAAATCGAACGTCTACGAGTAAGCAAGCCCGAGCTTGAGGGAGAAGACGACGAAACGGTTTTCAATAATATCTTTGGTGATGGTGACTAATGAGAAAGTCCAAGGAAGGCTACACCGCCCGAGGTCCAATAAATGAGCACCAAGAAAGAGTGCTCGAGGCCGTTGGCATTTGGGCGGCGTATTACCGAAGCAACATACATCGGTTTGTGGAAGATTATTTTCATGTCTCCCTGAAACTCTTCCAGATCATCCTTCTGGTGATGATGGATCGGTGTGCGACGTTTGTCTTTATCGCTTGCCGCGGTTTAGGTAAAACGTTTTTGAGCGCAGTGTTTATATGTGCTCGTGCCATTCTTTATCCGGGCAGTAAGATTTGTATTGCGTCTGGTACGCGAGGCCAGAGTGTCAACGTGATAGAAAAGATTCTACAAGAGCTTGTTCCAAATTCACCAGAATTGGCGAATGAAATTGATATGTCTAAAACACAGATCAATGGCACAAATGCAATATTGGTGTTTAAGAATTCTTCATATATCAAGGTTGTTACTGCCAGTGACTCTGGACGTGGTAATCGAGCTCACCTATTGTTATTGGACGAGTTCCGCATGATCAAGAAGGATGTCATTGACACCATCTTAAAGAAGTTCCAGGCGAGTCCGCGTCACCCAGGTTATCTGGATCGTCCGGAGTACAAGGGACGTGCCGATTTGTATGAGCGCAATAAGACGATGTACCTATCCAGCGCATACTATAAAGACCATTGGTCTTATATGCGTTGCAAGGATAGTTGTCGTTTTATGTTGGATGAGGGGCGGTCAAACTTTGTTTGTGGACTTCCGTATCAGCTTGCGATTCAGGAAGGATTACTGATGGAGGAGGACGTGATCGAACAGATCTCTGAGACCGACTTCAACGAGATCCGCTGGCTCATGGAAATGTGCGCTGAGTTCTGGGGCGGAGCAGACGGGTCGTTCTTCAATTACGACGCTATTGCTAAAAATCGTCGTATTGAATACATCATGCTTCCTGACGCAATATCAATGAAGATCCCGTCATCAACGAAGTTCCGTATTCAGCCTAAGCAACCGGGCGAGCGAAGGTTGCTGTCTGTTGACGTTGCATTGATGGCGTCAACAAGATACAGAAACGACGCATCCGCCGTGTTTATCAATCAACTTATTCCAACAAAGACGGCTCGATATATGAACAATATCATATATACAGAATCGCACGAGGGTTTTCGAACTGAAGCAGAAGCATTGAGAATCCGTAAGCTATTTGAGGAGTATGATTGTGACTACATTATTCTGGACGTAAAGAGCTTCGGCCTGAGTGTATACGATGCTCTGTCCAGCGAATTGATAGATCCGGATTCTGGAGAGGTATATCCTCCTCTATGTTGTTGCAATAATGATGAGTTGGCGTCTCGCTGCTCAGACCCAGACATTCCGGAAGAGCGTAAGGTTATATGGGCAGTCAATGGTAACGCAAAGTTTAATAGCGATTGCGCGATCATGTTGCGTGAAGGCTTCAGATCCGGCTATATTCGTCTACCAATTGTAGAGGATGATGCCGAAACGCTGATGAACGCAATCAAGGGCTTTGGCAATTTACCACTGCAGGACCGACTTGAGTTTGTGCTTCCGTATGTCAATACCACGTTATTGATTAACGAGCTCGTGAACCTGCGTCATGAAGAATCGTCTGGCGTTGTGCGAATTCTTGAGAAGAGCACCATGCGCAAAGATAGATATTCCAGCCTTAGCTACAACTATTATGTTGCACTGCAGCTGGAAAAGAAAATGCGACGGGAGGAGACTCGCGCCGCATCTTACGATCAAGATATTTTTACATACCGCGCTCCTAGGCGGCATGATAAAGAAAGGTGGTGATAGCAGACGATGGCTAGTAAGAAATCCACTATGCGAGAAACCCCTGCTGATGTGAAGGCCGTCGAGCCGTCACCCGCAACAGCTATTGGCGGCGAGTCCGCTCCCCCTTGGGGCATCCATTTGCCAGAGCGTTTCGCCGCGATCAACCGTCTGGTAATGCGCGATCTGAACAAGAAGAACGCAAGCTCTCCTTTTGGTAAATATAAAAAGGAAGATATTCAGCGCTTCTTGAATAAGCCTCAGAACTACAGCAAGCAATTGCGACAGGTAGTGATCTACCTCACCGGCGCAAGTCCGCATTTCCATAGGCTAGTTCAGTATTTCACCGGCCTAAACGATCTGAACTATGTTATTTCTCCTCACCGATTGGATACGACGACAGCGAACACGAAAACTGTACGCAGGAATTATCATCGTGTGTTGAATCTAGTGTCCAGTATGGATCTAAAGAATCAGGGTGAGAAGATAGTAGCGACATGCTTGCGTGAAGATGTGTTCTTTGGTACCATTCGCGAAAGCGGCGAAAGTACAATTATCCAACGACTGCCGTCCGATTATTGCGATATTGCTGTTATAGAGGACAATGTTCTGAATGTATCTTTTGACTTCTCGTATTTTAACCGGTTCCCTGAAAACCTCCCGTTGTACCCGGAGGAGTTCCGGACTAAGTACGCGCTCTATCAGCGACATTCAAACACAATGAGATGGCAGGAGCTTGATGCCCCGAATTCATTTGCCATTAAGGCCAACAAGGATATTCTGGATTATGCGATCCCTCCATTTGCTGGTATTCTACGTGATATCTACGATGTCGAAGAATACAAGGAAATGAAGATGACGAAGACAGACATTGAAAATTATGCGCTTCTCGTCATGCAGCTAGGTGTATCCAGCGACGGTCATTGGACGATGGATCTAAATAAGGCGCGTGATTTCTGGAGTAACCTAGATCACGTTCTGCCTGAGGAGATTGGTTCTGTACTATCTCCTATGCCTATCAACAAGATTAGCTTTGAAAGAACACGGTCGTCCGACTCTGATACGGTAGCTGAGGCCGAGCAGAATCTGTTCACAGCAGCCGGCGTTTCTAGCCTCTTGTTTAACAATGAGAAGGCTTCGTCAAATGCTTTGCTCTTGTCAATCAAGGCCGATCAAGCATTGACCTACTCGATCGTTAAGAGTCTCGAGTGTGTCCTGAATCGCTTCATCCGGCGTCATAGCTATGGCAAGTACTTCAAGATTACGTTTATCGATAGCAGCCCCTTTAATCGTAAAGAAGTGGGTGATGCGTATCTGAAGGCATGTCAGTATGGTTTGCCTATGGTAAGCTATTACTGTGCTTCGCAGGGGCTCTTGCAGGACGAGATGGATGGTATGAATTACTTGGAAGACACTGTACTCGGAATCAAGAATCGTTTCTTACCGCTAAAGAGTTCTGCTACGCAGTCCAAGAATGATTCAGACAGCGATTCCGACGGTGAAGCTGGACGTCCGGAAAGTGACTTGGGCGAGCTAAGTGAAGCCGGCGAACAATCGAGGGAGGCGTAAGATATGCCGTTCATTTATGTAATGGATGAAGAGTCCAAAGATAAACTACTTGCTCTTGGTTATCGATTGATTAAGGGCAGCGAAGAGAAACAGGTTTGGGTTTTCGATACGCCTGAGAAGTTTACCTTTAGTTCTGCCCCCGATGTACCGCATGTTGTATCTAATATGTTGGTGTTCTGACAATGCCCAAGAGGGCTTTTTTATTTTGCAGGAAAGGTGGTGAATGAAATGCGTGAGAAGAAATCAATGGTTTATGCCGCGTCCGTAAGTGATCTCACCGATATGAATCAGTCTTTTTCTAAGGGCAAGATGAGTATTGCGTACCCAGGGCGTAATCCAAACGGCTCCCATATTTCCAAGGATGCGTTTTCCGCGAGTATCCCGACGATTTTTAATCGTCCGATTGTCGCCCATTACATCAGAGAGACCGACAGCATCGGCGGCCATGATATGGGGTTTGAGAAAACTGATAATGGTTTGTTCATGTACAACGTGACAGAGCCTGTTGGCGTTGTCCCTGAAAGCGCGAATGTCTGGTGGGAATTGATCGAAGATCCCGATGGTGTTGAGCGCGAGTACCTGTGTTGCGACATTATTGTTTGGAAAAGACAACAAGCGTACGCACATCTTGCAGAAAATCATATCACAGACCAATCCATGGAGATCGAGGTGTTGAGTCGTCATTACGATGAGAATGGCGAGATGCATATCGATCTTTTCGAATTCACCGCATTCTGCCTGCTTGAAAGAGACCGCCCTTGCTTTCCATCAGCTGGTATTGAACTGTTTGCTTCGGACAATTGTCGAGAGCAGTTCTCTCAAATGATGGAAGATTTCCGCAAGGAATTCTCTCTGGTCATGACTGCTTCGGCAGATGACATAGACAATCAACTTTTCTCGAAAGGAGGAAATCGCGAAATGAATATCGAGGAATTGATGACTCAGTATGGTTTGTCTGCCGAAGACGTCACCTTCGATACTGAAGGTATGGAACAGGCTGAGATCGAGCTGCGTTTCGCAGAGTTGCGAGATGCGAAGCTGATTATTGAGCCTGAGGCAGAGCAGCCTTCCGAGCCCGAAACCGAGCCAGAAGCCCCTGAAGCTCCGCAAACCGAAGAGCCTGAGCAGCAGCAGTTTTCTTTGACTGTTGAACAGTTTATGTCCGAGCTCTACGGTGCGCTGGGTGCCGATCGCATGGATGACCCGTGGTTTGGTGGTACGATGCCGCGCTACTGGTATGTGGATTGCGATATGTCATCCAGCATGGTCTATGCTTATGACGGTATGGATGACAAGTTGTATGGCTATCCCTATGCGATGAACGGTGACAATGTTGTTATTGACTTCGCCGCCGGCAAGCGTATGAAGTTCCAGTATGTCGAGTTTGACGAGGGCGCATCAGACACTATGGTGTTTGCGTGTATGCGCGATATGCGCGATGCGTGCAAGCAGAAGTTTGATGCTTTGTCTGCCGTCAACGCCGGTTTGGAACAGTTCAAGGCTACGGCCATGCGCGAAAAGCTGGAAGCGGAGCAGCAGCAGGTCTTTGCTGCTTTCACCGATCTAGCTGGCAACGAGCGCTTTGACGCTCTACGCTCTAACTGCGGTGATATGACCGCCGATGAGCTGGAGGAGAAGTGCTTCGCTATTCGTGGTCGCATGAACACTCAGAAGTTCTCAGCGGCCAACAGTCCCGAATCTATTCGGTTGCCTATCGAAGGATTGAAGGCACCGACCACCGATGAACCCTACGGCGGCATTTTTGCCGAGTACGGCATCGGACAGTAACAACAAATGGAGGTAATTGATTATGCCTAATACCAAGCATGCTGTGATCCGTACGGATCTGATGACCGGCACCGATGTGGCTGCCGACCTGCGCTCTGTTCGCTATCTGAAGGATGGCTCTACCCCTACCGAGATTGACAATGGTTGCATTGTTAAGCTGGAAGGTCTGTTGGAAGGTGAGCGCGAGATTTATAAGGGTGTGACCCCTGCTGCGTCTGACAAGAAGAAGGATCTGGTTGTAATTGCTACTCCCGAAGTGATGTATGACGAGCGCAAGAAGGGCCTGGTCAACTTCTACAATGAGGCTGGCCGTAATTGCCGTGGCTATATCATGCACGAGAATGACATCTTCTCCGTGACCGCTGAAGCCCTGACTGGCGATCCCAAGGTTGGCGCCATCGTTGAGGCCGCTGCGTCTGTGAAGATGAACGCCGTCTCCGTCGCTTCTGAAGATACTACCAAGATCGGTGAAATCATCGCTGTTGAGGCCGCTGGTGCGCTGACCTACTACGTGATCCGCGTCTGCGACTAATCACACAACGAGTAACTTAGGAGGTACATAACAATGGCTGATATGAATCAGATCGTCCGGGTTGCCGTCGACGCCTTCCATGGCAAGGTAACCAAGTATTCCCACGATGACTCTATGGAACTGCTGCGCACTGCGCTGGTTGAGGCCAATGGCGGTTCTACCCGTATTGACTATAAGGCCGTCCGTGATGGCAAGTGCGGTGAGGTTTTTGCTCTGGTTGAGGAAATCCTGCAACGTACCGTTTATGAGGGGCTGCGCGACAATGACTTCTTCATGCAGCTGGTCGATGAGCGTAATATTGCCGCCGGCGATCAGAACGTGTTCGAAATCGTGGACAGCAACTTGTTCACCGTGGCCGACGCCGCTGACGGTACTCAGGGCGTTCGTCGCCAGCGCCTGGATGGCTCTACCACTGTGACCATCAACACCAGCTTCAAGGTGGTTCGTATTTATGAGGAGCTGAACCGCGTCCTGTCTGGTCTGGTGGATTTCAACCACTTCATCAATAAGGTGGCTGAGTCCATGAAGGCTAAGTTGCTGAACGACATCTACACTCTGTGGACCGGCGTGACCGCCGAGGACATCGGTGGCGCTGCTTACTTCCCCGCCGCTGGTGCTTACGACGAGAAGACCCTGCTGGAGACCATTGAGCACGTCGAGGCTGCCGCTAACGGCAAGTCCGCTGTGATTCTGGGCACCAAGACCGCCCTGCGCAACCTGGTTCCCGCCGTGCAGAGCAACGGTTCTCGTGATGACCTGTACAACATGGGCTACTACGGCAAGTTCTATGGCACTAACGTGGTCGTACTGCCTCAGCGTCATAAGGTGAACTCCACTGAGTTCCAGTATGACAATGACACCCTGACCATTCTGGCTGGCGACAACAAGCCGATTAAGCTGGTTCGCGAGGGCGAGTCCATCATCATCCCCGGCAATCCCCTGGACAACCGCGACATGACTCAGGAATACATGTACGGCGAGAAGTACGGCCTGGGTCTGGTCATGGCCAGCAACACCGGTATTGGTCGCTACAAGTTCGCGGCCTAATTGTCGGTAGAACGAAAGGAAGTACACTATGACACAGATTAACGAAACTGCTGAAGTCGTGCAAAAGAAGACTTCTGGCAGGAAGAAGAATACGTCTGCTCAGAAGCAAGCAGGCACGCCGGGTGAGATCCCGGTCGTGCCTGCTGCCGAGGCGGTAGTTCAGAAAATTGACACAGTTCCCGCGATTCGCAAGGAGTTCAAGCCTGAGGACTACGTAACGGTACGAAACGGCTTCAATGGTAAGCTTGTTTATCGCAGCCGCAACACCAACGAAGTCTTTATTTGGGATGGTCTTGGTGCAGAGCAGGAGATGGAGTTGCGCGAGTTGAAGCATGCACGCAATGCTTCTCGAGCATATTTCGCGAACAACTGGTTCATGTTTGATGATCCGGCTGTCCCGGACTGGCTAGGCGTTGGCATGTATTATAAGACCGCTCTCGCCGTTGATGAGATCGATGCTCTGTTTGAGATGTCTCCCGTCGAGATCGAAAACACGTTGCGTACACTGCCAGCTGGGCAAAAGGAGACTATTGCGAATCGTGCAAAGGAACTGGTTCGTGCGGGCGAAAAGATTGACTCTGTGCGCGTGATTCATGCGCTCGAGCGCGGCCTTGGTATTACTTTGAGTATTGCGCCGTCCGGCCGATAAGGAGGGATATCATGGTTGTAACGTACGATGTTTTTACCAGTGTCTTTCTTGCAAAGCTTACTGAGTACGACTTCATTCGTATGAAGGAACCGATGCGTCAAGAGTTGGTTGATGGTTATATGAAACGAGCCTGTGCCAAGTTTAGCGAGGTATGCGAATACGACATCGCCAATGGAGACGACGATGCACGTGCGTTTATTCTCGAAAAGGACGGAGTAAGTATCACCCCGTCAGAATTGGATGAGATTGTTGATATCATCAGTCTTGGTATGCTTGTTCAATGGTTTACACAGCAGTATTACAATCAGGAGAATATGAAGAATATGTTGAACACAACGGACTTCAGTCATTATTCGCCTTCTGAATTGCTGTATAGGATGACAAGTGCATTTGAAATGTGCAAGAGTGACTTCGAGCACGCCATTCGAGAATACTCGTATCGACATGGTGATCTGACGTCACTTCATATGTAAGGGTTGTTATGGCAGAATCGATTTCAAGCACTGGCATGTATCAATATATACATAGTCTGGTAGGTCGTTTTTACAAGATACTCCCTTTATGTGAGAGTCGTTCCGATACCTTGGACAAGTATATGAAAAGTCTCCTGCGAGAAATGATTGGATGTGAATGTCTGTCTGATTCTTTGAAGAACGACGATAGGTTTGTTTCGCTTTTAGCGATTTTGCAATCACTCATTTCTGATCATAGCGATATTGGTGTAGTCAAGACCGATGTATTCCGTGCGATTAACATTCTAACACAACTTGAGAGAAAGTATCTGGAGGTGTGAGAATGAATGGATGGGATATATATGAGTCAAGAATGGTAGAAAACCGCCAAGCGTGGTTAGACCATGCCAAAGGAACGATCCATCGAAAACTGCATTCTTCTTTATCGTGTAAGGATGTTAAGATCGACGGTGAAGATCGTACGGTCGCGATCATTCGGCGGTCTCAATATGACGAGCGGCGAATTTGCTCTTTGCCTGGAGAAACACTACATCATGGAGGCTTAGTCGAATACGCTGGGTGCGTATGGCTGATTACCGAAATTGATGTTGATGATGAGGTATACCAGCGTGGTATTATGCGCCGCTGTAACCATCTGCTCAAGTGGATCGGTAAAGACGGTACTCTTCGTGAGAAGTGGTGTATTGTCGAGGATGGTACGAAATATTTGATTGGCGAAAAGGTTGTTTCTCTTATGAGTGTTGGCGATTCACGCATTGCTATCACTATTGGGAAAGATCCTGAAACAATCGAACTTGGTCGTGGACATCGGTTCCTTATTGACGACAATATGGTCGGCGTCCCCTCTGCGTACCAGATCACAAAAGCCAATCGTTTTTTTGATACCACAAATAGCAACGGTGTTTTTAGATTTATTTTGACTGAAGTCGCATTGACTCATCACGATAATATCGAACAGCGTATTGCAGACTATACAGCATGGACGCCAGATAAAACGCTCGATAGTGATCATATTGACAGCGAATCCACCATTGTTGAGATTGTTCAGGCGGCACAAAACAATGCTGCTGTAGAAGACGATGATAACAAAAAGGGGTGGTTGTAATGCATCTTGAAGAGTTATACGACTATAAGAATCAGCTCGTTCGTGATCTTTGCAGCGACCCCGACGTCGTTCGCATTGTGACTGGCAACCTGAATGCTGATGTGCCAAACCACGATCTTCCGTATACACAAATATTTCCATATGAGTTTTTGCCAGAAACCGTTGATGATGGGCAAACGTATATCTGCCTTGAAGTTGATATTCCAAGCGTTCCTAATTTGACATACTATCTCCCGGTAGTATATGTTTGGATCTTTACACATAAGAGTCGGATGCGAATAGAAACAGACCGTGGCGGCGGTGTGCTGGTAGATGAATTGTCGGCGGCAGTTGATAAGAAATTAAATGGTAGCCGATATTATGGACTTGGCACACTTGAACTTGACTCATCAATTCATTTCAAACCTGTGAATGATTATCTGGGGCGTGCATTGATTTATCGGGCTAAGGATTTCAACCGTCCGAAGGGTCGCATAAATGCACCATCTAACCGAAAGAATACTCGGTAATCATGGATAACATTCTGTATGCGCATAGCATAAAGATCAACGATTCGATTTGCTTACACGTTCCTACAGTTGGGGAAATTTATGATAACGAAGATCAGTATTATGCTGCTGTGTTTTCACTTATTGCTACCCCATATGACATGATGGTACAGCTGGAAGATGCTGGAATTGATTTTACAAAGATCAATGACTTTGAATTATTCATGATGTTATTTAAGCAATTTCAGCAAATGGACATCTCGTTGATTTTCGGAGAACTTGACCTATCTGGATTTGTTATAGTTCAGAACGAGTCAAATGGCGAGTATCTCTTACGAGATCTTGAGACTGGTGTCCAGATCGATAGGTCTATTCATGCTTTGATTTGTAAGCATATTCGAAAGTTTTTGAATCTTCCGCGCAATGATAAGCGCCCCGGAAATGATGAAGCGCGGCGCTATATGCTAGAACGCGCAAGACTCAAGCAGAAGAGACAGGCACGGAAAAAGCGTGAGTCTCAGCTTGAGAATTACATTATTGCTCTAGTTAATACAGAGCAGTTCCCCTACAACTACATGACCGTACGAGACTTGACTATTTATCAGTTCTATGCCAGCCTGATGCAGATTTCTCACAAAATCAAATTTGATAATGTCATGATTGGCTACTACGCCGGAACTGTGAAGGATGATAGCTTGAAGGCTCAGGATAAGACATGGATCAAGACGTAACGGCTGTATGAAACTACTTTTTTACATTACAGGAGGTATACATTATGGTTAATGTTGCTGATCTCGCGATTACTTCCCTTGATGTTATCAAGGTGTATGAACTGACCGGTAAGCCTTGGTTCGTTATGGACGAGCTGCAGGAGGCTACCATTGCTAATACCCAGGAGAAGGAAGATATCACCGGTAAGGGTGGCCGTAAGCTGGGTTCCCTGAAGAAGAACAAGGGCGTCACTGTTTCCGGTACTTCTGGTCTGATTTCTGCTGGTATGCTGGAAGCTCAGACTGGCAACAACTTCGTGCATCAGGAAGCTGCTCCTGTTGCGTGGACTGACTACCTGGTTGTCAACTCCAATGCCGCCGAAACTGAGTTCAAGGCTGTCGGTACCGCCGGTGCCGAGATCGAGGGTCTGTACCTGCGCAACGCCGACGGTTCTGCTGGCCAGAAGCTGGAGCAGGCTGCTGAAGTTGGTGAGGGTAAGTTCACTTACAATCCCGAAGACAAGAAGCTGGCCTTCGCTGAGGGCGCTATTGCCGACGGCAACGAGATTGTTGTGTTCTACACCCGCAACGTCGAGGCTGATGTGCTGTCTAACGTCTCCGACACCTATTCTAAGACCGTTCGTATGTACATCGACGGCACCGCTGAGGATAAGTGCGGCAACGTGTTCCACGTGCAGTTCTACATTCCCAAGGCTGATCTGAATGGTGAGTTCGATATTCAGCTGGGCGACAGCCAGGCCACCCACGCTTTCGAGGCCGAGTCTGTGGCTGGCTCCGGTTGTGCTGGTGCTGGCACTAAGGGCGTGCTGTGGACTTACACCGTCTTTGGTGTGAACACTGAGGACGCTGCGGCTGCCTAATTCATATGGCAAAAGCGCAACTGATTTGTAAGGAGTGCGGCAAGAAGTATGAAGCTTGCCGCACTCCTAACCCTCGTGGCGTTTTCCGTTGGCAGGATGTGGCCTGCAGTATTGAATGTGGCGCAAAGTATCTTGAAAAGATTCAAGCGGCACGCACGAAAAATAACAATCAATAACCGTAAGGGGAGAGGAGAATCAACGTTCGCGTTTCTCCCCTCCCTTTCTTTTTGAGGATGTGGTTTTATCTCGAAACTTACAGAGGAGATAACGTTGGTGTTTGACGCCGACACAATCACGGCGTATGAGAAGTTTTATTTCTCGCTGCACCCAAGAGCGAAAAAGAAGCCAATTCCATTTCCATATCATGAGTCTATCAACACTTGGATGATTATGAAGCGTCCGATGATGAACGCTCTAAAACAACGATGGAAAGATTTCATTGTTTGGTTCGTTTCAAGCCAAGGTTACGCTAACCTACACATTGACAAATGTGATATGTGCTTTGATACGTACTATAAAACAAACAGACCACACGACGTAGATAACGGGTGTCCAAAGTTCATAATTGATGGGCTCGTTGAAAGCGGGTTACTTCTTGATGATAATAATCGTCATCTAAAGTCTTTAACCTTGCGTTGTTATGTTGATCCAGACAGACCAAGGACCGAAATCCATATTAACAATATTGAGTATTAAAGGAGAAATGAATATGAGCAATACCAAGAAGATCAGCTATAAGACCGTTGCTTCTAAGTTGCCTGTCCACCCCGTGACCGCTGTTATGCTTGAGGGCGATATCTTTGATGGCGCGACGATCCAAGTTAAGTATCGCCTATCTCTCACGGAGATGAATTCATTGATCAGCGACATTGTAAATACGATTATCGACATGCAGACCGGTGAATACAATCCTGAGTACATGGTTCTGGTCGAACGCATGTTGTTGCTGAAGCATTATGCCGGTATTCAGATCGGTAAAACTGATTTGGGGGCTGCATATCGCGTATTATTCGAAACCGATCTTTATGCCCAAGCTATGCAGCATGCAGACAATTCACAGGTGGATGAAGTTTTGAATGCTGTATCTGTGCGAGTCAACTTCCTTAAGGAGATGATCATCGCAACTGCCGGTCATAAGGCGGTTGAATTACTGACTCAAATGGAGCAGCTAATGAACAATGTAGAAAATATGTCCTCCGACATGAGTGGTGAGCAGATCAGTCGTTTGATTTCTATGCTTGGTGATCTGACAGGTGCAGACGTTCCAGCTGGCGAGGTTGCAGCAGAGCCTGACCAAATCATGTTGGCCGCGTAATCATGGCAAGATCATTTAACAGTTTAGATCAGGTATGCGATGCGGCAATTGATGCTGCCGCTGCCAAAATTATACTAATGGATTACGTTGCTCCCGTTGTCGAGGATATTCTCCGCAAACATATTCAGGAAGATGTTTATGGGGCATATTCACCAACACAGTACGTACGCCGCGGTTCACTTACCGGCACTATTACGAGCAAGATGATCGCCGATAACGAATTGCTTGTTACTGCCACCTCTCAGCCCAATGCCCCTGCGCATGGGTGGGCATCATCCGGAGAAGGTGCGTTCCTATACATGTTGGAGGTCGGTGATCTTGGCTGGTGGAGAAAAGGGTTTCCAAGACCCGCGATCGCAAATGCGCAAAAGGAAGTTGATGAAAGTGCGGCCGTTGAACGAGCAAAGAAGGCTGGGATCAAACGAGTGATGAGTAATTGAATACTAACGATATGGCGCGGGTCTAATGTGACACCGCGCCTTTTCTTATAAGGACGGTGGATACATGGCAGATACTTATGGCGTAAAGGTTAAACTGCAATATCAGACTAACAAGTCGGATCTTCGTGGTCAATTGCAGAGCCTGCTGGATGGCGCTACTCAGAATAGCCCATTGACCATAAAAAACTTTAAGGTTTCCTCGCCAGGATTGCGTAAAGCGCTCAATGCTGGTTTCAAAGAGGCTAATACTCCCCTTACTTTATCGAACATCAAGTTGAATTTGTCTGCAAATGCATTATCAGATTTACAAACTCAACTTGATTCAAAAGGCTTAACTCTGACGATCAAGGAGATTAAAGCCGATCAAGCAGTTAACAACCTTCGGACGCAGCTTGTCCGAATGTTAAGTGGTCTGCAGATCTCGGGCGTAAAGGATTTCTTAGGAGGCGCAGAGATCGCGGAGCAAGGAAAGGCGCTTGAAAGTTATGTAGGTAATTTAGAGCGTCTGAAAACTATGCGTTCTGCCATATCAAAGAGCGGAGCGCAACTCATGGCCTTTGGCAACAGCAATACTACCGCGGAACTTCAGAGAGCTCTTGTACTATATAGAGAGCTGAATGATCAGGTCAGCCGCGGTATTGAGGCAAAGGGCAATTGGGATAACATCGATGGGTTGCAGGAAGAATTAAGAACACTAACTACTTTGATTGCAACTCATAAATCATACCTCGACTCTCTAAAGCAAGAAGCTACCACCCGTGAGAAGAATGCGGCTGCAGCTAATTCTGCGAACTTACGTGAGTTGCAGAAAATGGAAGCGGCTCTTGAGAAGATCAATACAAAGGGTTTCAATCTGGATGTTGATCAGTCTAAAATTGACGTTTTAACAGAGAAGTACAATCGCCTATATGAAGCAATTCAGAAGGCTATGAATACGCCGGAGATGCGTAACAACGGACATTCCGTGCAAGAACTAAACGCCGGCGTCCGTGCATTAGAGCAGTATGTTAGCGGATTACAGGCTGAGGCAAATGCTAACGCGGTTTCCCTCGCGACTGGTAGGCAGTTGATTACACTTCGTACACAAATCAACAATTGGTTACAGAAAAATACGAAGGCAACGCAAACTAACCGGAAACAACTTCAGGACTGGGCAACAGAACTTTCGCTTGGTAATGTGAGCACACAAAGATACCAAGAGATTGCAAATGGTGTCAGGGAGATCGATCTCCAGACTCGCAAAGCCGGCTTATCTGGCAAAACCTTTTTTGAAACATTTAAGAGCGGATTAGAAAAATTCGGTGGCTGGTCACTTGTGACCCGATCGTTGACTTCAGTGTACAGTACGCTTAAGAAGATGGCATCGGCTGTCATTGAATTAGATAGCGCAATGACTGAACTACGTCGTGTCACTGACTTGTCTGAAGCCGGGTATAGCAGGTTTATGCAGACCGCAGTGACAACCGCAAAGACGGTTGGTGCGTCTGTAAAGGACACTATTAACGCGACAGCCGACTTCGCACGTCTTGGATATACGATCGACGAATCGACACAACTTGCTACAGCTGCACTGACATACAAGAACATTGGCGACGGTATTGAGGATATCTCTGCGGCAACTGAATCTTTGATTTCAACAATGAAGGCGTTCGGCATTGAAGCTTCTAGTTCAATGTATGTTGTAGATATGTTCAATGAGGTCGGTAATAAATTCGCGATCTCTTCGAAGGGTATCGGCGACGCGCTTCAGCGTTCCGCTTCGGCGTTAGCTGAAGGCGGTAATACGATTCAAGAGAGTATTGGATTGATTACCGCCGCAAATGAGGTCATTCAGGATCCGGATGTTATTGGTACCGCAATGAAGACGCTTACCATGTATCTACGTGCTGCGAAAACCGCAGCCGAGGATGCTGGGATGTCCACAGATGGTATGGCTTCTTCTGTTTCAGAGCTTCGTAGCGAATTGTTACAATTAACAGGACAGCGCGTTGATATCATGATTGATGATACCACTTTTAAGAGTACGTATCAGATCATGGAAGATTTGGCTGGAATATGGAAACAGTTGGACGATATTACACGCTCGAATATTTTGAATCTGATCGGCGGTAAGCGTAATGCCAACACTTTCTCTGCATTGCTAAATAACTTCGATACCGCTGCAGAAGCCATGAAGACGGCCATGGGGGCGGCTGGATCTGCAACACGTGAAAACGAGGAATATCTAAAAAGCATTGAAGGACGCATTGTCTTGCTTAAAGCATCGTTCGAAGAGCTTGCTAACAGTGTCGTTAATAGTTCGTTGATTAAATGGTTTGTTGACATCATTCGTTATGTAACAGAATTCGCTACACTCTTGTCAGATATCGGCGTCTTGATCCCAACGCTGTTCACAGGTTTTAGTCTCAAGGGTGTTATTCAGCAACTGTCAACCGTCAAGTCCCAATTTACTGGTACAATTCAAGATATATTCTCCATGGCAGAGAATAAGGATGGATCGTATAATCTGGATAAGGTTATTAAGACCCTCACGGATTCAACGTCTTCATATACAGATATTCAAAAAGTTCAATTGGCGCAACTTCTACAGAATTCTGAAGCGTTCCAACAATTAACGGCGGAACAACAAAAACATGTGCTACAGCAGGTTGGACTAACAAGAGCAGTTTCTGCGTCAACTCAAGGTTTCAGGGCATTCGGTGTTAGCATAAAGCAAGCCTGGGCCGCCATGTCTTTGTTTGAAAAGGCAACGCTAATTATGGCGGTTATTTCGACAGTATATAATATTATTGCGTCTGTAATAAATGCAGTTGCGGAGTCTGAAGAGGAGGCGCGCGAAAAGGCTAGAAGCGCTGCAGATGCTGCACAGGATACTGTTAACCACGTTTCAGAATCTGTATCTAAATATTTAGATCTGAACGAAGCGCTCGCAAATGGCGAAATTACCACAGATAGTTATCAAAAATCTGTTTATGATTTAATATCTGCGTTGCGTCAACAGGGTGACACTGTAGATGGACTTATCGAAAAATACGGTGATCTACATGGTGCGATGTTGCTAAGTGCAAGAGATGCAATTAAGGCGAAGCTCCCAGATCTTTCTGGCGGCTTAAGCGCATCCAAGGATAAGCTAATTGATTCTGGCGGTCACATAAATTCCAATTGGGGAGATCATACTGCCAATGGTTCGTTAGTTATCAATATAACCCATGGCTCTGGTAGAGATTCAAAAAAGAATGGGATTAGCTATCAGGAAGTTGTTAGGGTTATTCGCGAAGCAGGATTGTCTGTTGGTCAACAGGTCTATCTCAAAGACAACTGGTATTCTGTGGCTCTTGAAGAACTTGACAATATCGAAGATATTATCGCGCGTAGAGATAAGTTACAAAACGCCATCAACTCACTTAGTGCTATTCAGGGGGTCAGTGATCTAGAGTTTTATAAGCAACTTACTGCAGAATATTCAGGACTAAACAGCTTAATTGATCAGTATATTGCTGACGTAAATGCGTGGAATGAAGCACTTGCAGGCGTTGCGTTGTATGAGTCCCTTTATGAAAACGGAATCCCTCAAACCCAAGCAGAGTTTGATGCATTACGGCAAACGCTAACCGCAACCCTCGTGTCAACTGGTCAAATTGCATCTGTGTCGGGCGATATAGAGGCATCTGCTCAAAGCGCCATAGATGCTGTTTTGATGCAGGAGACGTGGGCGCAAAGCTTCGTCTCTACTCTTCTTGGAATTCCACCGACTACAAAGAAAGTCGTTTCAGAGCTTTCAAACACAATTTCCGTTTTACAAAAAGCAGCAGACATACTTACTTCCGCAAAGAATGACATGGAGCACTATGGAGCTTTGTCTTCTGAGACCATCAACGATATGGCTAGTCAGCTAAAAGCGGGAGAAGACATTCTTGATTATCTGATAACGGAGAATGGTGTTCTAAAGCTAAATGAGCAGGCATGGAAGGAACGTTCAAATGCGATTGCTACTGAATCTATTGCCGCATGGACAGAAGAGAAAGACGCCTTACAGGCCATCCTAGACGCCGCTAAAGATGGCTCTGAGTTCTCTTTGCCTGATGGATTCTCAGACTTAGGAGCCGTTCAATCCAGAGTTGATTTACTCAATTCAGTAATCACCTTAATTACCGGAATTGGCACCGAGGCATCCACTGCGTCCGGTGAGGTACGTACATTTGCAGATGCAATAAGCGGAGTTTCTGCAGCAGCAGACTTATTGACAGATATCAAAAATGGAGAGGATGTTCTTAATCTAATTCGTCAAGCGATGCAATTGGCGGAGACACTAAATAACGGTTCAGACTGGACACAGTTCATTTCGTCTTTCGACTCTCAGTCTGGAATTGTTTGGAATACAGAAGCAATTAAAAATGCATCAGACGAACTTGTTACGTTGATAACTGAGAATTCTGCATTAGCTACTCAATATCCTGGGTTGATTGAGTATGTTCAGAGTTTTGCAAAAGCTGCAGAGAATAGCGGTAATGCATCTGGAGATGCATCAAAGAACGTTCGTACATTTGCCGGTGCTCTTGGAGCGATCCGTGATGCTGCTAATCTTCTGACTGATATTGAGAGTGGTGAGGGCGATGTCCTCAGTATGATCGAGCAGGCTGTAAAGATGGCAGAGGCTCTGAACAACGGTCAAGATTGGACGCAATTCATTTCTTCCTTCACAGCAGATGGTGGTATCGTATGGAATACTTCTGCTATCGAAGGTTATTCTGACGCTCTCCTTGATGCCGCTCTGAACGGAACTCAACTTGAAGCAACTTTCCCTGGCATTACTCAATGGCTGAAGGACTTTGCCGAAGCCGCTGATGGTGGAAGTGATCAAGTCCATTCTTTTGCAGATGCTCTTGGAGCGATCCGTGATGCCGCTAATCTTCTGACTGATATTGAGAGTGGTGAGGGCGATGTCCTCAGTATGATCGAGCAGGCTGTAAAGATGGCAGAGGCTCTGAACAACGGTCAAGATTGGACGCAGTTCATTTCTTCCTTCACAGCAGATGGTGGTATCGTATGGAATACTTCTGCTATCGAAGGTTATTCTGACGCTCTCCTTGATGCCGCTCTGAACGGAACTCAACTTGAAGCAACTTTCCCTGGCATTACTCAATGGCTGAAGGACTTTGCCGAAGCCGCTGATGGTGGAAGTGGTAAGGTTCTTTCGTTCGCGGATGCTCTTGGTTCACTTTCTTCTTTCAATACTTTTTTCAACAACATACGTGGATCGAAGTCGGATTTGTCTATGCTTCAATCTGTTGTTGAACTTGTTGATTACATCAATACGAATGGCGGGCATGCAAATCTTTTAGACTTGTACTCTATAGGGGCAAATAACCAAATTGTCTGGAATATGGCGGCTGTAAAGAGCCTCGGCGATGAGTTATATGATCTTACGATTAACACTTCTGCTTTCCAAAATGCTACGGATAAAGATAAAGCAGCATTACGTGCTTGGATTTTTGAGATAACAAATGCTTCGTCTGGAGCTGAAAATCTCACAGAGGATGTAAAAACTCTAGTAGATATATATAATAATCTCTCTCATGTAATACAAAATGTACCTTCAAGCGGAGATTTGGTCGAACTAACATATGATGCTTATAATGAGTTAATGCAGATTGATTCACGTTATGCATCAGCTGTTCATTACCAGAATGGTGTGCTTACGCTTAACCGTGATACTTATGCAGCGGTAACGCAGGAAATAATCAAAGCGACACAAGCACAAGCTTTGGCTGAAATGCAAACTGTATTAACAAGTAGTGAGTATGTTGATTTGACCAGTCGCATTGGCGAGCTTAATGAATCAGAACAACAACAACTAGATTCGCTAAATGCAGAAATTATGGGCTACTCCGTTTTGATCTCTGAATTGGAGAATGCGACTAGCGCATATCAGCGGTTCATTAACGCTTCAACTCAAACAGACAGCAGCAGATATTCAGCCGCCGAGAATGCTCGTAAGGTTATCGAAGATACACTAAACAATGCCGAAAGCGAAATCTTCGGCAAGATTGGTCGAGAACAGTATATTGCCGCTATTGATTTCTTGATTGATCCAGATATTGAAGTTGGAACCGACGAGTTCGATGCAGCACTTGCAACAATTGACAGATACCTCGAAGAGGGTACGGCAGGTGTGCGAAACTTCTATAACGACTTGGTGCAACACGGCTTTATTGATAGCAATGGAATTCTGAACGCCAGCATGACAGATATGGCTGCAACGCTTGGTGTCAGCATGGAATTCCTGCGCTCTATGTTTGATGAGCTGAATATGTATCAAGACGAGGATCACAAGGTTAAGATCGAATGTGACACAGGTGAAGTTGAGTCTGAAGCCTTGTCGGCCGAAGAACAGCTTGTTGCGTTACAGGCCGCTGCGTCTAGTCTTAATGAAACCCTTGATGTAGATCATACCGTTGCAATCAATACAGACCCAGCCAATACAAGTCTTGGGAAGGTTTCAAATACCCTAACCGGGATTATTAACAAGCTTAACAGCCTTAGCGGACGTCGCGTGACGACATATGTTCACACCGTAACGACATCGTCAACTGGTGATACTGGCGCGTCTTCAGCGAGCGGCACAAAGAGTGCGGCTGGCGGTCGTACCCTCGTCGGCGAGCTTGGAATGGAAACTGTTGTTGATCCGAATACTGGAAGCTGGTATACGGTTGGGCGTGGTGGTGCGGAGTTTGTAGACTTGCCGCGTGGAGCGATTGTGTTTAACGCTGACCAGACAAAGCGCTTGTTCCAGATGGGGCGTATTGGTAGCCGCGGGGAAGAACGCGGAAGGGCAATGGTCGCTGGTGGGCTCCACAACCCGCCAAATCCATTCTTTGCAATGGCTGCGTTTGGAGCAGAAGCGGTCATTCCGTCAATCGTCACAGGTGTTGTAGACGGCCTCTATGACCAAGCGAATGGCGCACCTACATTACCTCCCGCAACACCAGATAATAACAATGATGACTCCGGAGACCGCCGTCCAAGTCCTCCAGACCCATCAAAGAAAATCGACGAGATCTCAAAAACATTTGAAGAATTCAATAAGTATATGGAGCATCTGATCAGGCATCAGGAGCACTTATATGAAGTTGCTGAGAATGGTCTTGATTTCCCTGGAATGGAAGATTCGTTAACGGAGCAGGCACGCATTTATCGTGAGATGATGGCTGAGGCTCAACAAACCGTTCAAAAGATGGTTGCTGCGGGCGCTAAGGATACAGATGAGGCTTTACAAAAGGTCGAAGAATCCTACTGGTCGGCTTATTCAAGCCTGCATGATATTCTTGATCAGATAAACGCACTATATGTTGATGCTCTAAATGATAAGATAGACGGCGTCCAGTCTGGATACGAAACGTTCTCAACGATGCTCGATGAAATGAGCAAGGATGGTAAAATTTCCGTAGATACATTCCAGGAGCTTGTTGCAAATGGGTTGGAGTATCTGAACTATCTGGAGCTTGTTGACGGTCAGTATGTCATCAATCAAGAAGCGCTTGAGAAGATGATTGCGTCCGAGAAGGAACAACTCGCTATTGAACAGGCGCTTGCTTATATCGCACAGATTCGTCAGGCGCTTAGCGATGATGACCCTGAAAAGGTCGCTAATCTGGTCAATCTTACAAATCAAATCAGCAATAATACGTGGGACTTAGTGTATGCCAATGCTGCGCTTCTGAAGACCATGGGCTTGACAGACGATGAATACGCATCTGTTATTCATAACATTGACATGATGAAGAGCCTCACCAGTCAAGTTAATACAAGTCTTGATGACGGTTCTGCGGCATATGAGAGTCAGCAAGATGCACTTGATAAAATCCTTGACTATACGAAACAGTTGATTCAGTACGAGACAGAGGAAAAGATCAAGGCTATTGAGGATGAGATTGATGCGTATGAAGAACTGGTCAATCTGCGTAAGGAAGCGTTAAAGACTGCAAAGGATGAAGCAGATTATTCAGACGATATCGCTAATCGTACAAAAGAGATCGCTGCTCTTGAAGCACGCATTGCCCAACTTTCTTTAGATGATAGCAGAGATGCCCAGGCAGAACGAGCCGCACTCGAGGAAGAGTTGGCAAAATTGCAGGGGGATCTCGCCGATGTTCAGGGAGACCATGCATACGACGCTCAGGTTGCGGCCTTGGATAAAGACGCCGAAACATATCGTGAGAGCAGAGAAAAGGAGATCGCAGAACTCGAGGCATCAATTAGTTCTGAAGAAAAGTTATATCAAGCTGCGCTACAACGAATTGATGCCGGATGGGATACGTTATACGGTGAGTTGATTGCTTGGAATACTGAGGCCGGTAATTCTTTGAATAGCGATATTACGTCAAATTGGGATCTTGCGTTGGAGGCAGCAAAGAGATACGGCTCTTATGTAGATGCCATCGTTGCGCATACAGGCAATCCTATGACAGTATCCTCCCTTGGCGTTGGAACACTACCCATCTATCATGATGGTGGCGTCGTGTCTGTCAATGGTATAAAGCGCAATGAAGTTGTAGCTGTCCTCGAAGACGGCGAGGAGGTTCTGACGAAGAAGCAACGCACAGGTTTGTATCGAATCGTCGATTTCGCAAAGGAACTCTCAAATCGTCTGGGCACGGCGATCAAGGAGATTGCGCTTCCATTTAGTCCGATGACACCAGCCTTAGCCGGTGTCGATGGAGTCCATGGTACAGTTGTATCAAACCAGAATTCTATGAACTTCTCACCCGAGATTACTGTGCAAATCACTCATAATGGCGATATGTCTGATAGCGACGCACGTTCTTATGGTCGCCAAATCGGCAATATCGCTATGAAGGAGATGCAAAACGCCTTCGAGCGCCGTGGTATAAGCGGTGTATTTGGAGGAAACTTGAGGCAATAACCTAAAGGCCGGGCGTGCCAATACGCCCGGCCTTATTCAAGGAAGGAGGTGACGCACATTTGATTATTGATTTTTCCTTGCTCGATCCGAACGAGCGTCCATTGCTAATTCTGAGAAACGCATCTGATGTTCCAATGGGAGTTCTTTCAAACGTGATGCAGGTCACGCCAAACATCATGTACAATGAAATCTCTGAGCTAGATTTCGATATTCCTGCATATGCAGATGGTGTTGAAACACCAATGTACGATGAACTGGTTGGTATGCGCATCATTGAACTTCAGGGCATCGGGCAGTTCGTCCTGATGAATCCCAAGGAGTCTGGTGACGGCGTCACCAGAAAGAAGCAGTGTACAGCATACTCCTTGGAGTACGAGTTTACACGAAAGAAGATAACCGTACCAAAGGGCACATATAAGTTCTACGACGAAGACGACGCCGAGAACTCATTGCTAGGTATGCTAATGAATGATATGCCGTCATGGAAGATCGGCACTGTGCCAGCTTCTATTCGAGGGAAGTACCGCACATTTGAGGTAAACAACGAAAACCGATATAACTTCATGAAAGGCACTGCTCAGAAAACGTACGGGTGTATTTTTAACTTTGATACATATACCCGCACAGTCTATATTGATGACGCAAGTCGTGAGCCCGAGACCACAGCAATATATCTCTCTAACAATAATCTTGCTTCAGAGATTAACGTGGAGGAGCTTACCGAAGATATTGTTACAAGGCTTGATGTGAATGGAGCCGAAGGTGTGTCAATTCGAGATGTGAATCCAAACGGCACAAATAAGATCATCAATTTGGATCACTTCATGACGCTAAAGAACTTCCAGCAGGAGTTGATTGATAAATACTTTGCTTGGAAGCAGATCAATGCGGATAATCGTCAGGCATTTTACAGCTTGTCAATCCGACATACCCTTGCTCTTGAACAGCGTGTTGCCGCAGAAGCCAGACTAACAGATCTGCGCGGCGAAATGACAAGCCTTGAAAATCTGCAGGCCGTTGCGATCCAGGCGATTTCGCAAGGACTAAAGACCCAGTCAGATCTTGATGAGATCAATGTGCAGATTACCGCAAAGCAGGCTGAGATTTCAGCACAGGAACAGCATATTCAGCTACTGCGAGACAATGCCGACGCGTTGCTATCCGAGCTACAAATGATTCGTGACGCTTGTAGCTTCGCCAAGTATTTCACACTTGATGAGCAGATTATGCTCGACCGATACATCAAGGATGATGAGATTTCAGACAGCAGCTTTGTGACTACATCAACATCGTATGTCCCTACCGCCAACTCTTCAGTTGCTGAAGCCATTGATTTGTCTGTATCTGGAGACACTATCACCAAGATAGAGTCCGCCGGAGGAAGCACAATTCTTGAAATCAAGGATGGCAAGCTTCACATCGCAGATCTATTAGATGCTTCCATCATTTCAGCGACGGCAGAGCACTATCCATCCGACAATACTTTTGTTGCGTCGTTTTATTTGAAGGACGCTTCTTATCATAGTGAAACATATCCACAAGCATGTCTCACGATAACAGGCTCTGCGGAGCAGATAAATGTAAGTGAGTCAGAGAAAGTTGTCGGGTCGACAGTTGCTAACGCAATGATCTACTTCTCTCTGAATGTGAGTGAGTACGAAAAGCGTAGTGTCGCGTGGGATCTTTATGAGTACGGAGAGGCGATGTTGGACAAGCTGTCGCGACCAGCATACGCATTCAGCGTGAAGAGCACAAACTTCCTTGTAAATGAGGACTACGACGCATTTCGTAAGGCACTTCGTTTGGGTGAACGCATCTATTTAGAGTTGAAGGAAGACCACGTTATCGAACCTGTTTGCATCGGCGTAAGCTTCTGCTACGACGATCCGGATAGCTTAGAGCTACTTTTCAGCGATAAGTTCGTATCCGGTGAGCGAGGTAATGGTCTGATTGACCTGCTCGAACAAAGCGTGTCAATGGGTAAGACGCTTAATGCAAGCCAGTACACTTACTCCCAATTTGAGGATTCAGGAGCCAGTTCTACAATCGCGGAGTTTATGACGTCCGCACTCGACGTAGCCAAAAATGCACTGTTCTCTTCTTCTGGCAACGCTGTGTCTTGGGATGGGACGGGTCTACGTCTCCGGAGATGGGTAGATGGATCTCAAACCGCATACAGTCCTGAACAAATGTGGCTTGTGAACAACAGCCTGCTGCTAACGGCAGATAATTGGCATACGGCGCAGATGGGTATCGGCAAGTTCTCAGACCCGAATCTGGGAGAATGCTGGGGCATAGTTGCTCCAACCATTGTCGGTACGATGTTAGCAGGCTCTAAGCTTGTGATTGAAAGCGAGAAGAAGGATGGCGGCACAGCAGTATTCCGCGTTGATTCAGAAGGTGCGCGTCTGTTCAATAGCAACTTTGCGATTTCCGACGCGAAGCGTTGCATTCTTCTCGACCCCGGCGTCGGTATGTTAATCGGTCCTCCGAATTCATACAGCAAGAACGAAGAAGGCGTATATACCGTTGATGCAGATCTTGTGAATTTCCATGTAGATGACGACGGCAATGTTTTCCTTCGTGGTACCATTACTGCCACTGACCTGAAGATCGGTGATCAGATTGGCACTGATTCACAGGCTGGTCTTGTTACGATCTCCGCGGGAAGTATTTTGAATCTTTCAGCCGGCGATGCTGTCAACATTCAGGGTGATGGCGGAATCACGATGTCTGCAAAGGGCGGTATCACCCTACTTGCAGGACAACTTGCACTTGGATCGGATGCGAATAAGCTCACTTCAGACGGCGTCCTGTCCCTTGCTTCTGGCAACATCCTGCTTGATGGTCCGAACAATGCAGTCACAATTGGTAATGCTAATGGCACGGTGAATATCGGTACAGACGGAACTGGCTTAATTAACCTTGCAACCTATCAGGTTAAGAGCAGCACTGTATCAACTTCGTACACTTCTAAGTACTCTACCGGCGGAACAAAAGCAGACGCGGATATCAGTGCTGAGTTCGAATATACTGCACTTGACGATGAAGGCAAAGAGTCAGATGCGAAGTTTACAATTGAGACAACATATACATCTGCCGTTGCATCAACCAATGATCCTCCGTCTATTACCGACGGTAAGCTCTTGCAGTTGGTGTACCAGAATCGCGGCCTGAATATCTATGCTGATGCGTCTGAGGACGAAATGATTTTGACCCCAAGCGTTTCCAATGGTCATCTAATGGGCTGGAATCTGATCAATGCGGTAAGTATGGTTGCAACAAATCTAAGCGCAGCCACAATCGTTGCAAGTAGTATCTACTTGCCCGGTGAGGATGGCAAGCTAATAGCGGTTGCCGATCAGAAGTGGACTATTGAGAAAATTGCTGAGATTCTGAAGGATGATGATATTCTCCCCGCAATCAAATCAAAGCTGAATAGCGCTTACTGGCGGGCATACTCCCATAGTCATAAGTTAACCGTTGGCGAAGACGGAAGTGTTTCTTGCGGCGGTGTCACAAATGTTTCGGCGGCATCCTCAACTTTTAATATAGCCGACACAACGTTCTTCAAGGATGCTGTGTCGGCTGCCGCACCAGCTACAGTTTCAAGAGTAGCTACATATGACTCTTCCGCTATTGCTTATAACGTTACGGTTGTCGTTAAATCTGGCGATGATACCCGTTACCCCTTTGATCTTATACCCATTAGCGCAAGCAATGCATATAATGCAGGATGGAATGCTTGTAGAAACGCATGTTCACCAGCAAATGTGTATACGATTTCAGAGTATGCCCCGGGTACACTATATGTGTATACCAACGGCGTATACTCTTCTGCTGGCTCTAGCTGGGTAAAAGTAAAAGCAGCTACTGCCTATACTCTCCCAGCAGAAAAATAAAATGAATGAAAGGATATTTTTATGATTCAGAAACACATCATTAGTGCATACATTACACTCTCCCATCTTGGTGGTATCCAGATGCCGGTTCGTTGTGCATATCAGCTTTATCAGCTCCGCAAGAAGCTGGAGTCTTCATACCAATTCTGCGCAGAGCAGGAGCGTATGATTATTGAGAAGTATCATGGTTCTGTGAAGAATGGAGTAATCTCATTTGCCGACGAAGACAACGCAACCAACGCACAGAACGCTTTACGCGAACTCAATGAGATGACCGTTGAAATCGAGTTCGACCCTGTAACTATCAACATGAACGATATTCAGAACGGATCTGTTTCAATGGATGATATCGCTAATCTGGATGGGTTTGTGGTTTTTGCGTAAGAGGAGGGTAATATGGCATTTTACGGAAGCTCTTTCTCCTTTGACGGAGTATCGTGCAGAGACTTCAATTTGATGCTGTATGATCTCGGTAGTGATCAACAGGATAATGTTGATTTTGCAAGCCCTGTTTCCGTTGTGGAAGAGGCCGTCGGACAAAACTGGCGGCCTCACTTCCTCGGTGTAAAGTTCGATAAGAAGCTGACGTTCAAGTTAGTCTTTGGCGTGGATGAATGCCGTATCGAACGTCGTGAATACCTGTCACGGCAGGAAATTGATGACATCGCATCTTGGTTGACCGGTCATCAAACATATAAGTATCTGGAGATTGAGCAGGAAGACTTGGATCATGTACGGTACAAATGCATGGTTTCTGAACTGACGCTGATTACTCATGGTCAGGAGCCATGGGCAATGAGTGCTACCATCACATGCGATGGCGCATATGCATATACCTACCCCAAGACATTCTCCTACACAATCAACGGAACTCGTGATATTTCGTTTTACAACGAGAGCAGCTACAACGGGTACTACCGTCCCATAGTGAGGATCGAGTCCAATACGGGCTCGTCCTTTTCTATTGCTAACATTTCGGATGGTGGCCGCATCACGGAGCTTACAGACATCCCGGAAGGATTGTCAGAGATCATCATCGATATGGAGCACGGCACTATTACAAGCAATAGTAACGCGAATCTATATAAGCATTTCAATTTCAGATATCTGAAACTAAAGCGGGGGTATAACAAGTTGCATGTCTCTGGTAACTGTGTATTGAAGATTCAATGCGAATTCCCCGTAAACACTGGGGGTTGATACTGTCAATGAATATTCTTGTTAACGTTGTCAATCAGAAAATGAAGGTTGTTAGCGGATTCAGGGATATTGTTGAGGGTTCTCAGGAGTTTGTCCGGTTTGAATTTAACCTTACCGACGAATGGAGCGGACTGATGACGTTCGCCCAATTTCGTCAGGGAGAGAACGCATACAACAAATATCTCGACGAAAACAACTGCGTGTGCTTGCCTCCTGAAATCAAGGCTGGCACATGTACGGTGATGCTATACGGAGCCGGCGGCACCGTAATTGGCACCACGAATTATGTCACTCTAAATATCAACGAGTATAATCTGGTAACAGATTCTCAAAGTACAGAGATTTCTGAGTCTCTATATACGCAACTGGTGACCAAAGTTAATACTCTGCTAACTTGGAATGAACAGCAAACTGCGGAGCTTACTGAGGCCGATCGTCAGTTGCAGATTCAGATCAATGAGAAGGCCGCAGCGAAGGATCTCGAAGCGGAGATTATTCGAGCGAAGTCTGCAGAGCAGGCCAACAGGGTTGCCATCGAACTGAAGGCAAGTCAAAAACAGGTTGACGATCTTGAGCTTAAAGTGACCGAGCTTCAGAATAACGAGTATGTTGCAGGACTGATCGAAGAGGCCGTTATTGCCGAAATGAACGAATACCTTGCGAGTGGTGCTTTGGCCAATATGACCATTGCAGACGCCAGCATTACTCGTGCCAAGGTGAATGCTGAGATTGAGGCTGCGCTGCAGGCTGGTGAAAATGCCATGCAACCGAGCGTCTACGATCCGCAAGGGCTAAAGGTTGATATTTATTCTTATGCACAAGGCCGTGCTGATACCGTGCAGCAGAATCTGAACAAGGTAAAGGAAGAGATCCAGGACGCCTACAGGCTTACTGATACGGTCGTCTATCAGAATCTCGGAGATGCTGTTCGTGGAGCGGTAACGCTATCCAGAAACTATGCACAGGCGCTGCTTGCGGACTACAAGGCTTTTACAATCAAGGTGGTTGACGAGCTTCCTGTGGTTGGTGAAAATCAGACTTTCTACTTACTTCCAAACGAATCCGGTACCGGATATGACAAGTACTGGTGGATTACCGACAACGATGGCAATAGCAAGTGGGACGTCTTTGGCAGCTCGTCTACGCTGGTTGTAGAAGAACTTCCGGAAGTTGGCGATTCCGATGTCGATTACATTCTGAAGTCCTCCGCTGGTTGTCTGTACTATAAGTATATCGACGGATACTGGGAGGTAGTCGCAGGCTCCCTCGCCTTTGTCGGAAGCGCGTTACCAGACGCTGGTAATGAGTTTACTGATTACTATATTCTGAATGCATCTGGTTCATATGAGCACTACCGTTTCATTAACGGATCGTATCATGGTATCGGCGGAAATGCATACACCCGTGACGAAGTTGATGAAAAAATTGCAGCGGTCAACGAGTCTATCAAAACTGTTCAAAACGGCGTCGATGCTAATGCCGGTCAGATCACGGCGAACGCTTCCAACATTACTGCGTTGAGTCGTTCTCTGGATCGCCTTGTTCAAGACTTTAACAACCTTGATACCGAAGGTTACACCTACTATGCTAACATCGACACCAGCGGCGACAACGGCGCAATCTTTACCTTATACCAGGTAAAGGGCGATGTTGAGGAGATTGCGTCTCAGTTCGTGATTCCAGCAGGCGGTGGCGGCGGTGGTCAAACCTCTACTACGAATCTGGTTGTTGATAAGATCACCGCGTCTCCTCTGGTTCTTACTCCTACCGATAAGGCAGAAATCGCTATCAACTATTCTTCTACCGACAGTGACGGTGAAGAGGTAGACGGCACTTACACTTGGAAGATCGGCAGCGAAATTATCGCAAGCGGTCCGCTGGTGCAGGGTGTGAACACCTATGACCTGACCGAACATGTTAAGGTTGGTACGCAAAAGCTGACTCTGACTGTAGTTGATGCCGGCGGCAGCATTGTCGTTAAGTCATGGACTGTGCAAGTAGTTGACGTTCGTCTTGCTTCTACTTTCAATGATCGTACGACCTTTACGGTGAATCAGAATGCCACTTTCAGTTTTACTCCATACGGTGCTGTATCTAAGACTGTCCATTTTATTTTGGATGGCGAGGAACTCGAACCTATGGTAACAACCGCATCCGGCACACCTCAATCATATACAATTCCTGCGCAGACCCACGGCGCTCATCTGCTGGAGTGCTACATTACAGCTACGGTCAATAACAAGCCGATTGAGACTCAGCATATCTATAAGGATATTGTCTGGCTTGATCCCGCGTCCGATGTTCCGGTGATTCGTTGCATATACCGAAACGATTATTATGGCGACGTGAAGGTTCGTCAATACGATACTTTGCCGATCGAGTATAGCGTATTCGATCCAACAACCAACTACCCGGTTGTTCAGCGTTATGTTAACAGTACGCTATCCGGAACTGAGAATCACGAGACTCCGCATGGCACTTGGAACTTTAAGTCCGACACAGTTGAAAAATACACGTTGACACTCGAGTGTCGCGGAACCTCTGTATCTATCGTAGTCGATGTTCAGGAACTTGGTATCGACGTCGCCCCTGTATCTGGCAATCTTGAGGTTGACTTTAACCCCTCCGGTATGACGAATACATCCGCGGATAGGGTGTGGTCAAATGGAACTTACGGCATGACCCTGTCAGATAATTTTGACTGGGCGAATGGCGGATATCAGGTTGACGAAAACGGCGACACCTATTTCTCCGTACGTGCCGGTACCCGTTGCACGCTTGATTATCACTTCTTCGGAAATGACATTCAGCGCAACCCCAGCACGCAGGGTGCAGAGATGAAGATCGTCTTTATGGTGGAAAATGTGCAAGACATTAACGCCGTGTGGATGACAAACTACGATCCCAGCTCCAAGGTGGGCATCCAGATGAACGCCCATAACGGCTGGCTGAAAACGAACAATGCATTGGAGTCTGACTCCGCAGATGTCGTTGCAACGAACACTTATCTGTACATGCCATATTCCGAGGAAGATATCATCGAGATGGATATCAATATTGATGTACTGGATCAGGAAGATGATACAGCGCAGGCATTTGCGATGTCCTACGAAGACGGCGTCCCGAGTAAGGCATTTGTGTACGGAAAGACAGATAACTTCTTCCAGTACAATTCTCAGCCCATTGTGATTGGTTCAGACTACTGTGACGTCCGTATTTACCGTCTGAAGATCTATTCCGCTGCTCTTACTACTGAGGGCATCATGCGTAACTTCATCGCGGACTCTCGTGACTCCACAACCATGCTGGACCGCTATGATCGCAACTGCATCTACTTCAACCGCGATACCAACGAATACACCCCCTACAGCGGAGAAGGTGTACTGGATCCTGAAAAGCTCGCGCCAATGATTCCCAATGTCAAGGTGCTGATGCTGGAAACGGATCATTTCACCACGAGCAAAAAGACATTCGTGAAGGCAAATCTGCGGTGTATCCACGCGCCTAACGGAACGACTTATCCGGGTGACCCATACTACGACAACTGGTACTTTGAAAACGGCTGGCATTCTGGCCAGGGTACGACCTCAGATAACTACGGTAACAGTTCCCGTAATGTTGACTTCCTATTCAACTGTGACGGAACGCATAAGCCGTCAGACAAGGTTGATGCAGAGCCGGGGTATGTATCTAAGGTTACGCTTGGATATAAGACTGAGGACGCTTATACCGAAGCTGTCACAGATTGGAAGGGTGACGAGGGCAAGGTTGCGTTGACTCGCACCTCTATTCCCAACAACTTCTTCAATCTGAAGGTGAACGTTGCATCCAGCGAAAACGTGAATAACGCGTTGCTCGCGAAGCGATACAATGATTATCTTCCCTACATCTCTCCAGCCAAGAAGCGGAACGAGAATACGAAGAATACGATGGAATTCGTTCCTGCGGTATTGTTCCTGCGTGAAACGAATCCTGATATTTCTACTCATAATGAGTTCCTCGACACGGAATGGCACTTCTATTCTATCGGTAATATTGGCGACTCCAAGAAGACGGACTACACACGTGCATATGACCCGGAAGATATGAATGAGTTTGTTATCGAAATTTCCGATAACACGAAAAACAACGCCATCTTCCAGTCCGGCGTGTATCTGGACGAGCAGGGCAATCGTCAGATCGAAGACTTCACGATTACAGAATCTGAAGATGATGGCGAGATTATCCAGACCCCTGTATCCATCGCTAAGCCTTCTTCTTTTGTTTATCCCATTACGATGGATGAGTGGAACAATGCGAAGAACATGCGTCGCTGGTGTCTGGATAACGAAGGATTCGATGGAGACCATTCTTTCGAGCCACGTTACGCATGCTGCGGCGACTATCGTGACGGCAAGCTGGTCAATGATACAACCGGTCGAGGTAAGGCTCAAGTTGCGATCAACAACAACGTATGGCGCGCCTTCTATCGTTGGGTGGTTACATCAACCGACGAGGAGTTCGTGAATGAGCTTGACCAGTGGTGCGTGCGTAGTGCTGTTGAATTCTTCTACGCATTTACTCACCGGTATACCATGATGGATAATCGAGCGAAAAATACGTTCTGGCATTTTGCCAAGACCGGCGTTTTCCGCGAAGTGACAAAGCCCGTTGTCGAGTTGCTGCATGTGTACTGCGAGAAGGTCGGAGAAGATTATGTTACGACAGCCGATACGGCAATCGATACTTCCAAGACCTACTACACAGAGTACGCGTTTGATCTATGGGACTATGATAACGATACTGCTCTTGGTATCGACAACAATGGCTCTCTGAGCTTCCCCTATGGTCGAGAGGATCGCGATTACAACATCGAAGGCAACCCCGCCAGCGGTTATGTTTTCAACGGTGCGCAGAGCACTTTCTGGTGTCGTCTCCGCGATTTGCTGCCCGGCGAAATCACCAGCACGTTCAATTCTGTTGAGGCGGAATGCTTTAGCGCAAGCAACCTGATTAACGAGTTTGACGCATTCCAGGAATGCTACCCCGAGGAGCTGTGGAGGCTGGATGTAACTCGTAAGTACATTCGTACTTTTACCGGTCTGTCTGTTGATAACTCCAAGCCCAAGCACGATACTTCATACCTTGGATCTATGATGCAGGGACGCAAGAAGTATCAGCGCCGGCAGTGGGAGCGCGATCAGGAAATGTATTTTGGTACGATGAACCTGATGAATAATGTGGTCGGCGATAGCAACCGTATCACATTCCGCTGCTTCACTCCGAGTGGCGATGATATTGCGGTCAGGCCGGACTACACACTGCGAATGGTTCCGTTCTCCGATATGTACCTGTCTGTCATGTTCGGTAACGGCAACACCCGTCAGGTGCGTGCGAAGGCAGGACAGGAATATACTATCGAATGTCCGCTGTCCTTCATGGACGATACGCAGGTGACAATTTACGGTGCGAACCGTATTCAGGCTCTGAACGACTTGTCTGCATGCTATATCGCAGCGAACAACTTCTCAATGGCTACCAAGCTTCGCAAGCTTGTTGTCGGTAATACAACCGAGGGTTACAGCAATCCGAAGCTGACGTCTCTGACGCTTGGTTCAAACAAGTTGCTTCAGGAGCTGGATATCCGTAATTGCGAGAACCTAACCGGCGCTCTGAATTTGTCTCAGTGTAGTAACCTTGTGAAGCTGCTTGCAGAAGGAACGAGCCTAACCGGCGTCACCTTCGCGACAAACGGTAAGGTGGAGACTGCCCACCTGCCGGATACTGTCAATACGCTGATCATGCGCAACCTGAATAATCTGACCGACTTCCAGATGGACCTCGATTCTCTGGAGACGCTTACTTTGCAGGGCGGCGCTATCGACGGACTTGACCTAATCAATCAGAGTATTGACACACTTCGCGTGCTGAACTTGTATGATATTGACTGGACGCTGCCTGATACTACGTTGCTGAATGAAATGCTGGATTTATTCTACAGCATGGTGACTGGTAAGGTGTACGTGTCTGGCGCAATTCGTCAACAGGAGCTACTGCAGTATGAAGAAGCGTGGGACGATTTGACTGTCAGCTATAACGCAGACAACATCGTCACCCAATACTTAGCGACATACGTGAATGCAGATGGCGAAGTGCTGCGCGAGATCTATGTAGACCGTGGCGCTCTGCCTCCAGATCCCGTGGAATTAGGTCTAATCGCAACGCCGACAATGGAAAGCACCGCCCAATACAATTTCACCTTCAGCGGGTGGGACGGACTTGACACTGAGATGCTTGCTCCGCGTACGATCACAGCTACTTACGCTACTACTGTGCGTACATATACTGTGACTTGGTACGCCCGTGCAGGTCTACCGCTAACTTCTGTATCCGCGGAATATGGCGCTGATGTGACTTACCCAGGTGAGACACCAACCAATACCAGCGAGGAAAGTACCTATGTGTACAATCTGTTCGCTGGATGGAATAAGTCTACCGGCTTCATTACCGGAGATACGGATGTGTATGCGATCTGGGATCGTGCCGAGCTACCTGCTGTCGGTAAAGATATGAAGGATATGACCCCGGGCGAACTATTCGCCGTCACCAGCTCCGGTAAGACTGCGAATTATTTCGTCAAGAAGGACTATATCGACATCGACATCGGTCATGATTTTGCATTTGAGAATGTTGAGTCGCAACTACTCGCCGAGAATCATGTGCTTGATGGAACCATGTCTACCGTCATCGATACTGGTATCAAGCTGTTCGGAGAAGATGCGCGTTCCTTCACGCTGGCGATCTCCTACAAGTATAATGATACTACGGCGGATGGCACGATTGCATCCTGTTTCGAGTACGACGGCTCTGAGGGATTCCGGTTGCGCTACAATAGCAATCCCGGCGTTCAGTGGGGCGATAAGAACGTTGCTGTCGGCTATCAGAAGCAGATGGAAATGCTTGTTGTTCGCTGGAACAAGGATGACCCGCTGCGCTTGCACGTGTATGCATACAACGAGCCGAGCGCACAGTTCTCTAACGCCTATGTAAATGCACAGCTGATTCGCTCCAGGGCGACGAGCAGTGAGGCAACCTTGATCCTTGGTGGCTTCCGCTTCCTGGGTGACGGCGTGCTGGACGGATTCGCAAAGGGAAAGATCCACTGGTGTAAGATCTGGTTCGACGATCTCGGCCATACCAACTCCCAGCAACTGGCTTCCTGGCCACATGAAACATGGCGTGCAGAGTATGGCGGAACGGGTTGTTACTACCTTGCGCCCGATGGTACAAGCCAGAAGACCAACGCCACCTTCATTCTGAATAACCTTGTTGCAGATCGTACGAAGCGTATGAATCCGACGAGCACCAACGCCGGCGGTTGGGACAAGTGTGAGATGCGAACCTTCTTGAATGAAAAGCTGATCGACGCATTCCCCACTTCATGGCGTACAATGCTGAAGCAAGTCAAGGTAAATGCTACAGCGGGTGAGCAATCACACGATATTGTTGTATCAAAGGACTTTGTCCATCTGGCTGCTCGCCAGGAGATTGAGGCAAACCCGGGCGCTCCGTATTCCAGTGAGGGTTCGTATATCTTCAACTGGTATACAAATGATCCGTCTCGAATCAAGTTCCAAGGGCTGATCGTCAAAGAGAATCCGCAATACTTCTTGTCAGATACTGACCCACGCGACATCACAACAAACAATGTGCAGGAGGGAGACATCTGGTGTAAGTCTACGGAAAGCAACCGAGGTTACATGCTGGTCAATGGTGAATGGATTGCCGCTATCGGCTGGTGGGAGCGTTCGCCTCTTGCGGCCAATTCCACGAACTTCTGTGGTGTGAACTATGTCGGTTGGTCCGGCAGCTACAGCCTTGCCGCGAACACCATTGGCGTTTGCCCCTGCTTCCATATCTAATATCTTTTCCGGGAGGGCGTGGACGGCCCATGCTCTCCCTTATCTTCGTGCTGGCGGCTTGCCGTCCAGCACATCATGAAAACGAGGAATACAATATGTCGGTACATCGATCTAAACGGCGCATATCGCGCTTTGAACTTGAACATTCGTTTTCGATCTTATATGCACATACGATCGAACAGCTATCGCACGTTAGTAAACGTCGGCGGAAGTGGCTCTGCCCTGCGATTGCTGAGCTTATGAATCACATGTACGACTTGCTGATGCGTGCATCAATCCGCATCAGCAGAAAAGGTATCGTAGACGAGACACGCTCAGAATTGATTGTGTCCACCTTAAAGGACTTGTCGGCACTACAAAAACCATTATGGGTTTTGTGGAATGTCTGCGAATACCCTACCAAGAAAATGATCCGATGGATTACTCTGATCAACGAGGCGAAGAGAATCATGCTGTATGAGTTAGCCAAGGACACTACGGATGTGAAGGATTTTACTATATATACCCTTGATTGGGATAAGGTGAAACGTGCAAAGTTTTTGCATATGATGAGCAAGCTACATCGCTACACTCATGGCAAAGTGGTGCATGCCCAGAGCAAGTACGATTCTACATCCGGCTCAATGCTGATCGATCTTGTTGACGAGGCTTTCTATCAATTGATTCGTGCGAATGCCCGTATCCCTACGACTCGCGCAGAATACATTGAACGTCGTGACTGTATCAACCAGGCTATCGTATGTTTGAGAGAGATGAACCGGCCTTTGCTGATGTATTTCAACACGCAACACTATAGCGAGAGCACTATGTGTGAGTGGTCTGAAATGCTGAGGCAAGAAATCAATATGCTGATTGCATTATCAAAATCTGATCAGAAACGTTTTGATTCCTTGAAATAAACAACATACAGGTTATGTTCTGCCATCCGCTATCAACTGGTGGGAGCGTTCGCCTAATGCGGCCAATTCCACGAACTTCTGTAATGTGAACAATAACGGTTGGTCCGACAACAACAACAATGCCACGAACACCAATGGCGTTTGCCCCTGATTCTCATATGAATAGTAACCACGTAATGAGGGTGAAGTTTATTTCTTGACGTAAGTCGACGACGACGCTATGAGAAGGAGAGCATGACCTTTCACAGATACTGTGACAAATATTACATGCCCATGATGCAATGGGCGTATGCTATGACAGCATTCCGTACGAATGGGTGGACGCTTCTTGCATGGACTGCTGGCTGATCAGCGCCACGGTTTTCATACCCAAACATTCCGGCTACACATGCTGATTGATTTCAAGCCGGACGGAGTAACATCAAAAACGAATCGGAGGATCACAAGGATTGAATAATGCTGAACGTATCCAAGCGCGAATTCAGCGGGATAAGCAACGCAAGCTTGCCCGACGAATGGAGCGCAACAAGGAATACGACAATTTTGATCGCGTACTAACCATGCAGCATTACATGGAAGCGCTGAAGAAATGCAGACGCGGCGTTGACTGGAAGGGCAGTGTCCAGCAATACTCGCACAACTGCATCACCACAATCAAAGATACTATTGTTATGTTGCAGAAGGGAAAGCTGCCAAAGCTTGCCAACCCTAACGAAATCACCCTATACGAACGTGGCAAACTGCGTGTTATCACGCCCATCATTATCGATGACAGAATGACACAGCGAGTATTGTGTGATTACTCCTTGGCACCAATGGTACAAGGGTCTTTGATTTACGATAATGGTGCGAGTATGCAGGGCAAAGGAGTCACGTTTGCCAGAGATCGTATGGATAAGCAACTCCGGAGTGCGATACGCAAATGGGGCTCTGACTTCTATGTACTTGCTTTCGACTTCAAAAATTTCTTCGGCAGCATTCCTCATCAAGTGTGTCTGCAGGAGCTGGAACGGATATACACGGATAAGCGCATCATTGATTTAGTGATGGGGATTATCAAATCATACCAGGTAATTCCTGCAAGCAAGATCAAAGATGAAAGGCTTCGACAGAAATACATGGACGGGGTCGAAAAGAACCGGGCCGTTGGTATTTGTCTTGGAAGTCAGATCTCTCAGATTATGGCTTTGACTGTGCCGAATAAGCTCGATCACTATGTTAAGGACGTTCGTTCTGTTAAGTATTACGCACGATATATGGACGACGGCGTGTTATTCTCTGACAGCAAAGAGTATCTGATGGATATCTACCGAGGTATGCAGGTAATTGCCAAGCAACTTGGGTTGCATTTCAATCAGAAGAAAACACGGATCGTCAAAATCACGAAGGGATTTACGTTCCTTAAAATCAAATATCGTGTGGTATGCGGTAAGGTTATCAAGACACTGACGCGCAGCGGAACGGTTAGGATGCGACGCAAGTTGAAAAAGTTTAGGGGACTTGTTGATCGCGGGCGGATTATGATGGATGACGTATTTGCATCCATGCAATCCTGGCTATCTCACACCAAGTATGCCAGGTCATATCGTACTAAGAAGAACATGGTCAATCTATATAACAACCTGTTTGACGGATACAGGTTGACAAAGAAATTTTCTCACACGAAAGGAGGAAGACAATATGCTGTACTACAAGCTGATCGACGGAACCAATATCGTTGGTGTTGGGACTTCGCTTGATATGCTGTGCTTCCAGCGCAAGCATCGTATTCTGTTAGGTTGTGATGTATCCGCGGCTCAGTATATTTCCTACAACGGGAAACTATATCGTGCGATTTGGATGGCTCCTGAAACAGACCACCAGGAATGCACTCTGTTGGATGTAATCGAAATCGACTATACCGAGTATGATGCACTTCGGAAGGCATTAGAGGTCGATCAGGAAATCACAGTCGAGACGCCGAGCGATACGCAACCCGAAGCCGGCCTTCCTTCAGACGCAACGGTGGAATATGTGCGTGATATGAAGATTGCGGAAATGAGTATCGCGTGTAATTCAGCCATTGAAAGCGGGTTCGACACCATATTGAGTGATGGTAACGTATATCATTTCTCATTAACTACACAGGATCAGATTAACCTTCTGTCTCTATCTACTCTGATTGCTAACGGCATGACATCCATTCCATACCATGCAGATGGTGCGCTTTGCACTTATTACAGCGTTCAAGATATGATGCAGATTATCACGACTGCCACGCAGTATAAGACATATCATACATCGTACTTTAACAGCCTGCGAAATTGGATCAATGCCATGACTGAAATCTCTGAGATTTATGGTGTCAGTTACGGCGTTACTGTTCCGGAGGAATATTGTTCTGTCGTGTTGTCAGAGCTAAACAAGGTCTCACGGGTATCGGAGTGATGCCATATGAGGAACATATGTAAACACATGCTGCTGTTCGCTATGGGCGGCAGCATTTATTTATGCATTGAAATCATTTGGCGATGGCTGACGCAAAGCGCCCCTACACATTGGGCAATGTTTATCGTGGGTGGTGTTGTATTCCTACTTCTGGGATGGATCAACGAAGGACTCCCATGGACGATGCCGTTTGTATGGCAGTGTTTGCTTGGGACAATTACAGTTCTCTTTGTTGAATTTGTCAGCGGATGCATTTTGAATATTTGGCTTGGTCTTGCGATCTGGGATTATTCCGCGATGCCGCTGAACATCCTCGGGCAAATCTGCCCACAGTTTGCACTCGCCTGGTTTGTGCTATCCGGTGTAGGGATCGTCGTAGACGATTGGCTAAGATACCATCTGTTTCGTGAAGAACGCCCACATTATACGCTGCTTTGAGCAGAAAGGAACGGAGGCGTAGATATGAAACGAATGATTATTATTGCAGCGGTCATTATTTTCGTTGTCATGATCGCTGTCATCCACGTCTGTCCCGGCGGTCTGTACACTTGTGGTATGCTCCGTATTCCAGAGGCAGGACTTGATGTAGAGCTAACAACTTCTATACATGGCTCTGATTGCGGGTGCTGCGGCGTATTGTACCAGGGAGGCGTGACTTATACTGACGACGACATGGAAGGTATACAGCTATATACCATGGTATATCTGGCTATCATTGATTATAGTGTGACAGTTTTAGAATATGTGGGAAGCGAACCATGTCTTCGTTTTGGCAACCTGCTAATTGGGAACCATGGAATCATCAAAACAGACGGCGATTTGCTTGTTGTCAATGGTTGCGTTGTGTACCGTTTTGTACGGTTGTAAGCGTGAAAATTGATAATAAAAACTAAGTTTTATGTAGGTGGTTTTTTACATCAAGATAGAGAGGAAGATACATATCACATGGAATGGATACAACGAATTGGTTCAGTTCTCGGATATATCGCCACCGCTATTGGTCTTTTCACAGTGATCAAGAGCGGTATCCTTAAGAAGGCGAAGCAGTACGTCGAGGAAACTGCGTGTACTGAAGAAAGTGATAAGATCCATCATGATCTGGAGGAGCGTATGAACTCTATTGAGGATAAGTTCAGCGAGTTCTTAGATCGTGATACGGAGTTTAAGGAAAATTGGGAAGAACATATTAAGACCCAGCAACTTGTAGATCGCAAGGTGATGGCAGACATTATTGAACGTTTATATTACCAGAATCGTGATCACAAAACATTGGACGATAATGAGTTCCGCAGGTTGACTGAGGTATATGAGATCTATCATAATTCTCCTGTTAACGGCAACTCCTATATCTCTGAGTTGTACCACACAATGCTGACATGGGAGCGTGTCCACTAAGGCGGTGATCGTTTGAAGAAGAAACGAGAATTCTCAAAGGTTCTTTGGGTCGTAGCGATGATTCACGCTACGGCCCTTACGATTTACACAATGATAGCTATCCTGATTACCGGAGATATCTCTCCTCTTGATACTTTAATTCCATCTGTGTTTGCTGAACTTGCGGCAGCCACAGGTTTCTATTACAGCAAGGCTAAGGCGGAGAACCTGATTAAACTGCGTAAGCAACACGGATCAGAAGTCTTCGGTGAATCTGGGGCCGCTGACACATAAGGAGGTACTGTCAGTGAATGAATTGATTCAAAAGGTGCTGGACATTGCGTTAGGCGAAGTAGGTTATCTTGAAAAAGAAACCTACGACCAGCTCGATCATGCAACTGCTAACGCCGGCGATGAGAACTTCACTAAATACCAAAGAGACCTCGCAAAGCTTAGCTATTTTAACGGGTCAAAAAAGGGAGTTGCATGGTGTGCTGTATTCGTGTGCTGGTGTTTCGTCCAAGTGATGGGCGAAGCGCTAGCAAAATCATTGCTTTGTCAACCCGATAAGGGAAATTGTGGTGCTGGGTGTAACTCACAGATGAATTACTACAAAAGCAAGAAGTGCTGGCATACCAGCAATCCGCAACCTGGTGATCAGATTATTTTCTGGAATAGTGCAAAGAAGGAGGGCTCTCACACCGGCATCGTATACAAAGTTGATAAGACCTATGTTTACACGGTGGAGGGGAACACTTCCGGAGCAAGCGGCGTGATTGCCAACGGCGGCGGCGTGTGCAGCAAAAAGTATAAGCTGACCAATACCCGCATCGCCGGCTACGGTAGGCCGCGGTGGGAACTGGCTGTTGAGGTTGAATCAGATGTTACGCCCGTTCAGCCCGAAACCGAAAAGCCAGAGTCGGTAGAGATTCCTAACATGGTAACCGGCAATGCATGGGTACATGTGACCAGCGGATCTACAGTTAACTACCGTACCGGTCCGAGCACATCATATAAGCTTGTGTCTGCTATGCCACGCATTAAGCAGGGTGAGCAGGTCTACATCAAGACTAGCGACAGCACATGGGCTGCGGTTGAGTACAAGGGGCATCGCGGGTACGTTATGATGAAGTATCTGACGCAAGAGCATCAAGATAATGACGCGACTATCTCTCCTGTAGAGCCGCAACCGATTACCTACACTACGGTTCAGGGAGATACTCTGTGGAAGATCTCTAGCAAGTTCCTTGGGAAGGGTAATCAGTATAAGAAGATCATGCAGGCGAACGGTATGAAGAATACTATCATTCGCCCTGGTATGGTCTTGAAGATTCCGGCATAATCCGGTTAGTGGGTAAACAAAAAGGCTGGCTACGCACTACGCGCTGCCAGCCCATAATTACCATTGACACCAACCCAATGGTATGTTAAGATTTACTTAGGTTCATACCGCCGTTAATCGGCGTAAAGTCGAGGTATCACCCGACGCAAAGCAGATGGCAATCACGCCGTCTTGTTAGCGTTGGGTGATTTTTTTTACGGAGGTACTATCATGGCAGGAGTTAGCGTTGAGAAACGCGGTAACAAGTGGCGGTATCGGTTCGATACCTCGTCTATGGACGGCAAACGTGCGCGAATCAGTAAGGGCGGATTTAACACAGAGAAGGAGGCGATGGCCGCCGGGATCAAGCACCTTGCCGAGTTTAACTCGACAGGTGTAATCTTTACCCCGTCTGAGATGTCGTACGGAGACTACTTAGCCGAGTGGATGGAGAAATACTGCCGACCTAATCTTAAACCAGAGACGTTGGTAAACTACGAAAAGCGAATCAGAATCCACATTAAGCCGAAACTGGGCAAGCACAAACTCAAGAACATAACGGCCTCTGTGATGCAGGAGCTGATCAACGAGATGTTCCAGAATGGATATTCACGGAATACTCTGGCAACAATCCGCGGTATCCTGTCATCAAGTCTTGACTATGCAGTAGAACCGATGCGGTACATCGACAAGAATCCTGTGGTCTATGTACGGCTTCCTTCTGTTCGTGTGAAAAGCCAGGTTCCTACAAGATCTGAGCCCCATGTGTATATTACACCAGAACAAATGGAGGCAATATTTAAGCGCTTCCCAGAGAAGACTTCCCCTCACATCCCTTTGCAATTCGGCTATCGGTGCGGTTTGCGTATTGGTGAGGCGTTCGCTGTTTGTTGGAGCGATATCGACTTCGAGAATAAGAAGTTAACCATCAATCGACAGATCCAGTATAACAGCCCACGTAAACTATGGTACTTCACTGAGCCAAAGTATGAATCTTCCAGAACGATTGATCTTGATGATGAGATGGTTGCTCTACTTCTTCGTGAAAGGGAGAGACAAGAAAAGTCGAAAGCATACCACGCAGATGATTATCATCAGCAGTACGAGGGGGCGTCTCGTCTTATCAACGACAAGAAGGATGGAGACCCTATCGACTTGGTTGCGGTACGTCCGGATGGTAGTTTAATTTCTCCGCGGGTGATGTTGCACACCTCTTCGATTATCCACAAGGATCTTCACTTCCCGGAGTTCGACTTCCATTCATTGCGCCATACGCATACGTCTATGATGTTAGCAGCTGGAGCACCGATCAAATATGTGCAATATCGATTGGGTCATAAGCGACCAGACGTGACGTTGCGGGTGTATCAACACATGACTGAAGTTGTGGAGCGAAACGGACAGGACGTACTTAGCGAGGTATTTAGGAAATCAGAGTAAAAAAAGAGGGACGGAAGCAAATCCGTCCCTCAAATTTTTGTTTGAAACTTGTCCCCAGTCTGTCCCCACTTTGTCCCCATTCCTCCGTAAAGTGGGGACACGGGAAGTTTTCGTCCCCAATCTGTCCCCAGTCCTTCAAAAATCCGAGGTTTCTGTCCCCAGTTTTGATTAGGTGAGTTAGGATGTATGGTACAAAAGTGCGGGATTTTCCGGGTTTTGATTACTTGGAGGCGTTCTCCACAGCCACGGCCACGGCGACGGTCGCGCCGACCATGGGGTTGTTGCCCATACCTACAAGTCCGACTCTTTTTGCAGGCTTATGTAAAAGTATGATGTTTATCACGCTTTGTTTCTATAGGGTTGGAGCGTTTATGTTCCAACCCTATTTCTTTTCTGACGGGGTGCAGAAATGCCGATTCATTCGCAATGATCTTTTGTCCCCATTTTGTCCCCACTCGTACCGTGATAGACGGTTCCGATACACAACCCTATGGTATAGTACCAAAGTTGTTATATATTGTCAATAGTTGGAAGCGGCGGATGGGTAAAAAAAAATACGCCGCCCCGAAATAGGGACGGCGTATAGTTATTGCATTATAGTGCCTGCATTGTTGATGCCGAGTTCAGAATCCAAATCGTAATCACAGTAGACCCCATCAAATCGATACTGAATGATACAATTGGGGTGCTTTGATACGAAGTCGGCAACAAATTCATCGACGCTCTTAAAGCCAAGTTGCTTAATCATTCCGTTAGTGTATAGCATGAGACTCCCTCCGTTATACATTGTTGTGGTCGCGTAACTGATCTTTTATTTTTTCAAGCTGTCTATTGGTCTGGTATCGGCGATTGCTCAAACAATACTCACAACCTCCGTGGTTACGACACGAACGATCAACCGCCTTACCCCCACGATATGGTTTTCGCTTTGACTTTCCATAGATAATTGCTTTCTCCTCGCTCATAACCGTCTATCCCCCGATCCTCTTCACACGAAAGCAAATATACCAGATCCCGGCTGTATTTCCGCTGCCGCTGTGCGTCCATCAAGCTTATGTCTTGCAGTCTCGACAGATTCATGTTGTCAATGAGATCTGCGATTTTGACCTCTCGCGCAATGGGACTGTATGAAATGAATTTGATATAAGTTTTACGATCTCCGCATCCCACAGTATGATTTTGCGATAGCAACCGAACTTCGAAAGCTATTTCGTCTCCAAAGCGTTCGGTCAGTTCGTGGAATGTGGTAGCTGTATCCTCCAACGTGTCGTGTAACAGTGCTACGATTTTTGCGTCTGGTGTTTTGCAACGATGACTGACGCGCAGAAGATGCCAGAAGTATGACTTGCCACCCTTATCGACTTGTCCAGCATGCACCCTGGCTGCGAAAAACATAGCCCGATAATATGTAATCCATTCGTTTAATGTCATGGCTTTTGATGCTCCTTTTGAATATTAAACCTGCGGCACCATTTACGTACAGCGTTATCAGATACCCGAAAGTATCTACCAGCAGCACAATAGTTCCATCCGAATAAATCAAGCACACGACGAATCGTCACAGGATCCGGCAGTTCACTTTCTCTTTGCTGGTTACGGCAGTCCCGGCAGTACTTTGCTTTTGCGTCTTTTTGTGATCCGCAGATTGGGCATATCCATCGCTTGGTCGTTCGCATTTTATATGAACTCAATGCATCACTCCCGATCAGTTTGCTTCATTTCAAAATGATCCATGGTAACATTACATTTACCATGTTCGCAGTCAAATACCCAAGAGCACAATTCTTCCTTGATCGCGTTCGCAGCCCATCCATCTACAAACATTTTCCTGATTTCATCTTCTGATCGTAGATCCGGGTTATTCTCGTCGAGATTAAACTCGTATTCAATGCGGAAAATGCATTTGCCGTTAAGCACTGATCTCACCTCGATGACCTGTGCTTCCGAACCCTCCGCGGGATTCGTCTTCCATACAGTTTACCTCGACAAACTCGACCGGTTCCATCTTCTTCATAATTCGGAACTGCGCGATTCGATCACCCTTGTGAATGATAGTATCTTCGACGGCCAGTGCAGCAAAACCCCAGATATCATTTTCACCGCAATATGAGTTATCAATGACGCCAACTGAATTTGCCATCAGGATACGCCACTTTTTATATGTAGAAGAGCGGGGCGCCAAGTGTGCTTCGTATCCATCTGGAAGCTTCATCGACACACCAAGAGAGATGATGCGGAAAGTGCCGGCTGTCATTGGAACATCCTCAGCAGCGTACAGATCAATCCAATCGCCATTCTGGATATGTTGAATTTTGGGGATATCGGCATCATGATACTTAATCTTTATTTCCATCTGTATTCTCCTTTGTCAGCATTTTTACGCAACGTGGAATATGCTTCTGCTTGAAGCCGCCGCTTACAAAACTTGTTTGAACGATATGGGGCATCACCCCATAGGTCTTGTAGTCCTCGAAGATATCATCGTCAAGCACGACCCAATTTGTCACTTCTGGATGACGATCAAGCCATTCGTGGATACCGCGTCCACGATCAAACATTTGGTCAGTCGTCTTATCATAGATCTCGATGCCTACGCTCAGCAATTTATCGTGCAGGTACTGTCCGTCTTTAGAGCGTAACTCTGGCGTTAAAGCCCATCCACGTTTCCAAGTTGACGTCAGGACAACTTTCGCTTCTGTACGCTTCGCCAATTCTGCCAGAGCTTCAAGCGGTTCGTTGGCGACACCGATACATCCACTGGGTGCAAACTCTTTGGTGTATGCATAATTCAAAACACCATCTACATCTAAAAACACGACCCTCATTGTACCGCCTCCCATTGTCCAGCTCCAATGTACCGGTACAGTGACGCATCTCCTGAATATGTATAGAGGGATAATCCGTTGTACTGTTGGATATTCTTATCATTTTCAACAAAGTCAACGGCTTCGTTTTGATGCTTGAACTTTTTGACGAGATGACCGAGTGGATCATCCGTTGCGTTTATGGAATAATCTTCATATACATAGTATTGCTTTTTCATAGGTTTACCCCCGCCGCCCAGATAGCTGTGCAGATTATCGCAATCACACACATGAGGAATACGCAGGCGACGAACTTGACAATACCGCGATGCTTTTTAGTTGACATACTTTCTCCTTATTTCATATCACAGAGTTCTCGTAAGATATCTTCATTAAAGGGAAGAATTTTCTTTTCAGTATCAGATGAGTTGAAAGGTTTAAGCAAATCATTTAACCATAACGTGTCCATGTCATATATATTATTAGGTAGTACGTTGATGGCGTTTTGAATATCAGTATGTGAAATTCGCATATCTTCGTCGCGTGGCATCGAAATTTCTCGCAACCCCGCGGCCCATCCTCTTTCTCGGCGTAACACTGGTGTTAAGCCTTCACGATTTTCATTGGATTGATGGCGTATTCGTTCACTAACTCTTCTCCATATATCTGCCGAAATCATATTACACACTGAGGTAGGTTCTTCATACCATCCGTTTCTAGTCATATACAACTCCTGTATATCAGCTTATTGATCACAAATCTCTCGTAGCATATGATCGTCAAACGGAACCGCCTTTTCAGGAATATCCGGTTCCTCATCGAATAGATAAAACGATGCGTTATAGCGTTCGAAATTCGAGATACGTTCTGCATATTCTGACAAGCTATCCATTGTTTCAGGAGCTTTGTCTATAATAGGGGGAAAGAAATTGAATATGTCGGCCTTAAATACAGACTCTCCTGAGTTGCTATATTCAACAACCGGAAGCGATCCTCTATAAGGATTAAAAGGATGTTCAAGCTCATCTAGCGCTTGATCAATAGATGGTTCATACGACGGCGTTTCGATGATAAATCTTTCATTACCGTAGATCCGGTTAACATCCATAGATTACAACCTCATTTTCTTTTATTGATCGCTTGGCATCAATCACTCGTTGATTCGACGATCCCTTATATTGCAGTCGCTTGTCTGCACAGCTGATATCATAATGACCATCGATAACTACATCGACCATTGAAATAACAGGAAGATGCGCAATCTCTTCCCAGAGAAATCCAGTATAAAGCCACACGTTAACATCACGATTCGCATGCGTATGCAAATACATCATAATCATTTCCAGCTGATATGGACGATATAACGGATCACCGCCCGTCAGTGTAATCCCCGACAAGTATGGTCGCATATTAAACTCTTGAACGATCTGATCCAGCATTTCTGTTGTAATAATCTCGCCAGAATAAAAGTCGTGTGTGCCTGGATTGTGGCAACCAGGACAATGATGGTCGCATCCACTGAAATACAAGGCCAGACGAACACCCTCGCCATCTGCTAAACTGTCGTAACATATACCAGACAAACGAATCGCGTCCTTTATACCATCTTCCCTAATAGGTAGCTCTCGCATTATGCTGCCTCCTGACAAAATTCGTGCTCACACGGACCAGCCCATTGCATTGCCATAGCTTTGGCGATGCCTGGGAATGTCTTGCTCCGCGTTTTCTGGTCGCGCTCTCTACGCCCTCGGAATCTTCGATAGTTTCCATAAGCGTCTTTGTGGCCTCCGTTTACATATGGTTCGTGATTTTCTATAACACACGTCGGCTCAAGTGGATCAACACCCTTCAGCCATAAGCACGTACGCTTGCTGTATGGGTGCCCGTGATGATAAGGTTGAATAATTTGATCATATGGTGGTAAGTTAACAAGCTTCATCGGAACTGGGTTTTCAATAACAACCCGGTCACAATCTGCATGATAAAAGGCCAAGAAAAACTCCTTGGCCTTCATCGCCTTCTCGAAGCGTTCTTGTTGAATGACGCCGTTGACACGCATCCTGACTGCACCGGCATTTGAAAGATAAGTACATGGAGGATGCGCTATAATCATATCCCATTTTCCCGGGATACTGTGCCATTTCGAATCCATCGTCTGGAATCTGCAACGTCCGTTAATAAGAGGGAGGACATCCCCGATGATATGCCATTCGGGGTGTCCTCCGGAACATTGTTGAATATCGCATGAATACGCCTCGTGGCCTAATTCACGCATGGCGATGGTAATGGCTTGAGATTCCTCACATGCAATTAGTACTCTCATAGCTCTCCTGTGAATCAATGGTATGACGAACGCGATCACAAACCTCAGTCTGCTTGCCATGATTGAAACGGCGATAATCAGAAGACAGATAGCCGGTTACCCGACGCAATTGAGTAATATTTTCACTTCCGCATTCAGGACAGGTACTGTCAAACTCGGACTGGAAACCGCAGTCGTTGCACGTGTCCAGCGGGAAATTGAAGGCGAGGTATGGGATATCAAGTTTTTGGAACGCATAGTCGATAATGTCTTCAACGGCCTTATGGTTAGACATGAGGCTTGAATCACACTCGATATAGGTGATTGTTCCGCCAGTACAAAGCTTTGTAAACGGCGCTTCGATACGGAGCTTCTCGTAGATGCCGACCTTTTCCCACACAGGAACGTGGTGTGAGTTTGTCAGGTACTCACGCTCGGTTACATTAGGAATAATGCCGTACTGATCACGGAGCTTCTTCATTGCGGTGAAGCAAAGATTCTCCGCGGGCGTTGCGTAGCAACTACCATTCAGATTGTTACGTTCACTAAACTCCTGAGCGTATAGATTGATGCGGCGTACAACACTATATGCGAACTCCCAGACCTCGCGATCGTAGACATGACTCTTGCCGAACAGCGCTTGACACATTTCGGCAATGCCAATAAAGCCAAACGCAAACGTTCCGTGCTTCAGCGCTTCAGACACGTCGTCCTGACACTTATCAGCATCCTTGATCGTGCCGTTCTGATACATAAAGGGAGCCGCCTTCGGTGACTGCGCCTTCATGATCTCAAAGCGCTTCAGGTGTGCACGCTCAACCATTTGTAGTGTAGACTCTAGAGCAGCCCAGAAACCTTCCAGGTCGGGCTCGGTACGTTCTCCGCGGCAAATGCCATACTCAATTCCTAGCTTGGGGAGGATAATCGTAATGGGCGTGTTATTTCCACGACCTACCCGAGTATATCCCAGACCATTGCGGTCGTAGCCGATCAAGGTGCGGCAGCCCATGGTGCTGAAGATTGTATCGGGATCATTCGGATCCTCATGTGCTTCTGACCAGTCGCCATTGCACCAGTTCGGGAAGATGCGTTTCGGCATTGATTCAATGCCCTTTAGCTTCTCACGGTAGTTCGGGTCACCCGGAGCAGCATTAACGCCTTTCTTATAAGAAAAGATACTGATAGGGAAAATGCTGGTCGTATGGTGCTTGCCGACACCTTCGATGCTTGCCTGAAGGAACCAGCGGGTAACGAGCTTGCCTTCAGGAGTCGTATCGCGGCCATAGTTCAATGAACTGAATGGCACCTGAGCGCCTGCACGGGATTCAAGCGTTCCAAGATTGTGCCATAGCGCCTGCGCTGCCTGCATACCCTCACGCTCTAACATGTCTTTGGCATATGTATAAGCGTCGGAATAAGAACATAGCAATGCTTGGTTATCAATGGTAATGACGTTATCAAACAGCGTCGTGTATGCTTCCTCAATTTCGTCATCGCTGCAAGCATAAATGTACTTCATGCCGTCGCGGTGGTGACGACGGAAACTCATGGCGACATAAGGCGCCAAGTCGGTGTCAATGTGGGCAGAAGCCACACCACCGTACTGACATTGGCTCTGCAACTGCATCGCAACAGCGACCAGTTGACACGCGGTAGAGAAACTCGTGGGAGGGCGCACATCACAATTACGCGTTGCAAATCCCTCGGTAAAAAGTTTCTTAAAGTCGATGAATAGGCAATTGTGAGCGCCTACGTTGTAGTGATCCAGATCGTGCTGATAGATCAGACCTCCCTTATGAGCTTCTGCTACATCAGCATCCATATTGTACTCAAGAGCAATGTTCTTCTGCAGAATTCCCGCAGCTTCATTCTTGCGGCCACCAAATGTATGCTCGTCCACATTGGCATTTGCGTTATCAATGCTCTTGCCGGAAGTCTTCTCCTGAATCTGCTGGACGGTGGTATTGCGCAGGTCGCGTTGGCGAGATCGTTCAGCGCGATACAGGATGTACTGCTTCGCCACATCCTTGCGATCAGAGGACATAAGATTGCTCTCTACCATGTCCTGAACTAGCTCTACAGTTGGAATGCTCTGCATCGCTTCGCATTCTGCATAAATCTTTTGGGCAATAGCGAACGCAAGAGCTTCATCAACTCCGGCTTCCGTTTCCCGCATAGCCCGTGAGATAGCGGAAATAATTCGCGTCTTCTGGAAGAGGACGGTGCGCCCATCCCTCTTGAGAATTTGCATTGGTTTATCTTGTGGAAAAAGTATTGTCATCGTAAAAACCTTCCTTAATATGTATGGTTTCTAGATGGCGCTCTGTCACGAAGCCACCACAACACAAATGTTGTGACGAAGATCGTCGATCGTGCCGTTATTTACTACAACATAGTCTGGCGTAACCGTGTTCATAGCTGTTTCAGAGGGGTGGTTGCGCTGTTCCTCTGTTAATGTAGACGCAACATCTCGATCAACACGGATATGCGTCACGCGATAGCCCGCTTCCTTAAGACGATCGATCTCATTGGGGAAACGACAATCTGGGATAATTGCATAATCCCAATTCTCACCAAACAGATCGAAAATGCTGATCAGGAAGTTGACCCAGAAGTCAGGGTGCTGCTTACGCACGACATCGGTCCCGACATACTGAAGCAGTGACCTGCCAGCCTCATCTTTCTGGCCATCCCAATCGAAGAGAGTCCTGCAAAGATGCTTCAAAAGATCGGCATTATGAGTAACAAGCACAGACTGACCATGCTGCTCCAGCTTTTCTTTCATAATCTGGGCTACCGTATCTTTACCAGCGCCGGCGTGGCCGGAAATGCAGATCACGCGCATAGACGTTCCACCTCCATATCCTGACCATCTTTATCAGGCTCTACGCCAAGAACCTGATAGATCTCGGAAAGATCAAGTTGAAGAATACCGTCCGTCTCTTCATTGGTTTTCATATAGCCTTTCAGTTCGTTAACGATACTGTGGATTCTCATACGAACGGCATCAGCATCTGGTGTAAGTTCATCAATAAAGATAAACTCCTGCGCATAGGGAAGATCACGAGCCCACTCAATGAACGAGCCGCTCCATTCTGTAAGCTTATGATTACGACGCTGGTCCCTGCTGCACATTGCGGCGAGATTCTCGTATGTCATGGTGACAGTACGAGTCTGGAGCCATCCTTCCGGTAACCACCGAATCAGTTCTTTCCAGTACCGCTTGTCCTTGGTCTGCAAATACAATTGACGCAACTGCTCCAAATCTTCAAGGAAACACTCGACTCGAATACTCAGAGAAATCGGATCGATCAGCTGGAGAGAACCGTTGTAGTCATCGATCTCAAAACGCTCCTTGGTAATTGGGGTCGTTGCAAGCTTATGCATAGTTGACGTAGAGTTGGCAGTAGTGCCAACATGATATGTATCAAATTCCTTCCACCAAAAAAGAGGCGCCGTGATATCCACAGACACCATGATTTGACGAAGAAACTTACGATGAACGCTGCCGGCGCGAATAAGCTGTTGCGCAAGACGCATATCATTTGGCCCGATCATATACCTTGTTGCATCAATCGGATAGCTGTCAGACTTATGCCAACTCTCCTTTGGATTGCGCATGCCGCGAAGAGCATGCTCGAAGCCCCATACCTGCGTGTGTTCAAACTTCATTATACGTCTTTTCCTTCCCGTCGTTCTTGCTCAGAGCAATCACCTGCAATTTTCATACAGGCGGCAATCATAATCAGAATGAAAATCAATATCATCGCAATGATGACAATGACTCCAATGGCGGTATCACTCATTTACAGCGCCCTCTGCATCCGACTCCTTTGCCTTGGAATCGGCTGACTCAGCGGTATCTTCTGATTTCTGATCGGGGTTGCGTGCCTTGGAGCAGAAATCAATGATATCATTCAAACGCTCCTCTGGCGTAATAGCAGCATTGGTCGCCTTATTCATGATCACCTGTGCCATAGCATAGGTACCACGGGACAGGCCGAGCGTATGCGCTTTGGAAAGTTGCTGACGAATTGCTTCCTCCGCAGCAAGCCTGTTCTTCTGGCGAAGTTCTTCACTTCTACGAGACATATGTATACCCCCTTATGTATTGTTACTCCCATTCTTCAGGAGCGATTGTACACTTAGCAACGAGCGAACTATATAGTTCATCTAAACATGTCATACACAAACTGAAGCGGCTCTGCGTCCCATCCATTTTCGAACCGTATCCAAATTGAATACGGAACGATACTCCCAAATAACCTATGGACGGATCTAACATTTTCCCGCAGCAATTACACACATGATTTTGTTGATCCATATGTATCCTCCCTATATGGGAAAGCAATAATATCATGGTACAACATCTTGTGGTTGTCAATCGTTTCATCCACATGATAATGTGCATTGTACCAGTATAAAATTCGTGTTTTATCTTTTAGGGTCTGAAGCCACTCTTCTGTGCTGGTATCGACAACAGACTGATCAACTTGCGGGAGAAAGGCATGTACCGGCCGAACACTCATCGGACAGGTATGCGTCAGCATAACATCGATTCGGTTCCCGCGGGATTCGAGCACCTGTTCGCACAATGCCTTGGTTTCATCGCTGGGCTGCTCGCTGGCAAACCAACGATACTGATCAAAACCACATGACATTGCCTCTATCCGTTCTTCCTTATCAACGCTGTATGCGCCGCCAATGACCATCGTGTCCAGACCATTAAGATGATAGACCGATCCGTCTACTGCGAAAAGAATATTGGGAAATTCCGGCTCATACATGACCTCTGCACCATTCCATTCTTTTGTGCAATACCCGTCGATATTTTGAGGTCGTTCTTCGTGGTTGCCATGGATGCAGAAGAAGGTTAACGGCATGGAAGAAAGCTGTCTTTTTGCATGATGATCTCGCCATCCACCATAATAATTCAACCCGACGTCGCCAAGTATGATCATGACGTCCTTCTCCACACTGGTCTGGTGGCTCTTGCAAAACCAGAATAGTCGCTCAAAGTCTCGATGTGTGTCTCCGGTCATGTAAATCATTCAATATCCCTCCGGAAAATGTACTCATCAAACCACACTTCATCCTGATAGTGGCCGTCGCGGAAGATACTGAATCGATACATTCCACGATCAGGATCGTAGTCGATACGTAATAGATCGCTTTCAGCAATCCACTGAAGGGATTGATGTTGATCGCTCATCATTCAGATTCCTCCTCGAACACTTCTTGTTCACCAGGATAATGTTTACGATATCCTGTCATAGTAAAATATTGACCTTCTCTGGTATAACCCGTACATGTGATGACGTCACCTTTGTCGATCGGCTCTTTGTCATAGACTCGATTGAACACGGTAAAACGTGTTTCAATCCCGCTTCCGATGGACTGTGTGATGATGCTCCATCCGAATTGCTTTCCATCCTTTTTCCTATGAAGCGGATAGATCTCTTTCACGTAAAGCAATGGACGATCTTCATCACGCCCAGTCACATATCCGGAATAACCCATTGCTTCATTGAAATATCTGATTTTGGAAATCACATCAAGGTCCGGTAGATTCAGACCGAGGATCCTTTCTTCACACTCACGGAGAATCGAACGGATATCCAGAATCGTATAACTCGCGGATTCCTTCCCGGACTTAGTCACGGATGTACTATACTTCTGGACAATCGGCTCTGCATATGAACCAGCTACCTTCTCTTTCTTGATCTGCTTCGCCTCGCCGCATTTGAAGAAATCAAAAACACCAACGATGCGTTCAAGCTCTCGCTGGTTTCCGAACTTCCTGAAGAAGTCAATATGTAGCAGGATATCAATCTGGCGATGATCTACGCCGCCAACAGCCGTAAGATCCATAAGCACGTCCATAAAATGAGTATACTCTTTTTCTGAACCAAGACTATGCAAAATCTTTGATGCCTTCGTGCTCATGAACTTAATCGACGAGATCCCCTTCGCGATGGTCTTGTCCTCCGGAGAGCATGCGTATTCTCCCCCGGAGATACCGAATCGAGGAGATGTAACAGAAATACCATACTGGCGAGCGGTTGTCGTACCATTATGGATATCCTCATCATTTGCAGCGTTATTCAGAAATGCAGTGATGAACTCTGCCGGATAGTAATACCTGTAATACGCACACAAATAACCGAGCAAACAGTAAGCAATGGAATGATTATACCCGAATTGATAACTTGCTGAGTCCTCGATGATCTGAAGGAATTCTTTTGCTTCCTCCTCCGCCTCGTTGCGTGGGCGTGGAGACTTTCGACAGTAGCCCTCAAGAATGCTTGGCATCGCCTTATCCAGTCGATCCTTCTGCTTTCGTCCAATCGCCCGTCGAATGTTATCTGCTTCGCTACCGGAAAGACCGCAAATCTGTTGAAGGAACTTAATCGTGTCCTCCTGATAAATCAGGTAGCCAAGGTTCTCCTTCAGAAGGTCATCGATAATTTCTGATGGATTATGATGCTGCATTCTGGCCAGCAGTTGGTCGCGATACGATGCTCCTGACGGGCGAATACACGCCGTCACTAGTGACATATCAAAAATACTTTGTGGCCTGAATTTCTTCAGGCTTTCAAAAGCATATCCGCCTTCAAACTGAAAGATGCCGCCGGGCGACTTCAGCATATCCTGCCACACAGCCTTGTCTTCCCAGTCGATCTCATGAGAACGAGGATAAGGGATACCGATCAAGCGGCATGTATCACGGATAACCGTCACAGTTTTTAGAATCAGGAAATCATATTTCGCCAGACCCACCTCATGGGCTTCGTCCATATCCATCACTAGACATAGATCGTCGTCCTTATAAAAGCAACCGAATTCCTGCTGAAGATCCACAGGAGAGATAACGATGCCGGCGGGATGTACAGACTGGCTCGACTTCGTGCCATGAAGACCATCATAATAATAAAAGACTTCCGGATGCGCCTTCCTTGCAGCATCTGGATCAGACGAGTATTCCTTCTTCATCTTGTCAATACGTTTCAGATGATAAGGATTGTCTGGATCGATGGTGATAGACTGCCAGTTCAGACGCTTACTGTTTTCGAGAAATTTGGCGAGCTTGTCCGGATGGTTCTTTTCCTCCCACCGTTTACGAAGTGCGCCGCCGATCGCATCGATAGTTGCCAGATCTGCGAGTGTGCCGTATGCACCGACTCGGGCGGTGTACTTCTTACCAAAACGTCCGATGATGTGTTTGAAGATGGCCGGACGATCTGTGTCGATAACATCGACGTCGATATCACCGATCTCTTCTCGATCTTCATTACAAAAGCGAGAGAATACGGTATGCCATGTTTCTGGATTCAGGTCGATAACATCGGTAACATATGCGATTCGTGATCCGCCTACAGAGCCTCTGGCAGGACCAACCGGAATATTGTTTTCTCTGCACCATCCCAGCAGCTCTGCCATGGAAAGCATGAAGCCATCCATATGAAGCTTTCGGAAAACGCGGAGTTCTTCAGCGATTGCATCGCGGAAAGCGGATTCCTGATGACGAGGAATCACGCCCGTATTTAGCTTCTCCGTCAACTTCTCTTCGATGAGCGCTTCAAATTTTTGCGAATCGTTCTCGTGCGTTCCGTACAGAATTGGGTACTTGATGCGGCGGTCAAGCTCAAATTCTTCTACAGAGTCTGCCATGCGATTTGTCGCATCGATCGCGTCGAGGTATACTTCCTTCGGCAACGCACCTTGAAGTCTGAACATCTCTTCCAGCTCCTCACGGGTGTGCCAAGTCAGGTCGAAATCATCTTCATTTCCATAACTCTTATCCTTATACTTCATTAGGATACTTCTGCATTCCGCCTTATAGCGAGAGGAGTTATGGGTGTCTGTGCCGGCAATTAGTTGCTTGTTGAACTCCAAAGCGAGTTGCAACAAGAACGAGTTGTATTCCCGCTGATCATCACAGATGTGAGGCTGGACTTCAAGATAGTCATATCGTTCGACCAGTCGATTGAACATATGATGATCCCTTGGCAACTTGGCCAGTGGTGATGCAAGACACGCGCTGGTTGTGATAATGTTATCGGACAGAGACAGGAATTCTTCAAACGAAATACGATTGGTGTAGTAAAAATGGTGTTCGTCAGATGAAAGAGCAATCAGCTCATTCAGCTCCCGAACGCCTGCTAAATTCTTAGCGATGAGTACAGTATGGAAATTGTCACGAACCCTTGGTTCGAGTTGCTCCGTTAGATATATTTCAACAGCATGTATGTATTTGATCCCGCGTTTATCACATTCAATCTTCTTGGACACCCATCCCAACGGTTTGCCATGTTCTGAAAACGCGATGGATTTCATTCCTTGCTGTTCCGCAAGATCCAAGTACTCCTTAAAGTTAGAGCAACTATCCAGAAGAGAATCATCGGAATGTAAATGATATACGGTATAACTCATGCAGCAATACCCTCTGAGCATTCTTCCACAGGTTTGCCGTCTTCCCACTTCCTGAAATCAAAATTCATCCAATACTCCGGATAATTTGATAGTTTGGAAAGAACGTCGTCGCCGAAGTAGAATGAAACGGCCGGCCTGGATCCAAGCCACCACGAGAAATCCCGCTCCTTCCAAGGATGCTTTTCAAGTTCCTTTGCGGGGATAACCAGGATACATGGAACAATATTATGTATCATGTCTTCCTTTGTATAGCCGCAGTTCAATACACCATCGCATGGTTCAAGCACAGCACAATCGAAGGGGAAATACACATCGACCTGTCCTGAAACGAATCGCTCGTATACCGTACCTGCATTGCAATCATACGGCGCATCGTTCCAGTCATCGCCGTAGTATTCTTGTAGGTCGTCATCGCCCAAGAAAAAACGGACGATGTTACCCTTTCTCTCGAAGTCGATAATCTTCATTGTTTAGAGTCCTTTCATTCAAAGGTTCCCGTTGATTATAAAGCCATTCCCAGATATCCCGCCCCTTATCAACCGGCGCCATTTTGTCCTCCAATGCTTTGTGTCGGTTCCTGACCCAGAAGACCTGCGCGTATTGCGTCAACTTCATAATCCTCGCATCCTTCGTGATATCCACATCGGCGTCGAGAGCAAACGTAATACGAATTTGATGGAAGTTAGATAGACGCAAAAGAGCTTCGAACTGGCTCTGTGAAAGATGCGAAGTCATCAGTGCTCCACAATTCTCATAACCCCAGCCCCATGCCATCATTACAGATTTGGCGCCCTCGAAAAGAATGATTTCCTTCATATCCTGAATGGCTTTCTGATTCTCAGCAAAGCCATAAATCGTATCCAGAGTGCCGATGGATCCCATGTATGTATATTTTCTGATGCCCTTCTGTTTGAAATCTGGGTCGCAAGTACGGCCGCTGACGCAAAAAATACGACCAGCATAGTCTCTGACCGGATAGACGATGCGGTTGTCTACGGCGTCATACCGAACTCCGAAGCGCTTCATAGCTTCCCATGAAATGCCCTCGTCAGCCCATGGCTGTAATTTTTCCTTGCGCATTTCATATCGGTCCATGTATCTTTCGGGAAGTGGTTTAGCCGTTGTCTGAGGGGTCGGCTTCTCTTGGTGACGATATTTCTTGGCGATCCTTGAAGCCTCCAGCCGGGTGACTACTCCATCCTCTGTTTCGGTGATATGTGCGAACGCCTTTAGCTTCTGCACTGCTTGGCGTACAGAAATACCGTCAACCTTCGTGATGAAGTCAATGATGTTGCCGCCAAACCCCACAGAGAAATCGTAAAAGAACTTTGTCTCTGGCCGCAAAGAAAAAGATGGCGTTTTTTCATTCGGGTTGAATGGAGAAATCGCCCACAGCTCGCCACCCTTTTCTTCAAACTCGCAGTACTGAGACATATATTCGACAATATCGACAGCTTCTATGATATCAGCAACTTCCACCCAACCACCTCCTTAATACGGGGTTGTCGGCATATGTTGTTGAGCCTCTTCGTAGCTAATGATGTTGCCGTCAAAAACCATATCGATGTATTCACCGTCGGCCATTTGCTCACCATTACGATTAAACTTGACGATCAGCTTTTTATTCCCGCATGCGGCTCCGTCTGCATCCAGTTCTTCCTGAGTTTTGCTTTGAAGCATCAGAATTGTTGAGGCGTTGCGGGCGATCTTAGCGGAATCAGCAAGACGACCGGTGGAGGTTGCCTGTGCTGCACCAATACCCGCGATATTCATCTCTCCACAAATACGATTCTTGACCGTATCCACAAGCCCGCCGAGTGATTGATACGAAGCGAATGCATCCTTCTCATCAGCTCCTTTGAAGTAGTCTACAATCAGGACATCAATTCCCTGCGTGTGGAATACTTTTTTAACTGATGTATAAATGCTCTGCTCGTCAAAGCTCGGCATGTACAGATGCGTAAAACCACACGACTTCAGCCATTCCTTTGCCTGCAGAATTAACGCACGCTCCTCATCGTTATATAATCCAAACCTGATTGTGCGGAAAGACAGGCCGGTTAAATGAGATAGCATTCGACAAGTAAATAGCTCCGAATTCAATTCGCTGTCTATGTAGAAAACACGATACCCTCGTTTGAGCAGATCGGCAGCGCAGTTCAGAAGCATCATGGACTTACCCATCTTCTGTTCCGCGCCGAAGATGATCAACTCTCCTCGTTCGATCTGGACATATCGATTCAGATTCTCGAACTTAAATGGAATGATGCCGGCCGCATTTGGTTGGTGCTTTCGTTCGATCGATTCAAAATACCCATCAACCACGTCTTTGAATTGCGGAATTTCAGTGGCTGTGGAAAACTCCAACATTACATTATCCAGCGTCGAATAGATCTGATGCTCGATATCCGCGCTTCCACCGGTTTCGCATATCCGTTTGCAGGCTTCCAACTTTTCGTATGTATGCCGTCTGAACGCTGAATCAAGCACTGCGCCAACGACCACCATGTAATCTTCTCGATTTGTTCTGGCAATGAATCTTGCGTTGTTCAACAGATCCTGTAGAGACGGAATCGAAATGATACGCGTTGCGTCATTCCCGACATGTTCAGTGCCCTTATACATGTTAAGAATGTTCATGATGTTATACGCATCAACTTTATCCACGCCCTTCTTGGCCAGCTCCTGCACAGCAAAATAGACATAGGCGTTCTGCGGATTCGTGAAATGGTTGGGTCGAAGCTGTTCAGAAAAGAATATCAGCTCCGGGTCCAAAACAACCGAGGCGATGACACCCGCCTCGGCTTCTACGTTTTTGATATCGCTTGCTGCCATGACTGACGTCAACCTCCCATTTCGTAGTAGACACAAGCTCCATGTACACCGCATATATGCTGACACTGGAAAAACTCGATTTGTGGTGGGAAATCATCCGCGGCTTCAAGACTATGGATCAGATTCAATGCCCACCTCTTTGCCTCTTCGTAAGCTGGCAGAGAAAATTTTTCACGAACGATTTCGCCAGTTCGATAACAATGAAATACGAGTTCTTCCGGTAGTTTGCCATAATGCTTTTCCACCCATACTGAATACAGATAAAGCTGACGAAGATATGCATCGAGCTCTTTATCGGATTTGGTCGGCTTTGTCCGTTTGCTTCTTTGCTTAAGCGGATGAGATTTATGATCCACCAGAATCAACCCACCATCTTGTTTGCGAAGAAGCATATCGACATATCCGATAAACGGGTAGCCGTCCAATTCAAACTCAATTTGATTCTCAATGCCAAGAATTTCAACATCACATGGCTTGATCCGCTCCATGCATTCTAAACCTTGATTAAAAAACTTTCGTTTGATACTGGATTGGATTCGACCTTTGATCTCGGTGAAAAAGCCAGATATATATCGAATGAATAAAGCATCACGGCTTATATGCCCAGAATAGTATCCGGCGAGCAACCGGTGAATGAAGGAGCCATACTCCGCATAGAAGCATGGCTCCTCCTCTTCCGGATATATGTAGGTGAGCAGGAAGCGGTAGGGGCAATCCTCATAACTTCTCAGACGTGAATAACTCCATGTCATTTGAGAAATCAGGTATGAATATCTCCCCATTTATATCCTCATCAGAACGGAAGCTCGTTGCTGTCAGATTCTACGGGGTTTGCTTCGGGTACTTCCTGGACGGGCGCGGCGTCTGGACGTACGGCGTTGCCGGACTCAGCACGTTCAAAAGAGAACACGGCGTAATTCACATACTCCTTCCGCGCCTCCTTATCATAACGAGAAGTCACGTCCACATCGCCGAGCTTAATGCGATCCCTTTCTCGAAGTTGTAGCGCATCTACAGCGCAGTTGCCGACAAAGTTACAAAAGCCGGAGAAATCCTGTTCATATTCGCCAGTCTGCTTATTCTTGCGGCTCGTAGACAGACGAACCTTGGTTACATTGGGACGTGTAGATTCCACGCTCCACACAGTTGCATAACCACCATTACGGAAACCCATATGAAAACCTCCTACTATTTATACAGTTCTTACAGTTTAGAGAGATCCCAATTGAACGGGAGCTCGCTCTTGCAATATGGATAGATCGGGCAGTCCGGACAGTACTCGTGGTGATCACAACACCACTTGATGAACTTCATTGCAAGTGCAACGTTGCCAAACGTAACTTCCTTCTCAGCAGTATCGGGAAGTGCCTTTCCAGTCGCCGTCACCTCGGAACAGCATTCACAAGGGGCGTTTACAAACTCCTCCTTCGAGAACGTTGACTTGCTGTTCTTAGGAAAGCAGATCTCTTCTTGGGGATCATCTTCAACATCAAAGCCGGAAATCGGATCGTACTTAAACAGCTCGGCATAGAGCTTGTATGCACGCGGGCCGACCTGGCAGACGTCTCGACGAATAAGCGAATAGCCATCAGCAACGGCTGCGTTGACCAGGTTATCAAACGATTCCGGGACATCATGAACAATTGTCTTGATTTGCATCGGTAACTCCTTACTGGTTCTCCGTCAGCTTATTCAGCTCTTCGAGCAGTTGAGCTGCGACAACCGGATCAGTTATGTTATTGTAGTTCGCGCACGGCTTTCCAGCCTTGTCCTTTGCGAACTTCTTAATGATATCGACCACATGATCCTTCTGGTCAGGATGTTCGGCCAAATAAGACTGCACCGACAGATTGATCACTGAAGTGATCTGCTTGGCAGTTTCCCGATCCTCCTGTTCCTCTGCTTCCTTCTTCTTGGAGCGCCAGTTATCAGGATCATCCTCCGTGGTAGAAATATTGAAATACTTCAGCAGGAAATAACGTGATGTGTAGCTCAGACCAGAACCTAATGCCTGAGATGCGTCACTCTGTTGACCTACGAGTGTCCACGGAACAATAATACGGTCGTTCGGATTAGCATTGTTGATCCAATGCCATTCCATATCGCACCACACAAGTACCTCGTTGATCTTTTCTTCAAACACCTTACCGTCCCTGGCGGCCTTGGTTTTGACATAATGATACGGTTCGACGTGAGTAGTACCGGGTACGATCCGAGGAATCAAAGACACCCCATGCTTGCGCATCAAACCTTTGATGCTTGCAAGAATGAGGTCGTCTGTTACATATTTATAGTTGTATCCCGCGCGGTTCTTCTGCAGGACTTCAACAGGCTTGCCAATTTCAGCAAGCTTCTGATAGATGTTTAGGGGCGCTGCCGTTTCAGCCATTGTTGAAAGCTCTCCTTGTCTTTCTGATAAATATATATACAATTCGGGGCTTCGGCAATCCGAAGTTCCGTTAGAATATCAGTCCATTGTTCTCTGCTTGTTATTCGATATGGACGCCATCCAGACGGATTTGGCTCATAACGACATTGCATCAGCTTTCGCCTACACTTCTCCGCATCATCCTTGGACAAAAACACGGCAAGCATCCAATAGAAACCTGTCATGTATTCGGCTAGACAATATCCGTTTGAACTTTGTTTCAACTTGACCAATCGTAGCGGCCATCTCTTGCTGTCCTGGCAGATCATTTGAACAATGGCGTAAAACTCATTAGGCAGAGGATTCTTATTCATCTGCATCATGGTCTATGGATCGAAGACGAAAACCCGAATGCCTCACGAAGTTTGGATTGCACTGCAATCTTCACCTGCTGATCGAGGTATTCCTTAAGAGTACTACCCACCTGTGCCTGAACAGCACGATCCATATGGTCTGCAACAATGTCGTTGAAGGATTCACCGCGAAGGGAAAATTGCTCACGAACAGCATCGCACAGTGTATCGCGAATAGTCTCAGCCACCTTTTCCTTAAACTTCCGGGAAGGCTCAGACCATATGTTTTTGATGCTGGCAACCTTGTCCTCGATAACACGATTACACTCACCTTCAATTGTTACGGCGATGGTTTCTCGCGTGATCTGTTTAACCCGATCGCGAATCAATTTTTCGATTTCTTCATCAAGAATCTGATTATCATCCAGATCCAGATTAAGTATAATTCGTTTCATACATTTCCTTTCTAGTTTTGACATGTCCTCCAGTACATCAAATGATGCTCTTTTGACTCCAGTAATTGTATGAATCTTTCAGGGTGTAAGCTTTTCCCTCCAACCACAGAATGTCTCTTGCGGACACGGACCCCGAGGCTTGAACAACTTCTTCGATGTCTTCTTCTGTGATCTCATATACCTCAATCCGAGGCATACAAGTATAGGATGAATTTCGGTTGAGATTACCGAGGACTGCTTTGAAGAGTTCAAATTCTTCGTCGGTAAGATACGCGATGCCTATAGTACTATCGTCGCAACCTATGTTATGGATAAAATATAGCTTAGCGTCCATCATATGATACCTCTGATTTATGTAGGCATATCATTCAACACGTCAGTACGGCACCGGTAAGCTCGCCCTTCTATCTTCTCTCTGGCAACCCTGGTCTTGCCTTGTATGGATGCAAACTGATCAGGCAGGTTGCCATACTTTAATGCGAATTGATACATAGGTTCCAGCAACTCTATCTCAATTTTACAAGCACGTCTGTTACGTAGAGCTTCCGTTAGTTTCTGATAAAGCTTATTACCTTTTGAAGCGCTCAGATTTGGATGGAGTTCAGCATAATGCTGAATATCAATCACCTGATTCTCATACTCTTGCTGGAGACGCACTGCTTCTTCATATCGAGGCCGGATTTCCCGGAAGAACTTTGCGAAATCTCGCAAAGTTTCTTCGGGGGAAATTTCCAGCAGAACCTCGGAGGGATGCGTTTGTGCAAACTGAACCACGGTTTAAAAAACCTCCATGTACATATTTATATCAAGCGGCAATCTGTTGTTTAGTTATTAACAGCAGTTGCTGTTCCTGAGCAATATCACATTGATATGTATCAAGCGCCATTTTTATAGTTTCATACAGTTTCTCCATTGGAGATTTCACAATTCGTTCATGAAAAACAATATATGGTTCAATCATCTTGTAGTGTTCGGGGGTGATTGTCGAATACTTCCCGTTAGTGAGCCACAGCCTGTAAGAGCCATAATAGAGATTTTCATCTTTTTCACCTTAAAGCAATGAATTCTTTGATTTATAGGCTCATTGTTTTTTATTGCTTTAAGTATAGTTTGTACATCAGTCATAAACCACCCGGCAAATCAATCCGGGTCGATGATCGGAAGCACACCATAGTCGCCGCCAATATAAGTAGTAGGCAGCTGACCATTCCAAAGATTTGTCTCCATATACTGAATCAGGGCATCAGTCAAAGACTCTGAGATCAACTGGTTTGCTTCGGCCTCGGCTTCGGCCTTAACCTTAACCGCATACGCTTCTGCGTCAGCCTTCATCTTGGCGACGTCTGCATTTGCCTGCGCCTCAATCTTTTCGCGCTCGGCACGCTGCTGTGCGACCATGGTTTCTTGCTCCTGTTCGGTCTGGGTCTTCTGAAGAACCTGAGTGGCAACCTGCTTGGCTTCAATAGCATCAGTAAAAGAATCAGCAAAATCAATATCCAGAGAAACAGAGATGATATTCAGACCGTAGGGTTCAACTGCTGACCGAATGGCAGACAGCAGCTCCGGAGAAAGAACTTCGCGGTTTGCAATCAGCTCCTCCGCACTACGGGTTGAAATCAGAACACGACCTGATTCTTCCAGGCGATGAGGAACAAGCACATCATAATAATCCTTACCAACGCTTCGATACAGCTTCATCGCTGCAGTCTTATCAATTGCGAACGAAATGCGACCAGACACCTTGACCTCCTGCATATCTGCAGAGAACGCCAAGAATGTAAACTCCTTGGTCTGCTCGCGATTATCCATCATAACAATAGACTGCCACGGAGCCTTCATATTTAAGCCGGCCTCAATGGTGGTATCGCTGACTCTGCCGAACGTTGTCAAAATGCCGGTATAACCAGTCGGTACGGTAGAGATCGTGGACATGCCGAGAAGAATGATGGCGGCGATCAGAGCAACGACGCCCATGGGCGTGCATTCTCTACGGATAACAAGAGCCATAACGATGCCGACCAGCAACGCAATAATGCCCAGTACAAACAAAAACATGAGTATATCCTCCTTAAATTCCTTGTCTTACAGATCACGAAATATGGAAAACAATACGAGTATTTGACCAGTCTACCTCCTCAGGAACGAAGGCATGTTGCTGGCTATCCCAATGTCGACAATAGTCTTCGAATGCATTGATCCGAAGTCTAACTCCCTCTTTGATGCGACGCCAGACATCTCTCGTTCCCCACGACTCCGTCCACTCATAATACTGATAAGCCATCTGCTCGTCTGCAGTCAGCTGCCGATACTCCGCCGGCGTCAGCATTTCGCAATTCGGATCTGGATCATTTGTGATCCCAGCTTCATACTGAAGGAGTGACTGCCGCGGGATGTATCCACTGAATTCCGGGGTGTCCAGACGCTTCGACAGAAACCAGGACGCCGGCAACGTGCGAAGGTACAGGTCGCCATAATCCCGATACTCCCGAAGCTCATCCTTCAGCTTCTCGCTCAAATCTTCATATGGAAGCGAGACGACATCTTCGATGTCCATCATGGCATTCCGTACTGCACTTGCGCCGCTGACGACCGGGACCAGATGAAATCCGTTGTGGTTCGGATTTGTATTCGGATAGTAGGTATACATGTCAATGTTGACCCACTTTCCGTCGATCTTTGCTTCGGTGTAAACATCAACTGAGACGCTCATAAATTACCTCCTTGCGCATTCGGGGAACCTTTTTACGGTACATACGTTTTCCTTCCTTTTAATTATTGCAATCAAAAAGAGACGGCGTATCACGTCGTCTCCTGATGCTCTGAAAATATGTCCTCGGGGCGATATCGCCACGCGAGGTACTGAGGGAGAATGTGAGGGTCAAACCACTCAAGAGTTCCCATCCGCTCGTCATGATATGCACGGTAGAACTTCCCGGAAGTCTCAACCTTTTTGCACGACAGTTGCATAGGAAACCACTTTGGCGGTTCTTCTCCCGACATCTCATAATGCCGTCTCACTCTGGAAACAGCATTCTGAATGGCAGGCCGTAGCGTATTCTTCAAGCGCTGGTAGTCGCTTTGACCCTCTCCATTTTTATGTGTTCGCAGAATGGTTGTTCCGTCTGCACGGACACAATGGCGTTCTTTGTGAGGACCACGGGGCGGATCAATGAACTCTCGAAGATCGCAAGCCACACGAAGGTCTTCAACGGCCTCTGCGTAGATTGGGTAATACCCCTCCAAAGGAAGGGTGGAGGATCGATAAAGAGGTTTGGACGGCATGCCTGCGTAATCATGCGGTGCTCTGATACGCATTCTGATAAAGTCGATATCATATGGCTTAACACACACCGTCATGTCGGCATCCATACCGCTATACAACAACCACAGAAAAGCACGATAAACATGGTTGATCGTGCTTGTCGGAGTGATTGGAAGGGCGACATCCATCACCAGCTTCAAATGAAGCGGCGAGGTAACATACTCACTAAGTATGCCCTCATAGTCCTTTGTTGTGAAAAAATCTTGACGCTTTTCCCGAGCCATAATAGCACCTCATGCGACAGTATTTAGTCTAATAGCTTGTTCATGTGCTTCCAGCAAAGACGCGACATCCAGAAATGAGATGGCGGCTGTTGCGGCAAGATGAGCCGACGCGACCGGACGCATCAAATGCTTGGGTAACGTCGTGATATATTGTCCAATCGCCGATTTCGGCAAACATTTAGGACATTCCGCTAAAACCATACTGTCATACATGAGTCCTGTTTCAGACGCATTCAGCAAAACATGTGTTGGCATGTTCAGCTTCTTGAGCGAAGTGGTTAATGGCAATGCAATGATGTTCGGGCTATGGATGTTTCCGACATTGTTCTGAAATACAACGCCGGGTCTCATCCCATTTTGCTCGTGAGGTACGTCACCGAAGTTCATCAGATAAACTTCTCCGCACCTGACGTGTGATGATGCAGTCATGGGACTACGTTTGTTCACGTACGATCTCCTTTCTTCGTCGAATCAGGAAAACAGCTGGTTAAGCATATAGATCGTACCACAACAATCGACACTCTGTCAAGATACTTCTTTTTCGATTCCTCCTTAATTTTTCGAACCGTCGCTATATCGACATACGCGACGCGCCTGCTCAGCTACATTATCTTTGGTAACCTCGCTCGGCAATTGTTCCTCTTTCACTGAATCTTTATGGGCTTCCATTTCCCACTTGAAAACATTGACAAGAAATACACATCCTCCAATACCGACAATAGATTGAAGGATGATAGTACCCGCGTTGAACTCAGATATGGTCATCAATAAAACACCAATGACGATGATGCCCACAATGACTAGGAAAAGCTTCAGGCAGGCATCAAATGATGACAGCTTTAGCTCTTCGACAAAAAACTTGTATACGACATAGACTATACCAATAATAATCCATGCCAGTCCGACTGCAAGACTCACACAATCACCGCCGTTTCTTAATGTGAAGCCTCGTCAAGATGTTCGATCGCTTCTGAAATTGAGTCCATTGCACTATCCATGGCATCGATGGCTTCCTCCATCATCTGACCACGCTCGGACTCTTGGATCCCTTCTGGAAGATTATCGAAGGAATCCTGTTCGTCATCTCTTACCTGTATCACGAGCTCAGAAGCTTGCTCTAACATATGACGAGCCTGCTGCAATGTTTTGCGTTTCTTCTGGTTCACAAATGATCACCTGCCTTTATTGTAGTCGAGAGATGGAATAGTGTCAAGTATATATCAAATGAGATACCACTTAACAATATCTTCAGACACACCAATGATTCGCGTATACGCTAATGCATCGACGCCATTGGGATCCCCGTCATATACAATGTTTGGCGGATAAGCGTACTCAGACATTTCAGCATCTATCATGATATCAATGATTGCCTCGTGAAGCTTCTGTTCGATCAAATCATATTGAGAACGACTGTGTACCTTAGTGCAGGCATTACCCAGTTCTTTCACAACTTCATATACAGCCATTGTAATTGGTACAGTAATGAAGCGACCGCAGTACTTCTCTTTGATTTCATCGATACACCTCGGATATTTTGTCTCCAGATTAGGAATATCTACACATACGATGTTCTCTTTACCATATGCGTTGCATAGTAGGGCGACGTGAAGAAGGCCAGCTACACCTTCTGGTGCCTTGATGAGAATTTTCTTGCCAGGCATCAGCGGATGTTTAGATCGGATTTTTGAGACCATCTCGTCTAAGCTCATATCGAGATACAGAAAAATGTACGGATCCATGTTCCTCCTGAGTACGAAAGCCCGGCCTGCTTGGACAGAGCTGAAGGATTCGATTGAGACATCTTGTAAAGAATTTTTATTAAATATTGAATATCCAATATATTCTTGGCGAAACGTATGATCGGATAGGTGCGGAAGATCGAGCTGCACAGCAGCTTTGAGCGAGTTGACGTAAAAGCGATTGAGTGAATGGCGTTCCACGAAACAAGGGACGATCTTCGACTTAACTTGCAGAAATTGCAAAGAGTACATATTCCCAATATATGTATCCTACCAAATCTTTTCAGATCCAAATGAAGCCGCATAGAGCAGCGGCGGCGCTGGCACAGATCCTTATGATATAAACCATAAAGTTCCCGCCGAAGGCAACACTGTGCATCAAATAAGACGCTTTGTTGCTATAAAACAAGATGAATCATATCTTCTTTCAGCCCTGACCGAGCAGGCCGGACATGTAGATTATGCGTTTAGTTTGTCCAGGAAATACTCAATGGCTTCATCGAAAGAGTCATTGACATTAAACTGAGGGGTGAAATTCAATGTCGTCTCCAGCATGAAGCATTCGGCTCGATTAGAAACCTCGTCCGCCCTTGCCAGCAGTTCTTTGGATATGCAACGAATCTTCTGCTGGTCAAATGTGACAGACTGCTGTTCTTCAACATCGTATGTGTATGTGACCTGATTCCCTTCTGCATTGAAGCGACGAGCAGTTCCGGTCGTCATGTTGGTACGCGGACGGGTGTTGGCCAATGCGCCGAGCCGGCGAGCAACACTCTGTACGATCTTATTACATGCAAGTTCGTGATCCAGCTGGAAGGAAGAAAACCTTTTCGCATTCGTAATCTCGCTGGACAGAACGCGCTTTTCCTCCATGATGGCAAGTATGAAGTTGACAACGCCACCAACATCATAATGTGGACCGCGAGATGGGTAAAGCTGATCAGATGTAAATGTTTCATCGGTCGCTTCTGGATCTGCCTTAGATCGATGATGTACTTGGATGACTTCAATTGTGTGAAGTGAATTACTGAGATACATTTCGGCTTTCATGAGCAATGTATCAAGGTAATTCTGGTATCGGAAACCTTCCTTTAGATTCATTGGATATCCCTCCTTATGTATTGTGAGACATCTGTCTCTTGATAGCCAACTTTTCCAGACGGGCATCATAGATCGTTACCTGATGAGACGGCTCGCGATGCTTGGGCTCGCCAAACACCTTCACATTGACGCTCATGTCATCAGGATCGAACTGATCAACCTCAACGATTGCCAACTCAAATTCTTCACCATGCACATCAATGGAAATGCTGACGTCCGGCAACTTATCGTGATCATTGATCCGGATGCGAAGCGGACCCATTTGGGTATCGAGTTTCATTTCTGAAATCATTGGAATGCACCTCCTGATTTAGTTTCTTTTTGCAAAATGAATAATCAAATCAATACCTTCTGTTGTGTATTCGCAATGGTAACTATCATAGATATACTCATGCTCATCCAACGGCAATCGTAGTGTGATGAGTTCTCCATAGAGAGATGGGTCGATTCTTACATGCGGATACTTTCGATAGCCCAAGGTTTGACTTGAGCATCCTGTTAGTAAGAATGCGGCTAGTGTAAATATAACTAGCAATACAACAACTTTCTTAACGCTCACTGTTATCCCCTCACGAAATGATAGTTTTATTCGTTACCGAGCCAGAGGATTAAACACCCCAACATCTCTCTTTTCTTCCAGAACTGCCACCACCTCTTGCGCTTATAGTCAATATGAGAAATAATAGCAGGGTAGTTTTCGTATTTGTCACCGACTTTAACATCCCGACTTCCTGTCAAATAGAATGTATCGCCTTTCGCCAACGGAACAACTCTTACGTTGTCTGGATAGTCTTCTGCTTTGATGATCATCTTCCACATCTCACACATAGCTTGCCTCTCAAAAACCAGTTTGCTTGCCAACCAGGTATATCTTTTTCTTGCATTTAGGGCAGACAATATAATACCAACATACCTCTTCGCAACATGGAGGAAGCATCTCACGTTGCACCTCATGATCGTAATAAGCAATTTCGCTATCACACTTACTACATGAAGCTACTTTTTCTGTCTCGTTGAGAATCCTCATTCCGGTCCCTTCTGCTTATAAGAAAGCAACTCCTAGAGATATGCGAGGTACCGTTCATGTACCTCAACATTATTGCCAATGTTCCACACTCTACTCATATTCGCATAGCTTTATTGTTTCTGGCTTCATTTCATGCCACCAACCGGTTTGAGGCGGTTTCATGCCTTGCCTTCCGCATTCGTCAAATGTATATGGAACATTGTTACATATATAATAATGACCTCTAAACCAGAAAAGCTGACCACGAATAAAGGTGCCGTCTAAAGTTTCACCTTCGTAGAACAATTCTGTCAAGCTGATCGCCATGTTGCTCACCTCAACAAATGAAATTATACTTTTAGTCGTTGATCGATGGTATGTAGGCCGCGCTCCAGCATCCATTGGATAGCTTTCTCTCCGTCATGAAAATGAATTACATCATGTAAACTTGGAACAAGCTTCTGATATTCAACCTTCAATGTTAATTCCATATCTGCATCATCCCACTCTCGAAATACCACTTCACCACTTACACAAAGCATACGACCTTTGCTTCGACTTTCGGTGTAGGCGTATATCAAATTGCTGTTACAAAGCTCGTGAATATTTGTCCAAGTATAATGCCACTCAGAATTTCTGACCTCGGACTCATCTTTAATGCACGTCCCGCACCAACGATGTGCTACTTCCTTCCCCTGATAAAAGAGCCCTGTCCTAATTTTATAAAAATGCGTCATCTGAATACCTCGCTTCCGTGCTTATCTCTTGCTCACGCATTACAACAATCAACGACGTAGAACCTCGCGCCGCATGGCGGAACGAATCCCGGCGGTTGATTGTTGCGAAGCCGGCTGCGTCTGATAGCCGAATAAATCGTGAACGGCAGCATACCCATCATCTTGGCAAGCTCAGGAACGCTGTCCGCAACGGCTAATGGAAGTTCGTACTGATCTGGTGTAACGGCTATGTATAGCTTAGCTCTCATACGCAATCACTCCTAAATACTCCATCTGAGTTTTCTTTAGGGAGTATTGTGAGCCTTGCATAGATGTCACAATATGATCGGTCAAAATAATCATCCACCTTACCGAGGAACCATGTATGTCTGCAATTCTCCCAACGGCGATCGCCACCGGTTCTGGAGTGGATATACAAAACATCTTCGCGACCAACATACCGATTCCACATATGAAACTGGTCTCGTATTCGCTTCTCGGCCTGCCTGATACGCCATTTGAGAATCTTTCTTCGCTTACCGTGGATGCGCTCCCAACGAATGCCAGTGTAGGTGGGTCTAACGACCTTACGCCCTGCGAATACGGCTTCCTCGAGAACATAGGTGAGATAACGCCTTCGGATTGCGTCGGTACGTTTACTGTACTCATGCGACCAACTTTTTCCCCAGTTACTGACACAAAGACATGTCGCCTCTTCGATGGCCTGTTCGCGAATAATGTTTTGAATGGAGTTTTCGGAAACTGCTTCTTCGTCCTTCATCAAGCGATACCCGCGCAGTCTGGGAACGATAATACCGTTCAGTTCTGCTAATTCCTGTAAGTTATCGATTTGCGCATACGCCTTTAGATCCATAGCAGTCGTCTCCTTAATGTTCGTCAAACACGACACAATCGACCTCGCCGTCTTCATAAAATCCGCGTTTTAGATCCCAACATGAGCATCCGGTTGCAACACAATCACCGCAATACTTGGGGCATTTGACCGCCCGATCAGGAATTGCCTCGTCATCGTGTTTGAAACGAATGTAAGCAACAGGCAAACCATATGGATTATCGGGCTTCCAGTCTCCCCATGAGGAGAAGACGATGCTCAGGTTGGAAGGAAGATCACCGGCCGCTTCTATGTATGCATTTACCAACTCATACTGCTTGGTAAAGCAGAGAAATTTCGTGTCCGGAATATGTTGAGCAACGCGAACGATCATCTCCATATACTCAGCATCCGGAATGTCGCCAGAGGAGTGCCAGCGGAAAAATTTCGCCTTGAACGCAGCGATCATTACATCGCGTTCGTATTGAAGCGGATCCTCCCGCCAGATCTGGAGGTTTGTTTCGGCTAATTCCCGAACATGCGGGAATAAAAAACGCCCTTTCCGGGCGTAACACTTCTTGAAGCAGGGTGCATCTGGTCTGCAGGTCGTGCCTGCCGGTAGATTGACGGATGGAATGTCCGTCCCAAGCTTGGTATTTCCTCTTGAAATATGCACACGCTCTAGGATCAAAATGAACCTCCTTATTCACTTGTCAAATGATTGCAATGAAAAAGAGCGCCGAAGCGCTCTGATGACTTATTTGAACTTGGGATAGAAAACTTCGACATCCCAATCTGACAGATGTTTTTCCAGCTTCTTATTGAACACTTGCGTTTTACTATCGTACCGCTCGCATTCAAAGAAGCGTCCGTCATTATACACAGCGATCTTTAACGGCATCCCCGTCGCTTTAATCCATGAGGCAAGAAGCTCCAGGGACAAATCCACGTCCTGATCTTCTTCTGCTTTTTGCTGAGGAATAATCGCACACCATACAACACGGGAGTCCTTATCGTTCGGCGTCTTCACCATACTCCCAGGCCACTTTAGCTTTGTTGGGTAAACCCAAAGTCTGCCCGGACGTTTCTTGTATCCGACCGCTTCGCATATTTCATCTGATTTGCTATACAGATCCATCGTTGGTGCGCCTAGGAGCGCACCATCCTTGGTCATAATACAAACGAAAATATGAGCTAATGAGTTGGAGACGTCGGATCCGGCTCGAGCAATGTGCACCATGTGTATGACTCCTTCAGTATCAGGATATATATGTATTCGGCGTGTTTATCCTTTATCCTTCCTGCAAACCAGGACATCGAAGTCTTTCAGTTCTCTTTCCAGTAAATTGAGAACTTTACTCCAGTCTCCGCCTCCTCGAACACACCCCATCATATACGGAACGGCGACGCTTCGAAATCCGCGCCGGCGCATTTCATGAGCAAGATCCTTTAGGCAAGATGCCAACGCGGCATAGTTCGTCTGTTGCTTATCCCTGCCGAATGAGAGCTGTGCAAACAAATTGGCGATCGCAAACGGCTTTGTCTCTTCTCCTCTGATTAGTACCGTTTGCGTCATCCCGAGTAAGTTTTGAGGACGTATCTCTCGACAGACAGTGCGGTGGCGGACATATACATCCGGAAACAAGGCTTTGACCTGCGCCGCAACTCCGCTGCCCATTACGCCCATACAATTAACCTGATGGGCAATAATATCCACATCGGTGTCGAACAGATCTGCATCGATGATTTTCATCAAGCATGATCCTCCATAATAAGAGAACGTAAAAGACCTTCCTGTAAAGGAGAGGGTGGAGCCACCTTTCTGGTGATCACGTCAAAAAGTGTATGCGCGATGGCTTCGAGAACGCTTGGTGTTTTGAAAGACCGGATCGCCTCGATGATTTCTTGGGGAATCTGAGATGCAAGATCAGTGCCGAAAATAACAGCGAGATTACTTTCGATGCTTGAGCCGGCGTCCAGAACACGATTTGGAAGCTCACTTGGCATCCCGGGGAAACATGTGATGCCGTAGTATTCTTCCCACGATGTACCATCAAAGTAGTAAGCCCACATGTTATCGTCTTCACCCTGAAATGAAATGTACGATCCGGGCTTTACAAAAGGAGCGATGATGTTGAAGAGATCTTCTGCGTCTTCGGAATGCCAATTATTATGCTCAAACCAAAACGTCAGATTGTTCTCAACTCCGTTATTGTTTCGGATACAATACATAGGCTCAAGCACGAATCCGAAACGCGAAAAGACTTCATAAACATCCTTTGTGTGAGGTCCGCCAGTCCGATCTTGATATTCATTATACCCCGCAATCAAATGTGGAATATACTCTACGGGAATAGCACAATCACTTGTGCAGGAATGTGCATAGTAAGACATCAGAAATCTCCCTTCACGAATCTTGGCCACCACTCAACGGTATCGCCGACTTCATACAAACCCCATCGGTCTTCGCTAACGACCCATGACGAACAACATTTCCCTGCTGGATCTGTGATGGCCAGAACGAAAACCTCCGGCGTCTTCGCATCAGCTGGATAATACGCCGGGTGATGATTCTTCCCGGTGATCGTACCAGTCATGGGTGGAGGATTTATGAGATTCCACGCAACTGATCCGACTGCGAAAACAAGTGCAATGATGAGCGCCAGAAAAGGAATGAGAAGCGATTCTTCACGCTGCATAAAAGCCTCCTATGTGTATGTGGTGTTTTGTATGTATTCGTATGCGAATATTTATGCAAAGATAGATGTCAGATCGAGAGGAACTGGACAAAACTTGTTGGATCGCCCACGCTGTATATGCTCTAACAATTCGAACGCAGAACATACGTAGAACGGTATACCGACAATTTGTAGTTTATTACGTAAGATCTTAGAGGAAATAAGGTATTGTTTATTTGGTTTGATATCATGTCTGATTCGATGATATAGAAAGTCTTCTATACAGTGACCGCACGCATTTGCCGGGGTACCATCGCACCATACAATACCAAGTAACGCGAGCTGATCCAATAACTCATCGACTGTTTCGTGGCTATCCTCACGGAAATCTACTAGGAGTTCCCCGTTTAAGAACTCCTGAATGAGATCTCTATGGATCATGCAATCGAACTCCTTGCACTCATCCTATGAAATACTTTGGCGCAATCTACAATCTGTTCTGCGGCGAACTCTGCTTCCTCCTCCGTGATATACGGTGGGATGGTAATTCGGATAGAATTCATTGCGTCTTCGTCGCTCATGCCGATCGCTTTGAGAACGTAGCTTGGCGTATACTCACCAGACGAGCAGGCGCTTCCTCTGCTGACATATACACCGCGTCCGGACAAGGCGAGTGTAAATGCTTCGCCGTCAATCCCCGGGAAACAAAGGTTCAAATTGTTCGCCGCGCGAGATTCGAGGTTTGCACCATTTAGTTTCGTATTCGGCAACTCACTCATGATGTACTGATACATTTTGTCTCGCATACTGCGAACATGACTCATCTGGATCAATGCATATTGCTCATCAACAAAACTGGCATCGAGGCTGGTTGCCAGATTCAGGATCAGCTGGTCTGGTTCTGTACCGGCTCTCAGGCCGAATTGCTGATGGCCACCATGGATTAGCGGATCAATCTTCGTCCCGCCCTTAATATACAGGATCCCGATCCCCTTCGGAGCGCCGAATTTATGGCCGGAAATCGAAACAAGGTCTGCAAATACCATAGTGTTGATGCACATGGGTAAATGATACGCTGCTGCCTGAACGCAATCAGAATGGAAAAGCACTCCATGGCTTTTCGCATAGACTTGATACGGGGCAAGACTCTGGTATGTACCAAGCTCGTGATTCAGAGTTCCAATAGAAATGAGGATGGTATCCTGATCAACCGCTTGGTAAAAAGCTTCTGGTTGAATGTATCCGCCGGGATTAACAGGCAGATATGTAACACGGAACCCCTGACGCTCCAGAAACCTACAGCTTTCCAACACGGACGGGTGTTCGATCTGCGTAGTAATGATGTGTTTTCCCTTATCCTGATTGGCGTAAGCAACGCCCTTGATTGCCCAGTTGTTGCTTTCTGAACCACCGGATGTAAAAAAAAGTTCATCCGGACTACAACCCAGTACGTTTGCAATGTCCTGCTTGGCAAATGTGATCCGGGACTTAGCGGTCTGACCGCCCTTATGAATGGATGATGGGTTATATCCAAATCCACTTGCTGCGTGATCCAAATTGACGATCATATCCTATACCTCCTTGTGTTCAATGAGAGCGCATGACGGGGATCGAACCCGCGCTGCCTGCTTGGAAGGCAGGTGTGCTGCCGCTACACCACATGCGCAAAAAGATCTACCCTTACGAGTAGATCAGACTAAGATTCAATGGGAATATTTCTGGACGTTCAGGGAACGAAAGAACATCCCATACATCTTCAAGATATACTTCCACATATGCAGTCTCAAGAACTGGTGCTTTGAGAGCGCATTCACTACCGTTACAGAAAAACCAGCAACCACGTTTTTTCACTGGGTTCTCACGGCCGAAATAACCAAATCGCTCTTCAATCTCAGCACAACCGATGTTCATATCGGGATAGCTATCGAAGAAATCAGCTATAAAACGTGGCAAGTATTTTCGCGGAACAAAAACACGTATACCGCATTCGAATGGGTCAGTAACACGTCCGAATGGTAATGACACTGTGCCTCGCTCAGTCACTTCCCGCATCTTGTTCACCTTCCAGTATCCTAATATACTTATACACCGTCGGCCGGCTGATATCACACAGCTTTGCGACCTGACAGATATTAAGCTCGCCGTTCTTATATCGCGGATAAATGCGTTTGAACTTCGATGGGATTTTGGCCAGAGTCGTTGGGGGTCTGCCTGGCCGGGAGTTCTTAACTGACACGTTTTCCTGATGATCTTCAGAGTCCACAAACCAAGACATGTGCTGATGATATGCAGGACTGATCAAGAGCTTCAAAATGTTCTCGATACTTGAGTCGCTCCCGTCGATCATACTGATCCACATTTCCACATCCGGTAATAAACCTTGGAATGAGACGACGATCTTCATTTTCTTACTCCTCTTCCAGTAGACTGATCAGAGCATTTGCGTTCTCGCCGATGGTGATCATGTCCTCAAAGTTGGATGTATTCACAAAGTGAATCAGCTGGTCAATGGTGGTAAAGATGATCTCATCCATTAGTTCTCCATCGACGCAAACCGTAATCATCCTGAGATACGGAAGAACTGCGACCTGAACCTCAGTCTCTTCTTTGCCATACTCGGTATACGCAATATCCATGCTGGGCTGGAGACTCTGGAAAACATTGTGCTGACCATATTCGCGAATGCAAAAGGCGTTCATGGCCGTCAGCATACGAACGAGCTGACTCGCGTTCAGTGATGTCTGAGTTGTCATATTACCCTCCTCAAAACTTCAGTTTGTTCAAAATACACTCTGCTATATTTCTCAGGTGTTCGTGGCGCTGTTCTTCGCTCTGGAAACAACCAGTCCAGCCATCGCCGACTGCAGCCTCATAAATGATCTCACCATCTACGTCTGGATAGGAGCAATACAGTGATCCACACCGAAGACGAACATAGCCCACAAGATGGTCGTTAGGGTCATAGACATCGTACTGTTCCGGACATGCGGAGCATGTACGAACAAACAGCAAATTACCAATTTGCATGTTACGCCTCCTGATTACTTCTTTACAATGTAACGATCACAGCCAACATAAGCACTCACCACACGCATGATTGATCCCTTTGGAATCTCTTGGTGCTTTCTCACAACTCCTGAAAAATATATCTAGAGTTCATGGTTTCGACGATCAAATCATTCTGATCGCGGAAAATGTTCTCGACACGAGAAGTTTGGAGATAGCCATCCTTGAGGTTGCCATCTCTATCCTTATGGTACATCAGCCACATGCACCAGCCAATGGTCAGCTCTTCGCAAAACGAAACGGTGCAACCAATACGGAGTGGATAACGGCCGTCAGTACGGGTTTCCCCGGTCTTGATATGTTGAATATCTTTAATAATCATGATTGAGACTCCTTCTATTTACTCTGACAGAGTTAACACATGCTGTTTTCTGGTGTTCCTCGCGCGAACAATTTCAGATCGCAGGCAACCACATGAACGCGTCAGTTGCCTACGCAAAGACTGTCCAGAAACAATGCACGTGTTTCCGCACTTACATTTGCAGTACCACATGGCTGCGGTGGAGGTCCCGAACTTTTGGCGTGGAGCTCGTCCGGACACATATAAGTTGCCGACAGTTCTGCCGGTCATATCAACAACGCGCATACTTCCTCCATATTATCTTATGAATGTTTGAGATAAGCCGCTATGAGACGATATGGTAACCGTCGTCCCGGGCATGAACCAAGATTTCACCGACAGCCAAACCACGTCGATAGAGACTTCACACATGGCGGAAATCTCGTATGTCCGTCCCGTCTGATGATTTCTGACAGTATAAATCATCGTCGCACCTCACTCGATAGTGAACTTTTTGACTCGAACAGGAGCATCCGGCTTTAGTGAGCGCATGGTTTCTATCATATGCTGTGTGCCTCTGCTCTCTCCGTCATGGAATGCAACCAGTGCATCTGCATACTTGGCCATCTGGACATTCCTGCGGAAGCCGGCAAGCTTACCAAATGACGCCCAGTCCGCAGGGAATGTAATAAGGCCATACCCTCGCTCCTTTGCATATCGTTCGCCCAGCGCATCCGCTCCGCGGGCATGACCGCTTACGATCTCAATCGGCTCTTTGACATTGGCGAGTACCTTATCGAGATAAGACTTGAGCATCTCGTAATCACTGAAGCTCCGACTTCCGGCAACGATAACACGAAACATGGTTGACCTCCTTCAAATTTTTAAGTGGCGCAGGTGGGACTCGAACCCACACGCTGTTCCCAGCACCGGATTTTGAGACCGGTTCGTCTGCCATTCCGTACACTGCGCCGAAAGAAAATCCAGCCTGAATAATCGGCTGGATCTGTTTGCGGGTACTCTTTCAGCCCGCGGCTTAGGCGGGGAACTTCCCCGCTTTATGAGCCGCGCCCGCCCGGCATATGGTTATAAATCCCTTCTTCATCCAAGGCTCAGCCGAGATTCGAACTCGGTTCACCATAAGCATCACACCATCGCCAATGCTTAAGACCCAAGGACTCAGAGAATTTGCGTTTCAAGATCTGTAATTTCATATTTTTCTTGGGCATGAAAATACGATCTGCCTTTGAAGTACGCGCCGCACTTACACTTATAGTGTCGCACAACCTCAATTTCCCAATCATTTTCGTTGTAGTCCGTTTCCAATATCTTGAGATTCAGGGCGTCATTGCACTGCGGGCATCTCGTCGTGTGTTAGCGCTCCTCAAATTTTATTTTTATTACTTCCAATCCAACATCTGTCCACACTGAGTACAATAAATATCGTCTTTGGTTACATCTGGATGGTATTTATTTTCTCCGCAAGCACAGCCACAAGTAGGACATCCATATTTCCAACCATCATCAATCAACAACTTATATGTCAGCTTCTCAGGCTTCTTTGGAATCTGTTTCTCAAGGGCTTCTTTTGCCATCTCTAACCATTCAATATCGTCTGAAGTTAGTTGATATCCTAATGTTTCATCGTAATGATAATCAGAGGATAAAACATCATCAATGTATTTAATTGCTTCTTTTACATCCATAAATTTACCCCTTAAAAGTTTGTTTTTATAATATTTCCGTTAGCTCAACGATGGCTTTCCGAAGTCAACCATCTCCAGAGTACTTGTATTTGCATTATTGATAAGCATTGTTAGTTGTTTTTGTAAGATTTTTGCCTCATCAATGGTAAGTCTAATAGTTGAACACCACTGCCCTTGATATCTGCGATATGTCTCCAAGCTAATGCGTACTTTGCCATTATCATCTTCTATCCACATTGTAGTGTTAAGAGACTCGTCTCCTTGTTTGAATCGGAAACTTGTTTGTGTCTTGTCATTACAACGTTTTGCCGCTTCGAGTATGTCCTTTTTTAAATTCGCTGACAAATAATCACCTCATAAAATTCGTATTATAAGTGGATCCAGAGGGATTCGAACCCCCGACTCCCTGCTTGCAAAGCAGGTACGCTACCGCTGCGTCATGAACCCATGAAGCACAGCAATGGACGAACGTTTTTACCTGTTAAACTAACCGCCAGCTATTGACGGTATCGGGTTTGAACCAATGTGTTCGGACCATTGCTGTGGAGAGTCGGCTCGTTCAGGGCGACCATTCCTTATTAGATGCAACGCTCTCTATGCATTAACCAAGACTGGAGCGCAAGCTGAGGAGGTCGATCTCAGTTGCATTCTCCAATGGAACATGGATTTCTGTTCTCTGGGGAAGATCCAACGGGTTGCGCTTACAGCATGGCAGAGGCGTGTTGGATATGGTGCCGATGGCGGGGGTCGAACCCGCGGTGTATCGATGTAACGGTTTTTAAGACCGCTGTGTCTCGTCCTGTCTGCACCACATCGGCATGTGTATCATTTCATCCGGACATGTTTCAAATTCATTGAAAGATTTCTTTCAAATCCAACGGGATGACAGAATCTTCAATAGTCTCGAGTTCTTCGATGCCGATGATCTTGTACCCATGTCTTTTGAAATAAGACGCCTGATCCCAGCCAACGCCAAGATCGTATAGGGACTTGCCGATGGTAACATTCTCTCCATACTTTTCATAAGCGAACTTCAGCCATTTCTCGTCATACTTATCATATATGCACGTCTCAGGATGTAGTGTCTTTCTAGCAAATAGCATGAAGGTAAGTGCGTTCATGCCACAACGAACTGCAACTTTACCTTCCTCAAAGCCGTCTGGTAGAACGAATTGCTTCATCTGTCCATCTCCCTCTTTATGAGTAAATATCGGTTAGATTCAATGGATTTGGGTTGCATCGACCGGTGACATGGGCATCGAAGTATTCCTCAAATTCTGTAAATGGGATAACCGGAAAGCCATACTCAGAATAAAAAATTTCCTCACCCGTACTTAATCTACCGTCTAGCTTACGAACGCCAAGCCCATGCGCATAACACACCGTCTTGAAGTCATAACGATCCAGCTCGCCGCCGAGCGGATAATGCGAGAAACCAAATTCCTCGGCAAGATCACAGAAGAGATCGTTGTCCTTTGCTTCGACCTTAACGGCCATCCGAGTATTCATCAAGTCTCTAAAATTCATACGATCCCTCCATTAAAGTGCAGGAAGCGGGACTTGAACCCGCACGTGCTGGACACCAGATCCTAAGTCTGGCGCGTCTGCCATTCCGCCATTCCTGCATGGTAGGAGCTCCCGGATTCGAACCGGGGTTTACCTTGCTAGGGCTTCCGGTTTATAAGACCGGGGCTCTCACCGGCTGAGCTAAGCTCCCATTTGATAAGCTCTTGAATGTGATTCCAATCCGTAACTCTTGCACCATTTTCTGACAGCATTATCAGTAACTGAGTACATTCTCCCCACAGCAGTGAAGTTCCCGTGCTGCTCACTAATCACCGATCTCAGTTCTTTCTTGGAAGGCTTAGCTGATACACGCTGTCGTCTCACTACGGTGCGCTGCTTTCGCTTTGAATGGCTAGCGCCTTTCATATTTTCTTTATGGTCAACCCATCGCAAATTACCTAGATGATTGTTTGCACGATTACGATCGATGTGGTCTACCTCTGGAAGTGATAACGGATTGTCAAGAAATGCTTCTGCAACTAAGCGATGAATGTACTTTTTATATTGTTTTCCATCGACATTCAGACCAATTTGCATATAACCAGTAGTAGTTACATATGATTGCCGAAGATGCTCGGGTTGCCACACCAATGCGCCGTTATTCTTTATATACCGTCCCTTCGTAAGAACCCTTCCATGAGATGAAATCATGTGAGAAGATTCAAAGCCGACTACATCTTTCCAAACCTCCTGTGTATAATCCATACCATTCACTCCAAACATAAATAGAATGGGACAGCAGGTCTGACGGACTGCTGTCCCAAGGCACTGTCTTACTCCTGTCAGTGGAGCGTAAAGACGATGCCACAATCCGCGCCTCCGCTACCCTTTATGCATGGGGCGTGAGGCACTTGCGCTTTGCCAGTCATCAGCGTTTGTCAACAGGCAACTGATCAGGCCGCCGCGGCGCCGCTCGAAAACATAACTAGCATGCCACGCCGCTTGTTGTTTTGGGACTTTGAACCCACAGGGATTCCGGACTCCCCGGTAGCTTTACTGGCGGACCTTAACGTCGGTCCAAACGGCGGATGGGTTGTGATCGGCTAACCTCTTTTGCTCTAAATGCCGTGAGCTACTGGTGGGACTTGAACCCACGACCTACTGATTACGAGACAGTTGCTCTACCTGCTGAGCTACAGCAGCATATGGTACAGACTAAAGTCGCGTACTTCAGTTGTACCACACGTTTGCAAACACTCTGGCCTGTATACAAGCCATTGTCGGGAGCGAGAGGAATCGAACCTCATCAAACCATCTCTCCCATACCAACCCGGTTAGGTCCGGGCAGCCCGCGCATCTGCCGTTTGATCGCAGTGAGAACGTACCCGCCATTCGACTTGATATTGATCGTCCTCACTCTGCCTTTGAGTAGTGGCGCAATTTGCTATCATATCTACTCGTGGAGCTGGTAGCCAGATTCGAACTGGCGATGCGGTTTCCCATCCGGCTTACAAAACCGGCGCACTCGGCCGCTGTGCGATACCAGCATGATTGTTATTCGTTTATATCCCAACATGTGAAAATCAACGATAGATCAAGCGGAGAAACACGTTCAATTTCTCCACAAACATCGCTTAATGTAAGAATCGGATCTTTGCCAACGCTGTCTCGACTAAGGTGTATTCCGAGACGCCTGTCGCCATGTCGACCTCGCGTCATACCAAGATACATATGCTTGAAGGGCTTAATCGAACAATGGCGACTGCATTCCTCACCGTTAATCCAAACAATGTTTTCTCGAGCACACAAATCCATGAACGCGTAGAACTCGTCCGCCCCATTGATTTCGATCGCATAATTCCCGTGAATAATCCGGTCCATCATACCCCTCCATGTTAGAATTAAAAGTCATAAACCGGCATCCTCCATGTATATGTCATTTAGATCAATCGGTGCAACACATGTGCTGGGCACATACCCACACGCATCGAGAAGATCCTCATATGTATAAACGACCTGTGGACTCAGAGGTTTATGAGCATATCGGCCGACACATCCATACGTGGTGAGAGCAATACACGGTTCCCATCCACGTTCTTCATCCTTTCGATATAATTCGTCTATATGATCGGATAACAAAGATGCACCGCTTGCAAACACCCATCCAAGCTCATGAAGCATTTCACATACATGGCGAAAGTCGTCTGCGTGGATACGGAATGCAACCGTACCATTTTTATTCATTACGAAACCATTTGTGATGTCGACATATTGTCTTATTGCATCCATACTTCCGCCCACCTTACATCTTAATGCTGAATACCAAGCGCAGCGAGAGGGATTCGAACCCCCGGTGCCTTTCGACATCACTGGTTTTCAAGACCAGCGCCTTAAACCGCTCGGCCATCGCTGCACAAAACAAATGAATTACTCACTATATAACTGAATAAGATCCAGGGGAACTGGATCAGATTGATTTCGGATATCAATCTCAAGCTCTTCAAAACTAATCACATGACACGGATAATACTTACGATCACACACCGTATCATACATTAAATGATAGCATCGATTGAAAATGATTGTGCGATCGATTTTCCCTATGCTGAGAAACTTACTATAATCCGTTGGCTTATCGCCGCTACCCCATACCAGACCGCATTTTTCACATAGATTCATGAACTCTACAAGCTGACTTTTGTTGCATAGAACAGCAACTTCTCCGTCCAAAAATCTCTGCATACATCCTCCTAATTAGAAAACATTCAGGCTCCCTTATGCACCTTTGCCGAAGCGAGGGAGCCACCGTGCTTGGAGTGGGCGCGGCCCGAGCTCATATATTTGCTCGGATATGAACAGACAATGTGAAATGCTATGCGTACACAAGACTCAGGCGGCAACCTGAATGGCTGGGGATGCAGGACTTGAACCTGCGCATACGGGAGTCAAAGTCCCGTGCCTTCACCAACTTGGCGAATCCCCAACGGGGGTCGGTTTCACCGGGCGTCCACCCAAGACCAGGGGTCTTGGATTGCTTTCTCTAACCGACAAGGATGCACTTTCTCTTTAGCCCCGCGCAGAAGGCAGCGTTTCCTCCCGCTTGCACACTTTCGTAGTGCCCACGCTATCAACGCCAGTTATTCGGCGATCATTCCGGGAGCGACCCGGTCGCACGGGACTCATCCCTCTGGTTACCACCCTGTCAAGGCGTGGATAGTCTAAGCGTTAGGCGACCTCCCCGCTTCCCGGAAGGGAGATCTGCCTGCTGGAATCGTACCAGCCCCTCCATGCTTCTTCGATACTTCTCCACATGGATTCGAACCTCGCTTATTCAGGATCACACACAACCTGATCGCTCCCTCATCTACAGCTCAGAGGAAGCTTTGGCGTAGCACAGAGGCTGTACAGTGAGCCCGCCGGATGTTTATGCTCTTTACGCCACATTATTGCGAGCAGACTTTTACCCGGTACTGCCATAAGGGGCGTCTGAGTGAAGGGATTCGAACCCCCGACCCCCTGACCCCAAATCAGGCGCGCTACCAAACTGCGCTACACTCAGATATGAGCCTTACGGCTCATTGGAACCAACCAATCTACAAAAGTTAAGCCGAACCAGTTCCTTCGTCTTCGTCCGAACCCGATCGATCGCTTCATGATATGCGTCAGCAATATCCTTAGCTTGGATTCGGAAGTAGAAACGCATTTCTCCGGGCGTGGTTACAAGTTTATTTCGATTGCATGCGAATGCCACTTCAACGAACATGACCTCATATGTATTCATTATGGCCACCTCCGATGGTTACATACGATACTCCTGACCGCACTTCTTGCAGATTTTCTCGTAGTGATACCGGCTATCCCGATACTTCTGATAGTTGATGACCTGGACGGTCTGCCATTCGTGACGATGGAACAGTTTCTTAATCCACTTGATCATGTTATATTTCTCCCTTCATGTTTGTACGAAAAGATTGCAGTACATCCTCCGGAAACGGTATTCTTTCCGGTGCTGTCCGACGAAAGCCTTTATGTGCATGTGTCAGATGCTCGTAAGTGATGAGCGCGGCATCCGAAGCAAGTATATTATGATTCGCGATCGAAATACAATAGAGGCTCATGTCCTTAACCTGGAAGTAGTAGTGATCGAAGCAATCATCTGTGAGAAAGTCCGGATCAACACGAACTTCCAAATTCAACAGCTCATTTCCAAACTGGCGCCGTTGATTTCCTGATGCGCAGTGAACCAAAAACTCACCATTCAGGATCTTATCTGATATCTCCGTTTCGTACCAAGGAACGAACTTACTTTCCATGGTGCCTCCTCACATACCGTATTGACGGATCCTGTCAATCTCAACCAGTACACCTTCCAGATCACCACGATCAAACAAGCCGTCGATGATTCGTTGCTGGTAATACGGTGATAATAAAACGACGGTTTCGTCAGGCCAATCAGAACACTTGACCAGGATCTGCGTCTTCTTATTCTGTATCTTACAAGCAAACGTATCGTCGTGCTCGATGATCTGTGCGGCGATCTCTTTCAGTGTCATTGTCCGTTCCTTTCAGATCCAAGGTACATTGTAGCTTGCCCGGTAGTTTGAAATCGCGAAACGAATTCTGAGTTATCGCCTGGAAGCTCCACATGTCTCTTCCGTTCGTATACCAGAGGTTGCATTTGCGGAACATCAGGGACTTGACAACTGGACGCCCAGCGCCTATAGGATTCGGCAGAGTAGTATGTATGGTTCACGTAGTTCTGGTACTCTTGGACACACGCCTTGGCGAATTCAACCGATTGCGTATGGAACGCAGACTCGACGTGCCGACCGTAATTAAATGCAGATAGGATAACCAGAAGAAAAATGGCTACGCCGATTGCGGTTAAGAAAACATCCATATGTACCTCCAATACTCAATTATGATGTAGTAAGACTCGTCATCCTGCAAAGCTTGATGAATCTAATAAATTCTGAGACCCCTGGGCTAATACCGTATTAGCACTAGGGTCTTAGAATTTATTTGATTGATCCAGCGTGCGGCCAAAGGTTATTGAGAATATACGATACATCAGGTCACACCTTGATGTCCTGTTCGCTAAGCGTCAGGTATGCATGACGAGTGATTGTGCTTCACAATCTGAAAGTGAGGCTCGTGACGTCTTCTCGAGGAGGAAGGCGCCATGGACCAGGTTCCTGAGCTGATCCGGAGCGGAGTTCAACGATCGTCAGTGTCTGGAGTCTGGGCAGAAGAACGAACGATATATGCGCAGTGGGACGAAGCGTTCGTGTGCTCGACCAGGACTAAGAGGTGAGCGGCCGCTTGAGTCGCAGCGAGCTGTCTCTCAAGGGCCCGCGGGACGACCGGTACCCGCAGGCGGGCAGGCTCCTCCTCCCTGACAATTCGTTACCACCGGTGAAACCTGATGGTGTTCGGTTGAAACGAACTATTCATTGTGAAGCGAAGGCTGATATTACATCAGCACGGATTGGTTACGGGACTCGGTATACGTCAACACAACCAGGAATGTGGCCGTCCATGGAGTCGTTGACGAGGTACATTTCATCCTGAAGGTCGAAGGAAAAGTACATCACACCAAGAACAGACTTGGCGTCGATCCTTCGGGTGCCGTCTTTATTCTCGATAGAGAAGGCGTAGGGCAGCGGGAGAAGCGTCTGAACGAAGTTCATGACTTCCGCCTGATTCGTCAGGCGAATATGAGCACGAGAATGAGGAACATGGTTCATCTTGAAAACCTCCTTGTGTTAGAGAAGCCTGTTGCTTTCTCTTTATCATATATAAGGAAATTGACACGCCCTCTCAAAGTACGGTAAGTTCCGTCCGTTGAAAGGGGTCAAAAATGCGTAAATTTTGAAAATGATTCGCCGAAGATACCTCCAACACCGACTCTTGGAAGTACTCTTCGTACTCCTTTCTGGTGGGGAAAAGCATCCAACTGCCATCCGGGAGCCGGCCTCTGTGACCGCTCGGAACATCAAAGCCGCAGGGCGAATCATACATTACCGGACAGCTCCTTTCTGACCATTTCCATCAGGTCGACATTGAACTTCTCATTGTAGCGGCGAATGATATGTTCAATGTAGTCCTTTTCAACCATCTTGTAATAGGAAATCAAACCGGAGAAAACCTGCACATCATGCAGTTCCCAATGCGTACCTTTCTGGACATCACAAATGAAGGAGTGACACATGGCTTTGAAACGATCCACGTTCTTCCAACCAATAGTGATTTGATTTCGACCGTTGAGCATCAGACCGAGACACCAATTGCTGCCGGAAGAAGAACCGTAGTGAGTCTTCTTACCATTGATAGAAAAAGGAGCGTTGAATGCCTTCAGGGTTGCAACGACCCTTGCTTCGATCTTTTTATAATTGAAGTCATGGGGACAGCTGATCAGAATATCGTCGGCATATCGGGTATACGTCATATGCACTTCATGAAGTCCGTTGGCTAGGCGATGGTCAAGGGGGATCATCATGAGGTTGGTCAACATGGGAGAGATCGGCGTACCCTGAGGCAACCCACCGTTCAGCGTGCAGAGATTCAAACATTTCCTCAAAGCGACAGGGCCTTCAGGATCTCGCACAACCTCCGTAAAGGGGAAGATCTGTGTGATCTGATCGAACAAAAAGTTCTCAGTGGTAGACGGAAAAAAACCGGAAAAGTCCAGCTTCAAAAACCATCGTGCACCGGTGGCCTGATGGCGCTTCAGGACATCAACCGTGCTACGATCTTTGACGTATGCGAAAGCGGATGTATGATGGAGAGCGAAAAACTTCGTCTCAAAGATCGTTTTCAGCTCGTTCAGCGCCGCTTTCAACTCTTCATTCGGAGCGTCGATCTGGCGCAAACCGCCGGTCTTCTTCGGAATGTGGAAGGTATGGTACAGTTCTTGACGAGGCCGGTTGTACAATGCGGCATGACGATCTGCAAAATCTTTCAAAACCGCGGTCAGAAGTGATGGGGATACCTGTGCTCTGAGACGTTCCGGAATTTGAGACACGTGACGGGTGATCGTTCCGCCACCGGCGACACGGTCAGGCTCATTCAGAAGGGACTCGAATGATCCATAAATCATTTCCTCGAGAGTCAGCTGTCGAGCTTTACGAAGAATATGAGTAGTAATGTAAGGCATGGATGAACCTCCTCTGTAACCTGTGATATCTGTGTGGATGAGGGGCACGCAAGTTAGTTAGTGCTCGTTGCAGTAACTTAGCGATTGGTGCCTTAGAGAAAAATTTGTCGATGAGTGCGAACAACATGTTGCTTTGGTAAAGGTTGAAGGAACTGATATCTTGGGGTTGACAATCGAGTCGAAATCTGTTACCAGAAGCGAGCAGTTGCCTGAAGAGAAGAGGCGCGCGTAATACGTGGATCCTGCAGCTGGCTGCCTCTCTCTCCTCGCCGACGATTCGTTACTCCCGGTAAGACCTGAGAGTCCTCCTAAAGATAGAAGGTATGCGTTACAGAATTAACATTTTAGGTGCGTTAGCACATAGTGATGAAACTCAAGAGGGTTTCATCACTGAATGTAAAGGTCGGTTCGCTAATGACAAAACGACCAGCAGCATCGGGGGCGAAATGGACGTTCGGATCGATCTTGATGATGGGGTTAAGGGGATGAGGTTTCTGAGGGTCCAGTCTCGTTGTACCGCCCCTGTATGTATATTTGAAATAGGACTTCATACCGCAGAAGGAACGTGTGACGGCGGATTGACGAAGAACGTCGGCAATTTTCCACGACTCACCCTCATCCTGTACGGTGTTATGTCTTTCTGGGAACTGCAGAAGTTGCGAAATAGCAGGAAGTGAAGCGATGCATTGCGCCGCTTGAAGCTTCCCCTGTGTTTTCCTCAAATGCTTGGGGACCGACACCTTGATAACGAACGGCTGGAGCATATTGCGTTCTTCTTCTGAGAAGAGGCGCAACAAACCATCGTCCTTATTCAGCCACTTGTGAATCCGGCTTGTCAGGTAAAAATTGTCAGGGACGCCATAGTCAGAGAACGAAGAGTACGCAACGCTGTTTCTGGCAAGAAGAAACTCTTCGCTTACTTTCGTCCACGGGATAGGATCTTTGAAGTATCCATCCTTTCGGCCGAAAAGCACGATCGAACCGACAGGGATATCGGCGAAACGCATAGCCTTTCACTCCTTTCTGCTATATTAAAGGGCGACGAGATCGAACTTGAAAGCGTCGAAGATGATCATCTTCTTCAGCTCCTCACCGCGGACGAAGTTGATGAAGTTTGCGACACCCATAGCGACGATGTTACGAATGGTGGGGCATACGGAAAGCTCCACGCCACAGGCGGAAACAGGCGTTTCGGCTTTTGCTTCCTCATGGGTGAAATCCATAGAGGCGATGAAGGATTTGACCATCTGCTGGTCAGACCAGTCGGCAGCATAATGCTGAGCGTCGGTCAGACGAGTTCGGAAGTCGAAGAAACCCTTGATGAATGAATTACCGACACAGGACTTCGCGATCTTCTGACGGAGCTCGATGGAGTCGACACAGAGGAAGACATATCCCGCCAGGTTTTGATTGACATACCCCTTCGTCTGCACCCGCAGATCCTTCTTCACATCAGGGTTGATGCGGGCGAGGTGGTCGGCTAGTGCTTCAACCTTCGGGCGACCAATATCTTCATGGTCGAAAAGCTGGTTGGAAATGTTCTTGGACTCCACGACATCGAAGTCGTAGAGAGTCATCTGAGTGATGCCAAAGCGTGCAAGGTTTTCAGCGACAACGGAACCAACAGAACCGCAACCGATGATGTGTACACGGCCCTTCACGTCGTTCGGGCTGAACCAGCCGTGAAACTTGATCTGGTTGAACATGTGATTGATCCTCCTTAATACTGATGGTATCCGCCGCCCCAGATGAAATCATCATAATCATCGACATCGTCGATATCAAAACCCTGATTGTTAACAGGATTCGCGTAAGACGGGCGCGTTTTGGTGGTATCCGCTTTGGTACGAGCTTTCTTAGGCGTCTGGGGCTGCTTCGTAGACGCCGTCTGAGTTTTGGCAGCAGCACCAGACTTTCCACCGACGGTAGTAGGCGTGGCGGGGGTGTACCTGCGGGTTGCGATCAGAGAATTTGCTTCCTCAATGAAAGTACGAATCTTGGACTGCGGGAAAATGATGTCCACATCTTCCTTTTCATAGAGGGTGTTGTTGTCTGCATCGTACACCTTGACGATGTACTCACGACGCTTATTCAGAATCATGAAGATATAAAAACCTTCATCGTTCAGCTGCGCAACGATCTTGCCCTGATGCTCAAGGTCAGTACCAGACGGGGAACACGCCATGTTGACATGACTATGAGCCTGGAACTTCAGCTTCGCGAAGTCCTCATCATTGATCGTCATCAGCCAGGCATCATAAGCCTCCTGGTCGGTTTCGACAGTTACACCAGTAACCGTCTGAGGATACACCAGAATCTTTTCGACCAGGAAATGATTGGGGGCGACTCTGCTGACCAGACCATGCCAGGCGACTTCGGTACTGAAGTAGTCGATCAGGGCGAACATTTTTTCACAGGCTTCTTCAGTGAACTCAACCTTCACACGCTCATCGTTGCGAAAGGAAAAGTCCTGACTGAATGCAAGCTTGCCATCGAGGATCTGCATGCCGGGCAACTTCTTCATGAGTTGCTCAGCAATCTGACCCAAAATCTGAGGAGTGACACGCATAGGCTTAGGCATTATTCAACTCTCCCTTCAAATACAGCAGAGCGTCCTCCGGACTAACGAACCGCCCATCAAGCAGTTCGATACATTTCTTGCTGGTACAGAACAGTTCTTCGAGGAAGTGGGTCATCGTCGGGGATTCACCGACATTCAGAGACGCAGCACTGGTCTTACACTGCATCACAGCGCCGATCAGATCACCTGCCTGAATTCGATCCTGAATCAGCTCAAGATGCTGACCGAAGCAGGCGAAGTGGTACAGGTGCGGATTCGGCATATAGTCCTTGTATTCCGGAGCGAAGCTATAACTACTCACGGTACTGATGGTTCCACGGGTATCGAGGTTATAGTACGCGACGAAACGAACCTTCATAATGGGATCAGGTCCGAAGATTGCTTTCAGAAGCATCATGCGATCTTCCTCATCATCGAAGAAATCGCTGACGGATACATCATCCCAATAGAAAGAATCTTCATTGTTGGCGATAGACTCAAACATATCGGGATCCCAGAATTCGATAGGAGTGGTGACGATGAAGGAAAAACCCTCAGCTTTAGCTTCCACGGGATTAAACCACGTCTGATGATTCAGGAATTCGATGAGTTCTTCATCGTTGCCGCCGGCGTTCTTACGGAGGATGTACGCAGACAGATCGAGATTCCGCTGATCCAGCATGAGACACAGTTCGCGGTAGCTCGCCATCAAATCGGACATCCTGCGCCGAATGTGGCTGATATCTTCGTTGAGCGCATTGATATGAACGTCAGCGACGCGCTTCATCAAACCGCCGCAAACGCTTTTGATCTGATACCCACGGAAGTCGATATTCTTTTCGAGAACTCGAATGGCGTTCAGATACGCTTCCTCGGTTTCGCTGTTAAGGCCGCGGATGACCTCGAACTCTTCGGGGGTAACCGGCTTACCCTCAAAAAGCGCAGGCAGCAGGGGCGGGATCAGACACTGCAGAGCATGCCATGTACGCGTATCCATCGTGTTGAGGAAGATCAGCACAGCACACTTCTCCTTGTTGCAGAAGATGCGACAGTGAGAGACCAGCTTCGTGCTTTCGATATGACTGCTCAGTTTTGCAACATACTCAAAGTTGGAATCCTTGAACTTGTCGCTCAGATTCTGCATCGTATTGTCAGCCCGTTCTCCAGCCTGGCGAAGATTGACAATCGCAATCTCGTGATCCGGGACATGGCCAATGACTCGCGTCATCAGATGTTCGTCGTCAAGGTAATTACCCGAGGATTCGATATTCACGGCAGAATCATTTACCCACATGGAAAACGTCTCTCCTTCGGGCAAACGGTTGCCGAGAAACGCTCTCAGGGTTGCGGTGAAAGAATAGTCGCCGCGGAAGGTGCGGCCCGAAATACGATCAAAGATCGCGTTACCAGCGGGACTGGTGAACTGGGTGTCCTGCTGGGTGACGGAATACATAAACATTTAGAAACCTCCTCACGGCGATTTGTACATGAGACCCTAATCAAAGGAAAGGCCGGGACTTAACGCCCCGGCCTTGATTTTCGATTATTCCGATCAGGCTTCGGTGATAGCCGCAGCGACGGCAGCCTTCTCAGCCTTGACCTCCGCCAGAGCGGCGGCGAAACCAGCCTCGACCTTGCGCAGCTGCAGGATGGCGACGCCGACCTCTTCCTGAACCCACGCCTTCATATCGACGGTGCCCTCGGGAGCAGTCAGGGTCACAAGGGCATTGCCCTCAGCGGTAGTGACGCGGGAGAACATCACACCGTTCTGACCGACACAACCGCCCTTATCGCCGTCAGTCAGGATGCTGAAAACCGCATGCTTTTCGGCACCGGAACCTTCCATCAGGGACAGGACGGCAGGGCGATACTTCTTCAGGAGCTTGATATCCTCGAGCTTCTGAGAGGAAATGATGTGGGCGATGTTGCCGATGATCTGGATCTTGGCGACGGGAGTGTCGTTGGCGGCCACAACTTCGGCCTCGCAATCGGAGGCGTTGTCGGCCTTGGTGGTCACCATGACGAAGCAGCGAGGACTGGTGATGCCCAGGTCATCCAGGGACTTATCGATCGCGCCGGTGGGCAGGGAGGAACCGTCGATGGAGACGACGCCGGTGGCGTAGTCCATGCCGGCCTCATTGAAGATCTCACGCACGGTAGCGCCGGAGGAAACGTTGACGGTCTTGCTGGTGACGTTGTTGCGGACGGTAACGGAAACGATCTGAGACATATTTATTCTCCTTTTATTCAAATGATTTTGTATTTCGGAACTTTACCACGATTTACCGTGGTGGGGAGGTTGGTCGAGTTCAGTGGGGGAACGCGAACGCTGCTTCATGCTCTTCTCTCCTTTTCGGTCGTGAAGCGTACACCTTCAAATTGTCCGGGAAGTGAAAACTCCCCGCCGCAGTTCGTTACCCTTTTGGGCATCCACCCTGCACCTCGTGGCGGTTGCGGCTCTGCAGGGCTACGGCCGCCTACCCACAATGGCGGCACGCATCCGATCCTCTGTTTAATTAACATTTTTGTTAATCGATCGGCATTAAAAAACCTCGGCGACCATGACCGAGGTGAGGGTTAGCTGAAAACGAAATCCAGATTCAATGGGATTGCTTTTTCCAGATGAAGCACAGCATCTTCGAGAGCGTAACGGCGCTCTTTTTGGGAAAATTCAGGCTTTCTTGTACCTCCCACAATGATATCTCGATAGCCATTGTGACCGATCCAGCAATCGATCATACACCAATCGCAGTTACCAACGCAGTCATCTACAGATACTTTTGTTGGATTTATCCCGGCCGAAGTACGAATGCCTGCTTCTTCAAAAGCACGGAATACGTCAGCCGCATATGCCTTCTGAAAAAGCAGGGTAGAAACATGCTTATACTGATCCCCGTCAGGAATCGGCAATGTCGGGAACAGAAGGTTGAAATCAAGTTGCACCTTAGAACCTCCTTAGCATAGGAAACAATCCACCGGAATCAGCTGACGCTCTTCAGCAGATAAAACAGGCATTTCAAACGCAATGGACGAGAAACGTTTCTTGAGCCAGGACTTTACAAGAGCGAGCATACGAACCTCCTTAATTACCGCCGAAATTTGATCTTAGCAACGTCATAGGCTTCAGGTACATTCGGAACAGGTGTGGGGCAGCGAATACAAAGAAACTGATCTGAATTAAAATATTTATCATATTCAGGATCTTTTTTGAATTCATCAAACAATTCCTTCAGTACTATCAAAGATTCCTGAATGCACTGAACAGAAATATCCTGCTTAATCCCATCAGTAACCGCGTATATGTGCCTACCCTCACGAATAATACTGATTCGTTTCATTGATCTCACTCCAAAATATTTATTTAGCTCATTGAGGCGTATGCAATTTTCAAATGCAATCTTCGCAGGTGCAGTCATCGTATTCGACAACCCAAATCCAGTCATCACCATAGTTGTTGAATGGATTCAGGAGCCAAATCCCGTGTGAGTCTTCATCGAACACGAGCAAGCCGTAACGATGACGAGCAATCTGCCATGCGGCTTTAGGGAACGCGCTGTAGGCAACGGTAGCCGCAGCTGACAGAATCAGATAGGCGATCAGGACAGTGCCTAAAAACTTACGCATCGCATTACCTCCAAAGAGAATTGCCCTGTACTGGAATCGAACCAGCTTTAGAAATTCCGCTTACCGCGACAATTACTAAACCACTCAGGGCATAAAAAGACGCCCGGCACAAACTGGGCGTCTTAGGCGATTCGTTTTTACTTTCAGGACTTCGGGACGAAAACATTCGGGACAGTACAATCAATACAAACATCGCCATTTTCCAGCGAATCGATGCCCACGGAAGAGCAGTATGAAAGCACCTTACAGAACCTCTGCACATCCTCACCATGTGTATCGAATACCAAAAAGTGTGCGGTGATTCCGCCGTTAATTTCAGCGGGTCTCAAATTCACTTTCTGAACCTCGCCGTCCAGCGCCTTCGCTTTTGCAAGGAAGTAATTCAGGAGTTCAATCAGCCTATCCATCTGGGGCTGATTGATTACATAATCCGAATCCTTGCGCAAAGACAAAACATGTTGGTAAATCTTACCCAACCTGGCGACATATTCTTCATCCGTCATATGACGATTTACTTCAGGCATAAACCCTCCTTAAGCCATTAGGAAACATTTGTTGGGATAACCTCGCCGAGTTCCTTTAGGATCTTTCTGGCGCTCGCATAGCAGAACGTCGGGTTATCCTTTTTGTGCGCAGCTTTATATGCGTACACCTCTTTTAGCGTAGAGGCGAAAACCTGCTTATCGACAGTCTCACCATTACGAGCCATAAAACTCAAACGATCTTTTACTTCTGGAATTGCTAAGCATTCGCTCATGGCGTAACGATGCTTACCGCAATACAGATACATAAAATTCAAATTGACAGATGCGCTCGCTTCGCTCATGGTATCATCTCCCTTCGCGGGAATATTATACCATAAGCGATACAAGAATTGCAACGGCTTACGCAGGCATTCGACCTTTAGAGATGGAACTTTCCTGGTCATACGACGATGGTAATTCGTACAGGACGAACCGGATCAACGGAACGCGGAGCAGAAGCCGCTTCAGCTGCGCGAGCCTTAGCGATCCGTTCCTCATTCAAAAACCTCAGGACATCGAGTTTTTCTCGATGCGCCGCATTGATTTCACAGCGCTCACAGTCGATGCGGTAACCGCGCTCACAGCAAATCTGGCACGAGCGGCGAAAACTTTTGATGGCCTGGAACTGATTCATCGCAGATTCCTGCCATTCCGCGCCAATGCGCTCAAAGTTCGTCATGCAGAGAAACCCTCCATCAGTTCGACTTTGCAAACCTCAGCGGTAACAACGTGGTAGGGCTTAAAGAATTCGGCCCTTTCAGGAGCGTCAGCAGAAAGCTCCATAAAGTGCTTTCGGTACGCATAAGCATCGCGCTCGTTCGTAAAAACCTTCAGAATCGAAACGCAACTCAGGAACCCGTTCTCCAGACGGCCTGTGCCCATAACGGCATAAACCTTACTCGGACCACTTTTGTGCTCCATCATCATTCCTCCATTCAAAACCTTCGGGGCTTATGCCCACACGAAAAGGTATGACGCGCTTCAGTACAGCTTGCACCTCCTTTCTGCGCGCCATACCCTTGGTGTGTAGGCACACACCTGGCTTTAAGTCGTCATCACCTCCGGATTTCAAACTTGGATCGGCTTACGCCGCAGAGTTTTCTTCAGTTGCCACAGGCTCCAGAACCACAGGTTCTTCAGCTGCAAGCTTTTCGGACTTCACAGGCTTACGGGCGGGCTGGGCATCGGTGTCGGAAGTGGCATCCTTACGGGGCTTAAACTGCAGCTGGTAGGGCTTGCCGGTGACGATCATATGAACAGCCTCGAACACATAGTCACAAACCTTGGTACCCTTCAGAACCTTGATGGAGCCAAGGCCCTTACCATGGGACGTGAAACAGTTGACGAGGAAGGCAACGTCCTTGCCGTTAGCCTTCACCTTGTTGCCATCCTTCCCATCGTCAACCCAAACGAGGGCGTCGATGATGGGCTGGAGCAGCTTCAGCAACTGCGAGTTGGAGGTGGGGGTAGCGCCGGCCTTTTCCTTCTGCGCGGCTTCACGGATGGGATAGGTCTTCAGAAGTTCAGTGAGGGCTTCAGGGGAACCGCCCAGCTCCTTCTGAGCACGGTAGGCCAGCAGGAGGCCAAGCTTCTCACACATGTACTCCCACTTGTGACCATTGGTGAACACGCCATTCTGAGGATACTTGCCATTCACAGTCTTGTTGGTGGCGAGCTTCATCAGGTGGGACGTGTAATCAGTTGCACGGATGACAGCGGTACGGGTCAGAACAACCATCTCTTCGGTTTCCTTGTCGAAACCGTAACCCTCATAGTCGAATTCACCCAGACGGGCGGCTTCAAGCATGGGATTGTCGGTCTGGTCAAGCTGAGCGTAAATCTCAGCCTTACGGGCGGCCTTAGCCTTACCCTGGGTTTCCTTAGCCTGCTCTTCGATGGAATCGAGCAGGTTCTTGTTAGGAGCCGCAGCGTTCAGCTCCTCATTGTACTGATTCGCCAGCTCACGAAGCTTCTGGGCACACTCTGCCTTAGTCATTTCATTTTCCTCCATTCGATTTTCTCTGGGTTATACCCATACTAAAGCCCATGACAGAAACCCGCCATGGGCTCAATGTATAGGTATAGCCGAAAATCGGCTTCAGAGTTTTTGTTATCACATTCACAAGTCGTCGCGTCAGGAGCTTCAGTCGCGGATTTCACCACCACAATGGATGGATACGTCCTTTAGTCCCTCCCCGGTCCAGGTTGGTTTTAGAGGATTCCCCAATCAGAGCCCCACAATGGAGGACATCCGACTTTAGCGGTTCATCTCAATGACCGACCTTTACACCTGCGTTCAGGCAAGCGCATGTGCGTGCATTCGTCCGCAAGCCGCGTTTAGGGCCGTTACACCACCCCTGTTGGGATTTTCACTATCTCCCACGCCAACCGTCTACACCAGTTGACCGCCTGCGTTCTCTCGCACAGCTTCAGTACGCTTCGCAGCGTTCCTACACACTCGCCCATACTTACAGGAACCGACGCCTTGCTGTCACAGGACAAGGTCTGCCAACCATTTCCGGGTATGATTGTACCCATTGCAGCGGGGTTTTACCCCCAATTCAAAACCCCGGAACAAATCGCACCAGGGTTCTGAAGTGGAGGAGGGCTATGCCCTCAAGAATCACCACAGGTCAACACTTACGCGCAATAGCAGCTGTTGCGGCAGCTTTAGCCAGGTCATGAGCTTCGCGCCTTTGGGCAGGGGTTGCAGTACTTGCAAGGATTCCGCGAGAGCGGAAGTATTCCGCCCACGTACTTACGTACGTGGATCCATCCCAGGTCTTATTCATTTGAATCCCCCTTTTTTTTTGTGGGTTGTCCGGGGCGGCGTGTCCGCTTCCCCTTCCGCCTGTATAGCGGCGGGGGTGGGGTGGGTTGCACTGTCCGGCTGTGCCGTGTGGCGCGTCCGGGGCGGCGTGTCCGCTTCCCCTTCCGCCTGTATAGCGGCGGGGGTGGGGTGGGTTGCGCTGTCCGGCTGTGCCGTGTGGCGCGTCCGGGGCGGCGTGTCCGCTTCCCCTTCCGCCTGTATAGCGGCGGGGGTGGGGTGGGTTGCGCTGTCCGGCTGTGCCGTGTGGCGCGTCCGGGGCGGCGTGTCCGCTTCCCCTTCCGCCTGTATAGCGGCGGGGGTGGGGTGGGTTGC